TGACATGGCACTGAGTCAAGCTGCCATCGCTGCGAAGGTAGCCGCAACACCGGCCCTTGCGGCATGGAATAAATTAGCTAAAGACACTAAAAACCACTTCACCCCTGGCTCCGATCCCAAACTGGACCAGGACCAGATGGGTGAAGAAGGCGCGGAGGCATCAGTACTGCAGGAAGCTCTCGAAGGCCAGGGAACCGACGAGCCCGGGCAATCTTGCGGTGACGACGGCGCAGCACCTTGTTGCGGTGACGAAGGCGCAACGTGCCTTGTACTTGAAGGAGAACCAGACACGTGGAAACTCCCTCTAGAAAAAACCATGGCGCCCCCTCCCGGAACGACCGAGGCGGGCGACGAGCCCGAGGATCTGCAACCAGAGCAGGGATTAAGCGACCCCGAACAAGCAAAAAAGGACGCCTTTTTGGAAATTTTGGACGAACTACTTGATGCTCAGGAAACGTATATCGCTGCTAAAAATGTTTCTGAAGCTGCCGGCGATGAGCTAGATTCAGTAAGAGATCAATTAGATAATGCTGTAAAAGAGGCAAAAAAGATCGTCAGCGCCGCGCAGTCTCCTTACGCGTTGCCAGCCGTTTGGGCTTCTCTTGTCCCATGTACTATACCGCTCTTGGGCGGCTTATCCCCGCTCGGCGGCCCATCAGGCACTATTCCTGGTATGGTGTATCTTGCTTTAATGTTTTTGGATTTGTATGAAGAAAGACAAGCTCTGGATATGCAACTTTCCGAGGAAGAAGACTGTGATGACCAACTATAAGTTTCATTTTGCACGATTTGTCTTGCGCTACTATTTATGTTTATAAGTTATAGGAATTTTTTGATATGAACGGAATCGGTCCTAAATTGCCACTTTTTCGAGATAATAGTTCTGGAAATTACTCTTTAATAAAATTATACAAAGAGGAAGTAAAACAAAATTTTAAAAATTTGATGTTAACGTCTCAAGGTGAAAGGATGATGATGCCTGATTTTGGTGTTGGTTTGAGACATTTTCTTTTTGAACCAGACCATGGTCTTATAGTCGAAATAAGACAACGCATATATTCACAGGTAAAAAAGTATATGCCTTTTGTTCAAATTAAAAAGATAGAATTTAATCCGGCAAGAAACAATCGTGATAATCCTAATATGTTATCGATTAAAATTGAATATGGAGTACCAAATATGAATTTAAATTCAACTTTAATATTGGTTTAAAAAAGCATTAATTTATAGGAAACAGATATATGGCTAAAGACAGCAAAAAACTTATTAGGTATACAAATCGTGATTTTAATACAATTAAAGAAGGTTTAGTAAACTATACAAAAAGATATTATCCAGATATTTTTAAAGACTTTTCTGAAGCTTCTTTCGGTTCATTAATGTTAGATACTGTTGCTTATGTTGGAGACGTTCTATCCTTTTATTTAGATTACCAAACAAACGAATCTTTTTTAGATACAGCTGTAGAGTATAACAATGTTGTGCGGCTGGGAGAACAAGTTGGTTATAAACAACCGCTTAAGTCAAATTCATTTGGCATCGTCGCTTTGTATATTATAGCCCCCATCGATCCCAATGGTTCAGGACCAGATCTAAATTATTTACCAATTTTAGTGAAAGACACAAAATTTACATCCAAGGCAGGACAAGTCTTTACTTTACTTGATAATGTTGATTTTGCTAATTCTGATAATGAAATCGTTGTTGCCACGAGCGATTCTAACACGGGCGTCGCTAGCTCTTTTGCTATTAAAACTTATGGGAGGGTTGTGTCTGGCGAGATAAAGCAGGAAACTATAAATGTAGGAGATTTTAGAAGATTCTTGACTGTTCCATTGTCAAACCCTAATATAACAGAAATAATTTCTGTGGTCGATGCAGAGGGACATGAATATTTTGAAGTAGGATATCTTTCACAAGATACTGTTTTCAGGACAATAATTAATAAAGATCCTGGTACAAGAGACCGAGTACCAAGCATCCTTGTCGCTACTTCTGTTCCTCGTCGCTTTACTGTTTTTAATCGTGCTACTCAAACACTTCTAAAATTTGGTTATGGGTCTGAATCTTCTTTAAAACTAGATAATATAACTCATCCTTCGAATATCGTGTTAAAAATGCACGGTAGGGATTATGAAACGGATACTTCGTTCGATCCCTCTAAATTATTAGAAACTGATAAATTTGGAGTCGCGCCGGCCAATACTGCTTTAAAAGTCGTTTACAGAACTAATGTGGCTTCAAATGCTAACGCCGCCACAAATTCAATTACTAATTTATTGAGTCCATTATTTATATTTAACGAAGATGCCACCAACCAAGGCAAGATTAATTTTGTTAAAGATAGTTTGGAAGTAACAAACGAGGAACCTGTGACTGGAGATGTGTCTCTTCCCTCCCTTATGGAACTTAAACAGAGAGTCAACGATGTTTTTGCCACACAAAACAGAGCTGTAACAGCAGAAGATTATGAAGCTCTTATTTATAGAATGCCAGCGAAATTTGGAAAAGTAAAAAGAGCAAAGATTATTCGAGATTTAGATTCTTTTAAAAGAAATCTAAACTTGCATCTGCTTACAGAAGATTCAGATCAAAACCTGGTAACCTGCAACCAAGTTCTGAAGAACAACGTTAAAACTTGGCTAAATCATTATAAAATGATAAATGATACTATTGACATACTTGATGCAAGAGTAATCAATATTAGCATAAAATTTATTGCTGTTACCACATATGAACAAGATAAATTTGAAGCTCTTAACGAAGCTATAAAGACGATTCAACGAATGTTTGTTCAAAAGCTTGATATTGGACAGCCAATATACATTACAAAAATTTATGATATGGTAAATGAACTTGATGAAATTGTTGATGTGACAGATGTTCAAGTAGAACATAAATTTGGTGGTTTATATTCTGATTTTTCATATGATATAGAAGAAAACATTTCTGCCGACGGCCGCATATTATATGCGCCTGAAAATGTAGTTTATGAATTAAAATATCCAAATCTTGATATTAAAGGAACTATTAAGTAATGGCAATTAAAAGATATAAAGCGTCAGCAGACAATACTATAACCAATGCCTACAAATTAAATTTAAGCACGCGCGGGACCGGTTCAAACATGGGAGCTTCTGATATTTTAGAAGTGTTCTCAATTTATGGTCAACAAACAACATCTTCGGCTGAATTATCTCGCGTCTTGATACAATTTCCAGTTGATAGTGTAACTTCTGATAGAACAGCTGGTCTGATTCCAGCATCTGGAAGCGTTAATTTCTACTTAAGGATGTTTAACGCAAGACATTCTGAACAACTTCCAAAAAACTTTACTGTAAATGTATTAGCGGTATCATCATCTTGGCAAGAAGGATATGGCTTGGATATGGAGGGCTATACCGACGAAACGAAAGATGGCATTGATGGCTCAAATTGGATAAATGGCACCAATGACTTTGCTTCCGCTACTACTAATTTAGTGCTTCAAGGTGGAGCAAATTTAGCAGCGATGGATGCTCAAACTTTTGTTCTTACTGACGCTAATGGAGTGTCTCAAACTTTTACTTTTGATTTTGACGGCTCTGTCAATTCTGCAGGCACTATTGGTTTTACAGGTGATTCGAATACTACTCAAGCGATTGATTCAATTAAGACTGCAATCAATAATGTATCTGCTCTTGCGATAACAGCTGGAACCGCAGTGGCTGCTGGTGACGCAGATTCGCAGATGACGCTGCCCTTGACGCAAGACAATACGGGCTATAGCGGTAACACTACGGTAGATGTCAGTGGTGTTGCTCATCTTACAGCACAAAATTTCTCTGGAGGGACTGGAAAATGGGTAACAGTTGGCGGCGATTATCATACATCTGCTTACGTTGCTGGCTCAACTATGCCTGGCTATTCTTGTACTTTTAAAAGTGGTGATGAAGATTTATTGCTTGATGTGACGTCAGCAGTGGAAGAGTGGATAGATACAGACGGGCAACCAAATTATGGTTTCGGTGTTTTCTTGACTTCTAATCAGGAAGCATATGCCGCAGCAGCAAGTGGTAGCGTCCTGGCCAATACTTCTGGCCAACGAAAAAGCTTTTATACAAAACGATTTTTTGCAAGATCCAGCGAATTTTTCTTTAAAAGGCCGGCCCTAGAAGCTCGTTGGGATTCTAGAGTTGCAGATGATAGAGGTAATTTTTATTCAAGCAGTTCTATCGCTCCTGCTTCTGATAATTTAAATAATTTATATTTGTACAATTATATTCGTGGAAAACTTAAAGACATACCACATAGTGAGACATTAAAAGTTAAATTATATGAAAGTACAAGTAATACTCCTACAGGCGCCGTATTAAAAACAGCCACGGCGACAAAACAAAGTACAGGAATTTACAAAGCTCAAGTATTTTTAACTTCTTCTTCCTCTTTATTGCATGATGTGTGGTCAGGTAGTATAGGCGGAGAATATAAGACTGGTTCAGTTGCTGTTAAGAACTTTAATGATACTTGTGTATTAACATCTAATGATTATAATCAGTTCACGACAAAAATAACCAACTTGAAACCTTCATATAGCAAAGAAGAACAAGCTAAATTTAGAGTCTTCACCAGACCAAGAAACTTTAGTCCAACAATATATTCCGTTGCTTCTACTGATATTCAAGGAACTACAATTCCTAGTGCCTCTTACGAAATCATTAGAATGGCTGACGGTGAGACTATTTTCAATCATTCAACGGCAAGTTCAAATACCACTTACCATACTTATTTGTCTTATGATAATTCTGGAAGTTATTTTGATTTTGATATGACTTTATTGGAACCTGGCTATATGTATGCTATAAAATTTGCTTATCATTCTTCGGATGGTTGGCGAGAACAGCAAGAAATGTTTAAATTCAGAGTAGAGAGCAATTGAAATATAAAGTTGGGATTGTAACATGGGTATAAAAGATTTATTTGATAAGGGCCATTCGCTAAAGTTTCTTAAGAATAAATCCCAAAATGATTTAGCAAAAGATTTAGAATCTGCAAAGTATATTGATGTTTATTCAACTCGAAGGGACAGATTCTTTCCAGATGTAGACTTCACAACTGCATCTAACTTTGCTCGTTTTGGGCTAGCCGAACTTTATTATGAAAACTCCATTAAAAGGGTGTATCAAACATATCCATATGATGGTTCATTAACAGAAAAAATTGAATGGGAAAATGAGAGTACTTATCTAGATCTTTTCATTTTTGAGCATGAATATCCCAGAACTAACGGGTACATTACATTTAATAGCGGTTCTAGCACTTATACTTCGACTGTATCTGCTTTACAATATTCTAGTAGCGCCCCTCAATATATCTCTTTTTATGGTGGCCCCCATGCAGATCCATCTGGTGATTACAAAAGCGACTTCTCCGCCGGCCCTTCTGGAATAGGAGTATCAAAAGCAAATATATACCATACTGCCAGTCAAAGAACTAATAATTTAGAACTTGACTTGGATAAAGGTGTCACTGTAGAATTTTGGATGAAAAAAGATGGCACTGCTCCGGATGGTTCGCTCGAAACTATATTTGATAATGTTTCTTTAGACGCATCAGGCGCCACAACTGATTATCTCTCTATTAAAACAAGTAACATCCCCGGCCAAGAAAACACCCTGTGGGCCGTCCTTTATACACAAGAGGGGTTTGTTGGGTCTGCGATCCAGGGTAAAATTTTTACTTTAGAAACAGGAGAAAGTATTGCAGACGGAAAGTGGAAACACTATGCTGTCACATTTAAAAATAAAGGATCCGCACCCGTATCCGGCTTACCAATAACTACAGTTAATTTGTATTTAAATGGCGCGCACAAAGATGTCGCTACTCTTAATGCCCCCTATCCTGCTGCTTCGGGTACTATGGTAGCGGCTCTCGGCGCCATGGCCGGCCCCGGCGGCGCCTACCTCAATTCTGGAGAGGGTTGGGGTAACATTGTTTCTGCTTCTTTTGACGAATTTAGATATTGGAAAACAGAAAGGGACGCACAACAAATTGGAAGATATTATAGAACTCAAATAGGCGGCGGCACCAATACTGATAATGAAAAATACGATGATGTAACAAATAAAGTAGATCTTGGCGTTTACTATAAGTTTAATGAGGGCATAGTAGGAGAAACTTCTACTGATTCTGTAATACTAGATTATTCTGGAAGAATTTCTAATGGTAAATTCATAAATTATAACCCTTCCGAGTCAAGAAATACAAATTCTGCTATTATCCTTTCAGAAGCTGCTGAATATGAATTTAAAGATCCAATCATATATCCAGACCACCCAGAAGTTTCTTCTTTCTTAAATAGAAAAATAGCTATTGGAAAAATACACGATCATTTAAATGGTTCATCAATATACAAGTCAGTACCAGGGTGGATTTTAGAAGAAGACGAATCTGAATCGGGACATTTAAGGTTTTTAACACAAATCATCGCGAGTTACTTTGACAACTTATATCTTCAGATGGAAAGTCTTCCGAGGTTGAGAGATATAAACTATCCTTATGATAACAATTACGAAAAACCTCTGCCTTTTGCTAGCTATTTGTTGAGTTCGCGCGGATTTGACACGCCAGAATTATTTGCTGATGCTTCAATATTATCAAAATACCTTCAAAGAGGAGAGAAAAAACTTTATGAGAATAAGCTTTATGAAGTAAAAGATACAATATACCAAAACATATATAATAATTTAGCATATATTCAAAAATCAAAAGGCACTATAAAATCTTTAAGAAATCTCCTTAGATGTTACGGCGTTGATGAAGAATTAATTAAAATAAATATTTATGCGACTAACGATACATATGAGTTAAAAGACACCTATTCTCATACTTCTATAAAAAAGAAATTTCTTGATTTCGATGATCTAGAAAATCGATTTGACTCCTCAAACAAGACAACGTATTCTGGATCTTTTACCGCAACTGCTTATCAGTATTACGATTCTTCCGATTCCAATTCGTTATCTTTTATACCTGGTATTCTTGGCACATACGCTTCCGGCGCCGCCATGACAGTTGAAGCAGAAGTCATGTTCCCAAAAAGATCGTTAGCTGGTGATCCAAATTATCAGATGTTCCCATCTTTGACTTCTTCTATTGTGGGGATGGATGCCGTATACGACTCAAATACAGATTTAACGTATCACACAGATAATACAACTAATTTTAATATTGTTGCGATTAAAGGAAACAATGATAGGAGAAACGTTAGCTTCGCCTTAGTGGCTGATGGTGTTTCACCAATAATAGCTACATTGAAATCAGATTCCTATATGGAAGTATATGATAACCAAAAATGGAATTTGGCATTTAGACTTAGACCAACGAAATACCCTATTGCAAGTTTCGTGGACGAAAGCTTAGAAGAAGAAAACATAGCTTATACATATGAATTTTATGGGGTTAATTATTTATCTAATATTTTACAGAATGAATTTGTTATAACCGGGACTATGAGTGAAACAGACGCAGGAAAATTTTTTGGGTTCCCAAAGAGACTTTACGCAGGCTCTAAAAGAGAAAACTTTACAGGAAGTATATCAAGATATTCAGATGTAAAAGTATCCTCTGTTAGATTTTGGTTTGATTATTTGCCTAATGAAACAATTCGTGCTCATGCAAGAGATGCTAATATATATGGTACATTACATCCTTATAAAAATAGTAATTTTGCTGCCAGCCACGTAGAATTATTTGATGATTTTATTCCACAAATAGAGACTTTAGCTTTAAACTGGACTTTGGACAATGTAACTGGTTCAAATGCCAGTGGACAATTTTTAATTGAAGATTTCGCTTCAGGCTCAGCTTATGATAAGAGTATATCAAGATATGGTTGGGTTAGTGATGTGGCAAAACACAACTATTCTGGCCGCGCCGACTTCTTTCTTAGGGATCCCAATTATGCAGATCAAGCTATAGACGTCGAATTTGTACAAGCTGCCAAACAAAAGCTTCCGGAGACGGTTAATAGTGATGATTTTATTAAAATTCTATCACAACAAGATGAAGTAGTCTTTACACGAGATACAACTTATGTTCAGCACCTTATTTCTATTGAAAAGAGTATGTATCAAATCATTTCTGAAGAAATGATAAGGTTTTTTGCAACAATTGTCGATTTTAACAATCTTATTGGAGATCCTGTCAACCGCTATCGATCAGATTATAAGCGCATGGAGAAATTATCTGATTTATTCTTTGAAAAAGTAGAAAATACACCAGATTTGGATAAATTCATTGAATATTATAAATGGGTTGATGAAGCTGTTACTTTAATGATAGCACAATTAATGCCTGCTTCTTCTAATTCTGTAGAACTTCTCAGAAACATGGTTGAAAGTCATATACTAGAAAGAAATAAATATATGACTAAATTTCCAACTCTAGATACGGAAGTTAAATTTCCAATTTCTTCTTTGGTGGGGATTAACGAGATTTTATATAATTGGAAATTTGGGCATGCCCCCTTACCTGAATCTCCGCTAGCACAGAACAGAAATCATCTTTGGTGGAAAGAGAGAGCAGAAAGAAGTGTTTTAGAAATATCTTCTAGTGTCGATAATGTAAACGATAATAAAGATATCTTATTAAAAAGAATTATTACTGAATTAGATGCTAAAGGCCCGACACTAAAAACAATTGGTAAAGCTCAATACGAGGGTTCTCAATATAAACCACGTCGTCTTTCTGTTCCTGTTCATCTAGATAAGAAGATCTCACTTGAACTTAAGGGAGGATCAAATCCAAAAAATAATAATATACATGATTATTACAAAGGCGTTATTAAGTGGGCAAGTGACAATGACTACATTTGGATCGATCGAGATCATGAAATTAAAGAAATTGATATTATCGATAAGGAAATTCCTGATGAATCAAATAAAAAGCAGTATACAGTAAAAGCTTTTACAATGACAGCAGAGGAAACTGTTAATTCAAACGCAGAAGGCACAGGTCTTAACGATATAAAATATTCTGATGCGAAGAGCACGCTACTACTGCCTTTTAACATGTATTCTTCTTCTATAGATACTGGATACATGTCAGGCCATAAAGACATCATACCAGTTGATTTTACAAATGTTCATCATGATGAATATGGCGTTAAACCAGAAGTCCCCATGCAGGGTCCATTTACTGAAAAATATGTTGGTGGTATGCAATATCGGCATGCTGATATAAATCGATATGACCCTATTGTTAATTCTGCTAATAATAACAAATTAGACCATGAGTTAACGAGGCCTGAGGGCTGGGAGTTGGAGTTCTTTGGTAATTTATCAAGTACTAGTTACGCTTTATATGAGCAATTTGAACAGGTCGACGTTGCTCTTACCAACGATTTCACCATTCTTAGTCCGTCTGGCATACCTGATGATCCTAGTATGGAAGACAATTGGCAAACAGGTACTGGAGTAGGTTCTGAGTATGGTTGGTCTCTCACTAATACTTCCACTCCATCTGTTGGGACAGGCCCAGATGTACTTGATCAAGCTGGTACTGGCTATGCTTTCTGTAACGTAACTTGGGCTTCTGTAGGACAGACTTTTGGATTAGTTACTCCACTAATTGATCTTCTCCAACTTGATTCTGGCGATATTACTTTTCGTTTTAAGTACCACATGTATGGTATTCATATGGGCTACTTAAAAGTTCAACATTCACAAGATTCTACTTTTCAAACAGGAGTTACCGATATACCGCTAGTATGGGATTGGCTAGGTGCCAGTCCATTTACTAGTACCAGTATTATAGGTCAGCAGCAGACTTCTGGTGTGGATGATTGGAGGTGGGCGAATACTAGTGATCTTGCAACTTCTTTGGGTAAAGAAGTTTTAGGTACAAGATTTTATTTAAGATTTCTTTATACTGCCGGAATAACTCATCTTGGGGATTGCGCAATTGATCGAGTGATTGTACTAATTCCCTCCGGTGTACAACAAAATAGTGTTAGATTAATAGATGCGATGCATGATAATCATCACAGACCAAGAGCTATATATACTCGTGAAGAATATGCAAAACGTCCACTAAACATACGCAATATTCAAATGACAGCCTCTTCACCAACGAAAGCAGGTAATTATCTTGATAGATATGAATATATTAGCACGGTAAGCCCAGAAGCAAATGACCCCTGGTTCGTTAAACACGTTGACGAGATTACTAGTATCACAGCAGAGATATTAGGAATTGGTACTGGTAGTATTGAAGAAGTTTTGTCTATACCTCCCGGTACAGTTAGAACTGAATTGAAACGTATTGATTACAACTGTCTTAATAAAGATTATATATCTGGATCTGTAAAAAATAGAACGAGATTTAAAAACAAATTCAGTTCTCCAGGTGGTTTTGAAGTTATGTCACGTGGCTTTCGAGATCCAGCCCACGAAACTTATTCTGTTTACAATGCAATGCCGTGGAGAAATAATTGGGGTAGAAAAGTTCTCAGTACCCAACTTCAAGCACACATGGGCCAGTTTGGTGTAAGTACCCATGGCCCAAGTACTGTTTTTGCAAGAGTATACGGATCAGAAGTGTCCGGCGCAATAAACTCATCTAATTACCAAGTTGAAGGCGACGCGTCAAAACATAAATATCACAGGAACAATCTCGAAAGACCTTCTGAAGTACCTATTTCAGTACCCTTATCTGAAAATAAAGCTGCTTCCTTCAACGGAACGGATAGTTACCTTCAAGTTAACGATTCTGATTCACTTTCTTTTGCCGTCGCAGCTGCCGCTGGCACACCTGCTACGTCAACTCTTGCTATCGCTGGCAACTGGCCTGCTGACATAACAGGGGTCTCTGCCCAGGCGATTCTTGAGGTCGCCGGCGATTGGCCGGCCAATATCCCCGGCGCGGCAGCTACAACGACAGACACTTTCAAAATTCCGGCTTATCCACAGGCATATTTCACGGGCGCCACTGGCTGGCTAGCCCGCCTGGATACTGAATGGTTCACTCTACAGGACCACGCCGACCGCCAAGTAAAATTCACGTTTGACAATACTGATGATGTTATAACTGAGGATACTGCAGTTACTCCTGTAAATATAAGTGTGGGTATTAGAGATCAGAATAATCCATATTTGTTAGCTTCTGCAATTGTTGGCGCGATAGAATTTGCGCAAACTCAGCATCATATTGACATATTGGTTCAAAATCCACATCCCGGATCCGGCGACCCAGGTTTAGAACAAACAATTGTTCTTACGCAAGGTCAGCTAGGTGTTATTGGAAATGGAAATCCTATTGCAGCTCTCAGCGCACTCGATGCTGTTGAGGATGCTGACACCCTTACTTTACTTGGTTCTATAAACTTCACAGGTGGAGAGGACGCAATCATACAGCCGCTAGGATTACAATTCGAAACCTTCACTTTAACTGACGGTGCACCAGTTTCACCTAGCACATTTAAATTTTCTTTTGATATCACCGCGGCCCTCATCACCTACACCCACAACGCCATCACCGGTCAGGGATTTGTAGTTATACCAGCTCTCAATATCACTACTCCACAGGAGTTAGCAGTCGCAATAGAAGAAGCTATTAATTATATGCAGAGTACCCCCCAGCTTCTGTCCACTACTGCTGTGGCTGGTCTCTCTGGCGATCCCACCGCCCCACCCGGAAGCTGGGCGCTTATTCTCACACAAGACCACGAGGGCCCGCAAGGGAATACAGCCGTCGAGACAACCTACACAGCCCCTTGGCTCATCGAGGTCTTTTACGGCACCACAGCCACGTTGAGTTTTTCTACAAATAACTTTTTCAACGGCGTCGATGAAGTTAATCAACCGGTAGGATTAGATGATGAATACTTCATTTTACAGGATGTCGCAGGCCAACAAGTAAAATTTACGTTTGATACCTCCTTGGGCATATCTACTTATGATGACACTGTTACCCCTATCAACTATATTATAGCTGCTAGCGAAGCAGTAATCATCGATCCCTTCGACCTTGCAGAGATGATTGAAGCAGCTATTAACGGTGCTAGTTCCAATAACCATATTGATATTACATCTGGAAGTCCTCCTTTTGTTGGAAGCTTGCTAGATCAAACGCTTCTTCTTACACAGGGTACAAATGGCGATGCTGGTAATGTAGTAATGACATCAAAGCAGGACCATGATGTCGTGGGTTTGAATTTCGTGCCGAAGGGAACCGTTACGTTGCCGAACTTTACTGGCGGCACTGACGACATTGTGGCTGCAGATCTTCCATTTTCTATTAGCGCTTGGGTTAAAATGACTGATGCAACTAACTTTCCTATTTTTGAAAAAGTTGACCACAGCGCTGCAGCTTACGAATATAGATTTGAAGTCACTGACGCTGATAAATTGTCATTGACAGTTTATGATCAAACTAGTTCTAAATACGAACAAGAATTCTCCACCACCGCCGCCATCGCTACGATCGAGGGAGCGTGGGCCCACGTAGCCGCTACAGCCAACGCAGCTGTCGGCGCTAAAACTATTAAATTATATATAAATGGCCAGCAAGTTTCATCTATTCATGCCGAGTCAACAGGCGCAAATGATTACGCTACTATGCACAATACCTCTGCACCTGTTAACATTGGCAAGGAGGACGACTCTACTGATAAGTTTGCTGACGGTGCTATAGACGAGGTAAGTTTGTGGAAAACCGAGCTAACAGCAGCAGAAGTTTTAGAATTATACAATGGGCATTCATGTGTCGGGATTGTCTCGGACCATCAACCCGGCCCTGGAGATCTTGAAGAACATTCTCAGTATAGTAACTTAGTATCTTGGTGGAAGATGGGAGATATCGGTGATATATTAACAGCCAACGGCGCCCTTATAATAACCTCTGTTGACCGAAAAAGCTCGAATAGCACAAATGTAGGACCAGGAGGCTCATACCCCCAAGTAATATCTGGTCCCGACTCTGCATCCGGACTCTGCCTGGGGACAACGCAAATGTATGATAACGCTTTTATCTCACATATGATACCAAGAACAGATAAACAATATGCATGGATAACAGGATCAATAATTTAGGGTATAATCTAATTATATGACAGGAAAGAGGTAAAAAATGGCAACGACTGGATCATTAAATTTTTTGAGCGCAAGTGAAGTTGGAACACACAATAGCACTGGAACTAGCATTAGGTTTTATTCGGCTCTCGGAGCCGGCGAGCAACATATTGTTTTTAACGATTTTGTTGGCTTGAATACAAATATTTATGAGCCAGTCACATCCAGCGAGAATTATTTAGGATATCCAAACACCACTAATGACCCATCCCAGGATGGAGTGTCCGGATTTTCGTGGAAAAATGACTATTTGGGAGGCCTCCAGGAATCGCCAATACGAGATGCCGTTGCGATAATTGATAATGCTGATTACGCGTATATTCTAAATGGTCTTATACATCATCGTAACGGCCCCTATAGTTGGCCAACATGGAAACAATATCGAGGCTGGCAACACCCTGTTGCAAAAGATCAAAGATTGCACAATACGATGTCGATTGACACGAGGAATCCCAAACACATTGTTAAATCGATCAATATGGACAATTATGGTCCCGAAGGACCACCAGGTTATCACACCACAGCCTGGTCTGGCAGTGTGTCCATCCAAAATTTAAAACAATTTTATGAGCCATCAGTTATATCAAAATACAAGCCTTTTATCTATGATGTTCCAACTGATATTATTGGTGGACAACGTATATATGTTCGTGCAAGACAAAGTATGTTTAATCAAATGACTTATTTTTCTAATGATAAGTTAAATGATACTTTAAAACTTTCCAATGCAGATCCCAGAGCGAGATCTCGCCATACTAGAAATAAACAAGAAGTATATTCTCTATTCTATGCTGCTAGAAATCCCGGGGATTATAAGCCTAGTGCCGTTGATTATGTATTCCATGAAACGATTTATCCACGTGGTATTAATGCTTATCGTAAATTTAAATTAGAAAAACCAAATTATGAAGAAGTTGCTGGTTATGGCACTGACGGATATGACCGGAATCATGGTTCAACAAGAAGTTACTGGCGAGATATCCAATATTCAACCGCTTCTTCCTCACGATTTCGAACGATAGAACAAGCTTTAAACACACAAGATATTACACAAAGTATGATCTACACTCCTCAACTGGACACTCTTACGGGCATCTACGGCCATTGGGTACAACATGCATATGATTTCGACGCCATCATCGGCCAAATGGGCACCGGTCCACTCGACACCTGGTTTGGATCGTATTTAAAGTATCTTCCCAATGGCATTATAACAAATCAATCTTCTTCGATGGTCGTCGACGTGATCCACGACGATCTATTCCCTGGCGACCCATCGGAAATTTCCCCCGACGAGGCGACCACGGCCCGAAGCACTTCGATCGAAGAACTTAAAGGCTATATTCAATTAGATTCATATCAACCATATCAGATTAATCTTAATAGTATGTGGCCATTGGATGCTATCCCATATGGCATGGCTCCCTCGGGAATTATTATTCCACACGTCAAGGGCAGCTCGGACCCGCCCGTCGACCCCGCCGCGGCGATTACTAAATATGATTACTTTACCCCGGGCAACGACGGCACACAAATTGGTCTTACACCACATGCACAATGGAGGAATTCTTGTATTACAGGCGCCTTACAAGAACAAATGGTTTGCGCGTCCCTTCCTTCAAACGCTTCTTATAAGAGTTCAAGTTTCAGTGATATAGGGACCATAATCAACGGGTTCTCGTACGCTTTATCCGGCCAGACCTTCCATATTCCACCCACGTGGGTAACCAGATCTGCTGGAGAATTAGCATACAGCACCAAACCAACAATATTCTTTTATAGACACGTGCCGTCTCGCCATCTATTCGAGGCGGCAACGCCGGCCGCTTATGATAGCTTTACCGGCGATGGCCCAATAGGTTATACTGCTGCAACAGCTTCAATGCAATATTTACGTCATACATATCCATATCAATCGCCATGGTGGGTAACTAATTTGGTTATTGGTCGAAATCCAATGTACGATACTTACAATGATTTCATTGGTAATGATATTAAATATATTGCCCGCGATTACACGATTTTACCCGAATTCAGGATATCTGAGCATTATGATCATTACGACAACTTTATAAAAACTTATGAAGAAGCAAAAGATACTAGAATATTTGTTGAGCACGAATCTTATGTTCAATCTTTAGGCGCGAAAGCTATAAAAATTAAAAGAAATTTTGGTGTTCCAACCAGCACATCCGATCCAAAGGCCGGATATATTTCGCATAAGTTAAGCTTTTTAACACTACACGGCGCCGAGATAACTTCTAGTTCACCCGTAGACGATTTAGAACAGGCCGACCATACAACAAATCGTTATGAATACGATGATATTTATGGTGTAGAAAGACTTAGCGATAATACGAATACTTCTAAACATTATAGAAATGTTAGTGGAAGTGTAATTTTTAATCAGAAATTTGTGCATACAGATGATCTCAGAAACTTTACTTATTTAATGCATGAAAAGGGATTTAGACAAAATACGGTACCTAAAGAAATCTCTTTTGAGTGTGATGGCATCAAAAAATTGTTGCCATACGAAGGTTTTTACCCAATGGCAAGAACTGTTCAGATCGGTTCTTATTTTAAAAAAGCTTTTGAAGACCATATAGAGGAAGGATATTCATTTAAGAATACCGTTACTAATGTAGCTCATTATACAATCCCCGCCACCCCCGCCTATAGTGTACATTCAACAATTAATGATAACGGCGAACCTACAGCACAAGAATCAGGTTCTAAAGGGCAAGCAATGATGCAGGCTTTGTTAGAACCTTTCTTTGCTCCTGGCTTGTTATATAATTCAATTAAATCCGGTATTGCTGTCGATTATCCTGTATACCTGAAATCACCGCCGGAGTATTATAACAGTTGTATGAGTGCCTCTCACGCTATAGCTCTTAACGAGAACATGCTCACCCACTTCGTCGAGTTCGGCACACCCGACGTCTACGGCGAATTCGGCGCCGGTATTGATTTGACTCTTTCAACTGGCTCTTTTGGTCATGGTGGATATCACATGATGGGTGTTGCAAATGCCATGCCAGCCTATCTTAAAAACAGACCAGATTATAGAATGCCATTTGAGGCACTTTACGATTTGAGCAAATTAGCTAAACTTCATTTTACTGATAACGAGAGAAATCCATATGCAAATTATTTAGTTTCTGATTTTTTGTGGGGTTCTGGAAGTGTCATGGCAGCCGGCGGCTCTTCGGATTGGCTCGGTACCGCCGCCAACTACAATATCTCTGCTTCTGCGCACGGCTCAGCTTCCCTCGATTATCAACCAAATGTTCGACTTAAAAATGATCCCACAACGATTGATAATTCAATTTTAAGATTATATGAAAGCGCTATTAATAACTATCTTTCAGAAACTATGGAATTTTTCTTAGCGCCACAAGATGAGGCATTAAACATAAAATTTCCTATTATTATGTCCAAGCCACAGCGTTTTCTGAATGTGGCACCCAAGGGCAAGAAATTTCAGATGGATTTGAGATTGGAAATGGGCGTTGACCAGGTAATGTGCGAGGGCCCAAGAAAGAGCAACTTTATTTATTCTGGCAGCATACCGTTTGGCGAGGGCCCCCTTTCGTCTAGTTTACGTGGATATTTATATGGACCACCAATTGAAGTCATCCCAGAACTTCCCTCCAACCTGTCTGCGCTGGCCGGCGCACTCGTTGGAAGAAAAGACGGTCTGGGCTATCATATGCCAACAGATTTCCATTCAGCATATGCTGCCAATCTAAGCGATCCAGCTTACCAAGCTTGGACACCCCCTTACTTTTATGGGAGCAGTCGTATTATACTTAGTGTCAACGGAGGCCGCAGCGCTCTTCCGATTGCTGAAGCTTTTGAAGAAATTGTAACGAGTTCTTTTTATCGTGCACAATATGACATAACCGGCGGCCTTACACCAAAACTTCCTTCAATCGCTTCTACCGCTCTTGCCTCTTTCACAAGAATGAAAATTGATGCTAGCATCGATATTTTTAATGAATTAATAAATGTTAGTCAGCCCCCTGCGCCACAGGAAGACGTCCTCGCCGGCTTCTTGGGGGGCTTCGGCGCAGGCAGCCAGCAGGATCCCATAAAAATATGGTATGCAATGCCAAAGTGGGTCTGTCCGGTACTTGATTTTTCATCTTCCTATACTGCACACTATGAAACTATTGGGTATACAGATGAAAATGTGCGCAAACTCGGATTAAACCTAGTATCTAATCCATATCATAGTGAAAAAACAGGCAGATCAATGTGGGGAGGATATGGAACAGATCCTTACGATCCAATTATAAAATTAGCTACCTGGGCTGAACGGCCAGGGTACAAGGCTGAAAAAGGTATCTATTTTTCAATTGCAGACAGTTTCCCAAACTTAGAAGAAGAACCTGTATCCTCGCCAACTGATCTTATTCCAGGTGATTTTTCAGAACCAGGTTCAATTTTCTTAAAAAAATCACAGATGACAACATCTGGTAGTATGACAGGTTCTTTATCTTATAGATTAGGTATAGAAAATGTACCTAAGAAGTTTGAAATAGGTAAAATGGCCAATCAAAAAGATATACATGAGGCTATAGCTATTATTCCTTATTTTGAAGAACCAGTCAGTCTAAATTTCATCTATACCACGTCGGCAGATCCAGCTCCACTGGACGGCGATATGAGAATGCTTGAGGATGTCTTCACTACGAGACAAATAATACCAGGTAAGCATTTCTTGGGAATTCATAGCTTGACTTTTGAAAATATTTTGAGTGCTATATTGACTGAAAAATATTATAAAAGAGATTCATTAAATTATGAACAATTGACAAAACATTGGCTTACACATAAAGAAGACAATCAATCCACGCTCCAGAACGCTATGAACTGTGATGTCGGAAAGATGATTACATCGCTGATAGGGCATACTGATATTCCGGGATCCCGAGGATTTCAACTCCCTCCAGAATTTGATTTTATTCATAATAAAGATATCAAACCTTTTCAAATGATTGTTGTGCCTTTTTCACATCAACTGAACAAACAAGATTTAATTAATATATATCAAGGCATAATGCCGGATATTAGTCTCCGCGCCGAAAAAATATTTCGTAATTTAACAGTTCACCCAGGGCCCGATTATGCTGTAGATGATCCTAATTTAATACCTAGTTATGCGAGACCAATAACCTCCATCATCGGCGCTACACCTCCGATACAAACACTAGCAACTTTTAATTTGGCAAATTTTCTTTCACCATTGCCTTTGGTCAGCGAGCTAAGAAGTATAATCGAAAAGGACCTTTCAATTCCTGCAAAAGGACCGGTTTCTGCAACAAGTCCAACAGGGTTTACAACTACAAAAGAATATTATGAAAAAATGAAATTTATGGTTTTTAAAATTAAACAGCGCGCCGTTTCTAATTATAAGAGATACAAAGATAGAAGTGTAGTTACTATGGCAGAAAATAGAGCACAGAACCCCTCAGCGCGAGCAGCGGGATTCCGGATAGATAATTTAAGCCCATCTTCGGATATATTTGCTAATGAAGTTTATGGAATAAATTGGCCATATGATAATTTTTCTTTAATAGAGGCAGCTAAAATGGATATAAAAATAAAGGTTGTTAAATAGTGGAATTTTTTGATAAAAAACAAGATGTTATAGATTTACAATTAACTCAATTTGGTCGATATCTTCTATCTCTTGGTAAATTTAAGCCCGTTTTTTATTCTTTCCATGATGATGACATACTTTATAATGTAGAAGATGCGGGACTAACTGAACTACAAAATAGTTCAGAACCTCGAATAAAAGAAACTCCAACACTACAGCCTCAAATTTCATTTTCTTCATTGGACAAACAATTTGAGAATGCTTATGAAAAAATTCTCTTAGGAAAAGAAAAGCCGGGTTCTCAAGCCTTACAACCAACTGCAATAAGAAATTATATGTTTTCTACTCCAATTGGAACCAGTGATATAAACTCTGATTATGCACCTGCATGGGGTTTACAATTTTTACAAGGTCAAATGAGCGGATCGACAAGTTATATAGATTTAGTAGGAAAATCAGGAGGAAAAAATACTTTAAAAATTTCGCAGCTTGAAACTGAGGTAGTGGTTGAGATAACAGATATCGATGAAGCAGTAGGCGATTCAGGGGAAGACTTCTTATCAGATTTCGCTGTCTTAACAAGTGAAGAGGACATGACAATTTTGTTAAAGGTTGCTGAGGACAATGCGCCTTTTCAAAAGAAAAATTTTGATATTGAGGTTTATGAGATTATTGAAGAAGTCGCAGAGGGCGTTACTATAGAAACTTTAAGACCATTATATTTCACTGCAAAACAACATCATGAATTATCAGAATTTGGTTTTATTAACGAATCTATGCCCGATTTTGATGTTACACATATACAACATTATTTTGATTTGTTAATAGATGATGAAATTGATGATGAAATATTATGTAAATATGATCCTGTTCAAACAAAGAAAGGTGTTTTTGCAGACAGAAGAACAAAGATCTGTCAAGATGTTCTTAACGAAGAAGAGAAGAAAGTATTTGATATTTATGAAGATGAATCAGATTACCCCGGTGAGGTCTGTTAGATATGGCAAATGAATGCAACATAATGGACACGGTCGTCGGTGATTTACTACCTCATATATATTGTAAGAAAGTAATACTAGAAAACCATTCAACGGATCCAGAAAACATGTCTAAAGCAACTCTCTTGCTGGAACTATATGAGGAAAGGGAAAAATTAAACAATGCAGGTTGGTTAACTAGTGCGTCAACCGGTGGTTTCGTGATCAAACCCGGCGAAGACGCGCGCCCTCAAAATATTTTAGATTCACTTTATATCCAGTATCACGTAATCACAGAAAGTTCTAACCTTGAAAAATTAAAACCTGGCAATGATCCAGAATACAAGAATTCGGGCAATGTTTACGTTATAAAACGAAAATATCCTGAAAAGGGTTATCACGAGGTCCTCTCTCCAACTCCTGCTTTTTCAGGAAATCTTCAAATTTCGACATCTTCTTTGCTAGGTGATTTTAAAAAAAGTGATGTTTCCTCTTTTGGGAAAATGAGAGAAGAATATAAAAATGGAAAATGGTATTATGTTATTCCATATGAACTTTCGATTCCTTTTTCTACAACTACACATAATCTAGGGATCGTTTTCTACAGCTATTTGAATTTGAAAACCCTTTTCCCAGATACATCCACGTGGGAGCCGGCGCCCAGCCCGGGCTCATATGACAGTGACCCATATATTCAAAGTTTAAATTTAGAAGGAACAGTTAACACAGAAGTTATACTTGAAGGCGGTAGTTTAGCCAAAACAAGAGAAGCCTTCATAGCCCCTGGAGGGCTTCTTTGGGAAGGATCTGCTCACTATCATGGACTAGACAATCCAGGCCCTGGAGCCTATAAAGGATGGATGGTTGGAAGTGAACACAGATATGCAGCGGATCAGCCTAAGTTACAACTTTTGGAAGTACCAAATACCAAAATTTCAGATTTCAGAGATTCTTCTATAATAATGCCGGGTGGTAAAGAAGATCCTATAGTAGGTGCTGGTCCAAATTATAAAAAAGCGGAAGGAATTATCAATGGTATTTTAAGCCCCTTTCAAAAAGAAAAGAAAAGAGATTTTATTTTTGATAATGATGACGAATATTCAAAATTATATTTATCAAGGGATAAAAAAAATAATGCTCATGGTTTGTTTTTTATTAATTTTAAAAATTTATTACAAAATAATTCTTCTCTGTACTCCATCTTGGGTTCAGATTACCAACAATTTGGCCTAGGCGATGAAGGAGAGGTGCTAAGAGAAATTTTACAAGAGTCTAAGATACTTGAAATGAAATTATATCGCGATCGCGTCCTCCCGGTTAATTTAACTCAACCATATAAAAAGTTTATGAATGGTAAAATATACGAAGAACCATCTCGATTAATTGGAAGAATGTATGATGTAAATGGTTACAAAACATCAAGAGCGAGTTATAAAGCTGGTCAAACATTTATTAAAGAAACAAACTTGTCTCCCCGGGCCGAATCTTATGTAAATAGATATTTTGTATTTTCTGATTATGAAGTCGGTTCATATGATGCTGGTTTATATCGTTATCGTGTTGAGATAAGTTTTATTGATGGAACTTTTGCTTTTGTCAATAAACTTTTAAATGAATTGAAAAAAATTAAGCTTGAGATAGAACAATATTATGAATTTGCGATATCTGGCAGAAAAACTAATAAAGATTTTTCGTATAAAATGAGTTATTCTTCTGAGAGCGCTACAAAAGTTCATTTTAAACCTTATTATGATGACGCATATAAGTCTTTTAACGATGAATTTCTTGTTGACGCGACATATAATTTTGCTACAAAATTAAATACAACACCAATATGGACCCGCGCCTCTCGATGGCTATTAAAAACATATATGTACTTTGTAGATCGCCCGTCTGATCCACACGAAGCCATGAACTGGGGCGTAAATTTAAATGATTGGTATAACAACATGGTCAGTATGTTAAATCCTACAAGCGGTTCACCAGCTGGTATTGATTTTTGTATAAAAATGTTAGATACAATGGTAACAAAAATTGAAAGCATAATTGGTGCAACAAAAACAGAAAAAAATAGTAATAATTTAAATAATACAAGCTCAGGATCCGACCAATCATATCTGCCTATTGAAGCTTATGGGCATAAAGCTACTACAAGCAAAAATATAATATATGAAGAACATTCATATGATAATGTTACAGAGATTTTTGATGCAACGATACATGAAGGTGTCTACGCAGATTACCTTTCAGTAGGAGCAGGTTTTACTTCTGTTGGCTCTGGGTTAAGGGGGATAACTCCGGAGTACTATCAAAGAAGAATTCTTCTTGAAACTGCAAAATTTTTCTCCCTCGGGAGAAAGTCCCTTGAAGATCTCAACACGCCTGTACCAGGAGATGGCAATTTAATAAATCAAGCTTTTGGGTATTTGACCCCATCCGCAATCAAAATATCTGATTCTGCAAAAACGAATAAAACATTTAATTTTACACAAGAATCTTTTACCAATTCTGCTTATACTACATTTAGCACACCTAAATATTATTCTGGCGATGCTTTACTTTCGCCTGGATATTCAAATTATCAAAATTATGATAGTATGTTGATTAGTTTAATAAATTATAAATCAGATAGAAAGAATAATAGAAATATTGATTTAGCAACACCACCAATTCTTTTGTCCGACAAGCCTTCTTTACAGGAAAAAAAGTCTTTGAGAAGAGAGAGTGTCAGCAGAAAACTTTTGGAAGAAATGAGTATAACTTTGCATGATATCAAAAAACACGATAGTTTTTTTGATCCACGAAAACCAATATCAGAAGATACAGATGATAGTTTAGAATTCCCCTTGGAAAAGAAAAACTTTTCAGAAGCTTTAGGCCTAACTTTCACCTACCTTAAAGAACTTCTTGCAAATAAAAATCAAAAATACGTAAAAGTTCCGGCGGGTGTCTACAGCTATGGACCTTATAATATAGATCTGCCAAATAATTTTAAAACATGGGGTCTTCATCAATGGGATACCATTTACGCGAACAAATCACCCTCTGGCGCCATAAAAACTTTATTTTCAAATCCAAAAGATCAAAAATTTAATGCTTTTAAATTTTTTAATTTTAATATGACGGCTCGTATTGAAGTTTTCACTGGCACTGCTGGACATCCTTTAAAAGATCTGTGGCAAGTGTGCAACCCGGCGCATATAACATCGCTTGGTGAATCTGATGTATTATTTTGTAGAATAAAATATTACGATATTAAATTGCTTGGTGGATTAGATATGCCAATAGCTGATGAATATTTTATGATACACCATGGCGCTGCATTATCCGCTCCACCACAATCCTTAGCAGAAAAAATAATTACGTTGTCATCCGTTGTGGCTGCACCGACCACGGATTCTTCTAATAGCAGCTTCTTAATCCAGCAGGCTAATATAAAGCTAAAGGGAGTAGGGACAACTTTAGCGAAGGGGGTCCTTCCTGAATCCTATACATCAGATTCTATTGTTTCTCAAGATGTTACCCCCGGCCCAGGAGGCTCTGACGCTGGAGGCGGAGACATGTCTGGCGGCAGTTACTGATGGCATGTTTATTTATAAATATAGAGAGCAAATATTATGGCTGACTTTGAATTAGTAGGAAAAAAGAAAAAAGTGATAGACCATGCTTCTTATGGGCGCAGATCTGCCGCGGCTGCCGATTCTTTTCCGTTGCCAGACGATAAAGGCAGAATAGTATTTTTGGAGAAAGGTACCACTACGGGCCCCGACGCCCCTTCCCCTGATCTTCGTAAAGATATCTTAAGAATGGCTTTGGGTAAGAGCTGGATTGTTTCTAATGATGGAGAACTAATAAATACCTGGGCGCCGAAGCCGAAAATTTGGTATGGCCAAGAGCTATATATAGAGTGTAATTTTCCTCCTGAAAGCACGAGTGATTTATCAGGCGACCCGGTGGGGCATACTTCTACTAAACTTCCAAGAGGTGCCGTCCCGCCTATCGCCTATCAGAGTGATATGGTAACAGAACAAAAGATTGTTATAGCCTGTGATTTACCAAAGGACCAAAGTGAATACGTGGAACATCCTGAACGTGCCCCGACTCTAGAAAAGTGGATGTTTTTAATGAAAGCAGGTCTTTATGATACTGACGGCGTGATACTACAGCCAATCGTATCCAACCCGAACCATACATTTTCTGATTTATATCATGAAACATTTTTGCCTTTTACCAAAAAAGAACTGGCCTCAAAACAGCCATCGGGCAAAGCTTTTTTTGCAGATGTAAGAACATTTTATAATGAGAGAGTTGGGTCAAGTTCTCGTACTGGCGGCAGAAATATGAGTTTTGAGAACAAGATAAAATCCGTTGGTTTTAACAATTCGATTCCTTCTGTATACGGTTTTTTGGATATAATGTACGATGAACTTGATTTAGATAAAATATATCAAGAGCTCTCTGGATCCAACGATATGAGCCCTTCTCTAGTCAGCCGTCCCTTTAGTGTACTTACCACTTATTACGGAAAAATTAATAAAGAAACAATACAAAAATTTACAAATATAAATTACAAAAGAGATGATGTTACTGCTTTTTACGAAGATTACTTTGATGAGTGGGCTGAGGAAGTATCTCCCGCAGTTACTTGGTTAGAGTTACTTGGGTTGACACTTTTGGAAGCCACTTTTACAAATATTGCTTTTAGTCCTGATGTTACAAATTTTATCGATAAAATTGAGAAATATAAAAATTATTTTCCTTTTTATGGTGAAATAGAATTTACAGCACAAATATTGACTGAAATAGGTGATTTAATAAAAAACACTCTTATGACAAAATATTTATCTAATATAATAGCTGAAAACTCCACCCATAGAATAAACCTAACAACTTTTAAAAAAGAAGACTTATTTCGTTCGTTAGCTGGTAACTCTGTCGGCTCTGGCCCAGGCGCCCTGGGTTGGTATAAGGGCCAATCTTTTCATGACTTTTACGAGGAAAAAGTTTATGAAGATATCAATGCAGATTCACAGTTATCTGTAGCAGAACTAGCAACACCGCTTGCAACACAAAATGAAATAAAAAGTAGCAAAAAAGATGTTTTAAAAATTTTTAGAGTATTAAAAGAATTTATAGACGATAACTCACTTTATACATACCCAGAGGAAGATGGTTCCGATCTTGACGATATACAGAATTTTTTGTCTTATGTACACAGCGAAACATCTACTGGAATGGGCGACATAAGCACGTGCAATGCAATTTTTAAAACCATATTTGGCAATATTTTATTAGATAAAATAATTAAAACATATAAAGCGCACCGAAGAGATTATATAGAAATTATAAATGGAAAACCAGCCTATACGGAAGATATATTTTATAGGATAGAAAAATTAGTAAAACACAAAGGTACAAGTTCTTTTGTACATTTACAAAATATTATTATTCCTAATACTTCTGATTTAGATATCGTTAAATACGTGGATACACAGGTAAAATATGCTGACGATGCTGTCTATAAATATAATGTTTATGCAGAGAGAATTGTATTTGGTAGTTTGTATCGATACATTTGGATTAATTCTGCTGGTAATGAACAGAAGCCGACCGAAGATTATAAACCTGGCAATATAGAAGAGATAAACATTATACCTGATCCCGTTTTTGCAAGTAGCAATCCTCTTGCCGGCACCGGAGTCAAGGATGGCGGCAGTGTAGAAACTTACAACGCGCAATTGCGGGTTAAAATTGAACCAAATATCGTTATGATGGAGGATTTAATTTTTTCAACGCCAGAAGTTAGAATACTGGACAAGCCCCCTGTTGCACCAGATGTTAATATAATTCCTTATAGGGCTGTCAATAATAGAATCAAGATTTTATTTAATGGAATGGTCGATAGATATCGCGATTTTCCAATTTATCTTAATAAAGAAAAAGACGAGGCAAAATTTAACTTTATCAAAGATGCACAATTCTCACCAGATGGTAAGGTAGAATTTGGATCGGATGATCCAATTAAGAAATTTGAAATTTTCAGAATACAAACTAAACCAAAAAAATATACTGATTTTGAACTTTACAAAACAGTTAACAAAAATTTCTATGAAGAAGAAATATTGCCCAATACAAAATATTATTATACTTTTAGAGCTATCGATAACCATAATCATATATCAAACCCATCAGCGATTTTTGAAGTAGAATTAATTGATGAGCATGGAGCAGTAAAACCCATGATAAGGGTCGTTGGACTTAAGAAACCCAAATTAAAAGAATATGTAAAAGAGTGTCAAAAGTATATTTATATTAAACCAACGCCGCAACAGGTGTATACTACTGATAGTAAAGGTGTGGATTACATGTTTACTAGCTATAGCGAAAATACAAAAAGAAGATTTAAAGTTAGGATGACTTCAAAAAGCACAGGTAAAAAGCTTGATGTCAATTTAGCTTTTAAAAAGAAAAAAAAGACTGTTAAAACATAATTAAAGTTGTTAACTACTTATTATAACGAGGAGCAAGAATATGGCTTTTTTAGATAACTCTGGTGATATTATTTTAGACGCGGTTCTAACTGACACTGGAAGAATGAGATTAGCTCAGGGAGATGGAAGCTTTAAAATTAGCAAATTCGCCTTGGGTGACGATGAAATAAATTATGGTTTGTATGACAAAACACATACTAGCGGAAGCGCTTACTATGATTTGACGATTTTGCAGACACCCATTTTAGAGGCGTTTACAAATAATACTTCCAATTTGAACACGAAGTTAATGTCAATGTCACGAACAAATGTTTTATATATGCCGGTATTAAAACTTAATAAAATTTCTGCCGGCGACACGAGCGATACTATCCAGCGCCACCGTTCTTATATGTTCGCCGGCGCCGCGGGCCAAACCGCGACGTGGCAGGACACTAAATTTGTTGTCGCTGTCGACGCGGATACATTTAAAGCACTCACGAAGACCAAGGACGGCACCCCCGTCTGGGGTACCAGCGCTGTAATCCAGGGCTTCGGCGGAGCCGGCACCACCGCACACGGCGGAGAAATTCGAATTGACCAAGGTCTAGATACAGATGCTATTAGTCCAGTTGTTGGTCTAGACGCAGATTTAACTGAAAATGCTTATATTGTTGAACTGGATTATCGTTTGGGTAGAATAAAACCGCCGATATCTCAGACTCCCGCCCCTGTTAATTTTATAGATGATGATAATATCGCTTCATACTATGTAACTGATTCTACTTATGTAAAAAACAACCCTAGCATTGATATAAAAGGTGTTGATGACGACCACCCCAACGGTCCGCAGGTTTTCGCTGGTCCCCGTGGAACTACTTTCCAACTTAGAATACATGCTTCGGCTGAATTACAAAGTTCTACATATTTATTCACACAACTGGGTTCTTCTGAGGATACCCTCGGTTCTAACAACATTTTTGGGTTTGAGACTACTGATACGCGCGATGAAGTAGTGGGCAAAACAACATTCTACCTTGACACAACGGTCAGAGTTGTCGGGGCAAACACTGGAATTCGGATGGACATACCGGTCCGATATGTTAAAATAGGGTTATAAATTATGGCAAGCACATTTAAGACATTATTAAACGATGACATGGTTAATACGAGAACTCTTTTACATGAGGCAATTCCAATTACCGGTACAATCGCATCTGGAACTTATGCAGATAATAATATCAAAACATTTTCACATGGTATGTTCGAATCTGTATATGATTATCCTTTTTTGAGTTCTTCTGCAAATCATATTTTTGATTTGACTTATGGTTGTAGTTCAAACGCTAGCTCCTCGACCAATGTACAAAATTCTAAAAAATTAAATATTTATAATCAAATGGCTCAAGTGTTGATGGGCTATACTACTAGCAGCCAGATTAGAAAATTCGATTCAGACGGTACCATTGACGATGCAGCGGGTACAATGGACCATTGTTTCTTTATGAATTTTTCTAGATTGCTTACAAAAGATGAAATCAAGAAGAACTCTTTTAGATTTGGATTGCTCACTTCCGGAACATATGCAACACCAGATACAATGCTAGTTCTAGGTGACTATGATGCAGCAGACGAATATAGAACATCACCAGCCGGAGACTATGGTTTAATATTTACTGCGTCAACTGATGCAACGGATAATACCAAGAGTGTTGGTCTGTTATTTTACCAGGCTGGTATTCTTGTTCTAACTTCTTCCGTATTTTCAGGCTCCAATACGGGCGGTGCCCTCAACGACCAGGGCGAAGCCCAATTTACTAGCGGAGATTATACGTCTGCTGCATTAACTAGCTCTACAATAGAACAAATATCTGACAGTTTTAGACATCGTATTTACGATATCGATTTCAATAATACTATTGAGCTTAACTCAACAATTTATTTCTGTCGTATTAATCATAATGAATTTAATTATAGTTCTAATCCAACTTATGTTTCTGAAAGCAAATTAGTTGTTAAGAACAATGTCAATGATTTGCCGGTATCTTATTTGACGACAGTGGGGTTATATTCAGCAGATAACGAGTTATTGGCCGTCGCTAAATTGTCTGAGCCAATTAGAAAAGACCCGAATACGGAGCTTACTTTGAGAGTGCGCTTAGATTACTAGGGAGTAACCTATGCCTTCTCACAAGCCCCAATACGGCAACTTTTTTAAATTCGATAAAGATGATATATTTCACAATAGGATGAAGACACATCCTAAAGTGGAGTTTTTCATTTATAGTGGTTCTGTATACTATAATAACGAAAACCAGAACGTTATGAATTCAAATACACCTAATGGTTGTATAAACTTATATGAATTAAACGTCCATCGACCTACAGATCAACTAATATATCCTTTTATAACAAAAGAGGGTTCTTTTACAAATTTTAAGACTATCTCAACAAGCGAGTTTAATCATGATTTTGTTTTTGGTGATGTAATATCTGGCTCATATCCTCTAACAGCTTCTATATCAATAGACAGATACGATACAGAACTTACTACTGAAAAGAAAAAAGTATTGTATGCACTTAGAAACAATTTAAATTTTAATTCTAAATTGAGTATGCATTATGCTTATTCTTCTGCTCACGGTAACAAAGAGGAGCAAAAATTAAATATAATCAGTATTCCTTCTATCTTTTATGGTTCCAAAATAAAAAAGGGCACGGTAACATTAAAATATTATGTTAGTGGATCTTTAGTCGCTGAGGCAACAGACACTAAAAGAAACGGAGAGATGGTTCAGACGACTGGTTCCTTAACAGGCGACACCGTCGGCGTAGTCATGTATAATGAGGGCTTCATTATATTAACATCTAGCACAAATTTTGACAATCATACTGAGATATATGAGCCGCTTAAGCCTGACGGCACCGTTCCAGACCCCGTTGCTGCTTCTTGGCACTATTTTGGAGTCACTGGCTCTGTCACCCTAGCTCCTTCCTCTAGTTACGCTATTGATTTCAAAGGTACGAGTTACGTCAATACTTTGACCATGTTTGCTCATGCTCAAGAAAATCAATTAAATTTTTCCAATAATGTGACTTATCTGTTAACAGCCTCTATTTCGCCGACCACGTCTTCTGCACTATATATTGAGCCGAATAAAACAAATATTAAAAATATAGTAGCTAATGACTACGAAAATTATTCAGCCAGCTATCAGCCTGTAACTTATATTTCTAAAGTTGCTTTATACGACGAAGACAAAAATTTAATTGCAATTGCCGGCCTGGCAAATCCGGTTAAGAAGTTAGAAGAACGAAGTTACACATTTAAATTAAAGATAGATATATAGTATAATTTATATATGATTCTTGGTTTAGATATTAGTACAAGTATAACTGGCGCAACAGTCTTAAATGAGGCGGGTGATGTTGTCTATTGCGTTGCTTGGGATATGCGTAATAAAAAGTATTTTCCTTCTTTGTTCGACAAGGGACAATTTATTAAAGATAGGATATACGAGATAGAGGACTGGTATCATATAGACGCTGTTTACATAGAACAATCCTTACAGAGTTTTCGGAGCGGCTTCTCGTCGGCCAAGACACTTTCTATCCTCTCTCGTTTTAACGGCATCGTTTCATGGCTGTGTTATTCGATATTTAATTTAATACCGGAATATATTGCCGCAACTTCTGCAAGAAAAAAATGTGGGATACAAATACCAAGAGGCTCAAAGGCAAAAGAAATTGTCGTAAAATACGTTGTTGACAACGTCCCAAATGTTCTTATAGAATATACTAAGCATGGAAATCCAAGGCCACAATGTTACGATAAGGCGGATAGTTGGGTTATTGCTAGAGCCGGTTGGGTACAATGTCAAGAAATACAAAAGTAACAATTTTAAAAGATACGTTAGGTGATTATTACAAAAGTAATACCGAATACCTTTTTTATTGTCCTCGTTGTGAACATCATAAGCGCAAGCTATCAATCAATATTGAGAAAAATGTATTTAAGTGTTGGGTCTGTGACTGGTCTGGTCGTGATATATATCGAATTATTCGTAGATATAGTTCCTTTCAAAATCGCAATGAGTGGAAGAAACACTTCGGCCAGATTGAAATTGAGAATTTTGCTGATAAGCTTTTAAATAGCTTCAATAAAGAAGAACAAAAGAAGGAATTAGAATTAAAATTGCCAAAAGAATTTATCTCTCTTGCCAACAAGGAATTACCATCTACTGCTTTATATCCTTTGAATTACCTACAAAGCAGAGACATAACAAAAGCAGATATTATTAGATGGAAAATAGGATATTGTTTTGAAGGCGATTTCGGTGGTAGGATAATTATACCTTCTTTTAATCTGAACGGTAAAATAAATTATTTTGTTGCTAGATCCTATTCTCCTAGCGAATGGAAAAAATATTTAAATCCAGCGGCATCTAAAAATATTATTTTTAATCATTTATATCTAGACTTTGATGAAGATCTTATTTTGGTTGAGGGTTTGTTTGACGCTATAGTGTCCGGCCCCAACGCGGTACCTCTGCTGGGCTCTACACTGAGAGAAGGACACAAACTTTTTCAAGAAATTGTCAATAACGACTCTCCAATTTATATTGCTTTGGACGACGATGCTGTAAAGAAAGAACTTGAAATCATCAAATTACTTTTAAGGTATGACATTGAAGTCTATAAAATTGATATTGCACCCTACCGTGATGTTGGCGAGATGCCGAAATCTATTTTTTTACAAAGAAAACAAGAGGCAACCTTTATTAATTCTATTAATTATTTATTAAAGTCAATTGGTGAAATCGGTTAAAATACTAAAAAAATCTGATTTATTACTTCATAAGTGTTGTTATAGTATCTATATGCTATAAAATTATAGCGTGTAAGAGGTATTAATGAAATTTGCACATATAGCAGATACTCATATTAGAAATTTAAAGTATCATAAAGAGTACCGTATTGTTTTTGATAGACTTTATAAGAAGCTGCGCCAGCAATCGGTTGATTATATCATCCATTGTGGAGATATCGCACATACAAAAACTCAAATAAGCCCTGAGTTTGTTGAAATGTGCTCAAACTTTTTAAAAAATTTAGCAGATATAGCACCAACGTATGTAATTTTAGGAAACCATGATGGAAATTTAAGAAATTCAAGCAGACAAGATGCTTTAACACCTATTGTGGAAGCGTTAAACCATCCAGACTTATATTTATTAAAGAATTCGGGAGAAACAATATTAGATGATAAATTTACTATTAACGTTTTATCAGTTTTTGATACAGATAACTGGCAAAGTTCATCCGACACAAGTAGAATTAATATTGCTTTGTACCATGGCTCTATTAGCGGAGTAACTACCGATACTGGTTGGAAAATGGAGAGAGGTGAGAATGATATTGGTATTTTTAATAATTTTGACTATGCTTTTCTTGGAGATATACACAAGACCAATCAAACCCTTGACAAAAAGGGAAAAGTACGTTATCCGGGATCCACGGTACAACAGAACCACGGGGAAACTAACGACAAGGGAGTTTTAATATGGGATATCGTCGATAAAGACGCTTTTACTTGCAGTCATATAAAACTAAAGAATCCCAAGCCTTTTATCACTATCAAGTTGACACCCAAAGGCAGACTTCCGAACAAACTTGAAATTCAAAAAAGTGCTCGCCTGCGTTTGATTTCCGAAAATAATTTACCACTGGATGTTGTTCGACGAGCAGTTGATGTTGCTAAAGCTCGCTTTAAGCCAGAAGCTGTAACTTATTTAAATAGAGCAGCTGGCGAAAGAAGAAATATTGAAGAGTTTACTAACTCTCTTAAACAAGAAGATTTAAGAGATTTGGCCGTACAAGAAGAGTTGGTTTCTGAATATTTAGCCGATTTCCAGCCGGAAGAAGATATCCTTAAAAAAATATATGAATTAAATAAAAAATACAATGCTGTCGCCGAGCGCGAAGAGGATGTGCACCGCAATATAAATTGGAAATTGAAGAAGTTAGAATGGGATAACTTGTTTAACTATGGAGAAGCTAACACAATTGATTTTAGTGGCTTAAATGGAATTGTTGGCGTTCTAGGAAAGAATTTTTCTGGAAAATCAAGCATTATTGACAGTTTACTATACACAATTTACAACACGACTTCTAAAAATAATCGTAAAACGATTAATTTAATAAATCAAGATAAAGAAACTTGTCGAGGCTACATTGAAATTGATATTGGGCCAAAGACTTATAAAATTGAAAGGACCAGCGCCAAATACAAGAAAAAATTAAAAGGCAAAGAAACCTTAGAAGCGAAAACAGATGTTGAATTTACTGTAACGGACAATGCGATTAAAGTGACGCACTCTCTTAATGGCGTAACTCGCATGGAGACTGATAAAAACATTAGAAAAGTCTTCGGCACAGTAGAAGACTTTTTAATGACTTCCATGGCCAGTCAGCTAGACTCGCTGTCCTTTATTAATGAGGGGTCGACTCGAAGAAAGGAAATTCTTGCTAAATTTTTAGATTTGGAGCTTTTTGATCGAAAATTTAAAATGATTAAAGAAGACTCTGCAGATATCAAAGGCGTCTTGCGACGACTTTCAGATAGAGATTATGACCAAGAGTTGAAAGAGACCAGAACGGATCTAGCGAGATCGGAAACAGAATTATCTTTAAAAAATAGAAAGTTTGATGAATTAGAACAAAGTATTGATTGTGAGTCTCTTGATTTAGACACGACAAGGGAGCAAATTGATTCTATTCCAGCAGAAATAATTGATATTAGAAATATCAAAAAGAAAATTAAGAAAAACGAGGAAGAGTTAACTTCCATTTTGGAAGAGAACCACAAGAAACAAGAGGAGCTTAAGAATGAAAAAGAATTTTCTAAGAAGATCGAAAATTTTATTAGCAATTTCGATGTTGCGTCTTATGGTGATAAAAAACAAACTATCGAAAAATATAAACAGAAAATACTACAAATTGAAAAAGATCTTCTGCAGTATGAAAAAGAAAAAATAACAAATGATAAAAAAATAGAATACCTAAAGAACGTTCCATGTTCATATACTCTTCGTGACCGCTGCTTTTTTGTCAAAGATGCTAGATCGGCCATCGAGGATACAAATAGAGTTAAAATTGCCACAAATCAACTAACTTTAGGTAAAAAAACAATAGCCAAAAAGATAGAGGATTTAAATCCAAGTAAAATTAATGAATACTTGGAAAAATATCAAGTAATTCTCGAAAAGCACTATAAGCAAAAGAACAAAATAACGAATTTAGAGCTTTCTTATGAAAGAAACAGAACAAAGATTTTACGTCTTGAAGCAGATTTAAAAGTTCTGAACACAAAAGAACAAGAATACGAAGGGAACAAAGAGACAATTGAAAATCTAGAAAATCTCTTAGCGAAGAAAGAAAACCTTTCAACCAAGTTGAAAATATTAGAAAATAAACATAAAAATGCCAAATCGGGTTTAATGGAACTATATAAATCTAATGGAATTTTGGAGCAGAAATTCAATGAGATTGATAAGCAGAGGCAAGATTTTTATGACCTTGAAAATGAATTCACAGTTGCTGATTTATTTATGCGATGCATGCATCCTAATGGTATATCTTATGATGTTATTAAAAAACGATTACCAGTTATTAATGATGAGATTTCTAAAATTTTAACAAACATTGTTGAATTTGAAGTCTTTTTTGAAAATGATGAAAAGAAATTAGATATATTAATTAAACATCCGAAACATGAGCCCCGCCCGATCGAAATGGGCTCGGGCGCAGAAAAAACTATTGCTGCCATGGCTATTCGTTTGGCCTTATTGAATGTTACGACTCTGCCAAAGGGCGATATTTTTATTTTAGATGAGCCAGGCACAGCTTTGGATGCTGAGAATATGGAAGGATTCATTAGAATTCTAGAAATGATCAAGGTTCAGTTTAAGACAGTATTATTAATATCTCATTTAGATAATTTAAAAGATGTTGTAGATCAGCAACTACTTATTGAAAAGATAAATGGTTACGCACATGTGTATGAATAGACTATTTATATAAAGGAGGTCAGAATGATGGCAAGAGTAAAAGCATGGTTAGATAAACACGTAAACCGATTTATATCTCGTAAATTTTTAGCATGGGGCACTGCAACTTATTTGGTCGCAAGCAGTTCTTTGACAAGCGAGGACTGGGTTGCAGTCACTTTGTGTTATATTGGTTCCGAGGCATTAGTTGATATTGCGGCTAGGTGGAAGCACGGGAGCTAATTTCTGTGAAAATGTTGTTTGAAAATTTTCGAAAGTTTCTTAACGAAGCTGGCGACCCGGATTCAGATGCTGATGACAAAGCAGAACTTGATGATATGTCCGACGGCATGACACGGGATATGATAGAAAAAGCAATTGAAGAATTCAGCTTCAATTCTGGAGATCCGAAAAGCTCAAAACATCGATGGGGAAGCGGCCAGCCAATAATCGATTATAGTCGCGCATGGGACGATGGCTCTCCGATGTACACGGCGACTTTTCCATTAGAAAATTGGAAGGAAACTCCTTCAGAGCCAGGCGAGGCCTTCGTCGACTTCTTAACACGAATTAAAGAATACTCTAGACAGTTAACACTGCCCTTGCAAACGGATCCAAAAAAAGAATTTCGTGACCGAATTCGCTTCAGGGGCTCAGGCCAAGGTCGAACACCATATGCAGATGAAGATCTTGCAAGAGCTAAGGCGAATTATAAAAAGGATATTTAAAATATGAAAATAGCAAAATCTAGATTAAAGCAAATTATCAAAGAAGAGATGAATAAGGTTCTTAAAGAGGCAGATTTTATTGGACCTTTCGCACCGCCCCGGGTTGGACTGGACACGACCGGAAAGCTTAAGCCCGGCGATGTTATTCCTGGAGGGATGGACCCAGTTGATGAGCCCCTTGATCCGATAGAACAATTAGCCGCTGGAGGGCAGTCAACTGACGAAGTTCTGGACGTGCTAAGACAATTATTTGATCTAGTGCCCCCCGAAGATGCGCAGCGCTTTGCGGACGAAGCGCAAAGCCTAGCTCAAACTGTAGGGGGCGATGAACCACCATTCCGCGGTCCAGATCCGAGAAAGACAGCAGAACTTAGACAACAGACTCGTGCCCAGGGTGGCTATAGCGGTAAAGGTGCATGGAAGTCAAGAGAGTAAAGTAATGTTTACAGCAATTTTTTGGAAAAAAGTTTGGGCTTGGCTTAAACATTATTGGTATTGGCCTGTTATACTAGTATTACTAACTTTCTCATTGATGTCTGGCAGGAGTTCAAGAAAAAAACTGTTTGATATGCTTGACAAGCAAAAGGAAAGTTATGAAAAAGAAATACAAATCATTAAAGAAACAACTGAAGAAACCGATAAGAAAAAAACTGAGATATTCACGGAACACATAAAAGAAATAGAGAAAATAGAAGAAGAACATGATATTAAGGTAGAAGAACTCGAAGAAGAAAAACAAAAAGAGCTTGTTGAAATTCTTGAAGAAAACAAAGATAGCCCAGATAAACTGGCAGAAGAAATAGCTAGAATTCTTAGTGCAGAATATCTTAAAAATAGTAGGTGAACATATGTTTAAAAAAATTGTAGCATGTTTCGTATCTGCTTTGATTATTTTAATTCCATTTGAAATAAATGCAGAAGAACTTGAAGGTAAGGTTACTTCTATTTCTTTAAACGAGAAAGCACCGTATACTGGCATCTTGTTGGACCCTATTGCCGCATCAAAAATGGTTGTAGATCAAAAATATTTAAAATTTGAAATTGAGTTACAGCTTAGAAAAGAATTTCAACAGGATTTAGCTAACAAAAGATTGGCTTTTGATTTGCTTAAAGTAGAATATGACTCTTTAAGGAAAATACATGAAAGCACTCTTTCGCTAAGAGAACAGCAAATTAATGATTTAAATATTCTCTTAAAAGAAGAGATGAGCGACGATTACACTGAATGGTGGGTCATTGGTGGCGTCGCTTTAGGGATCGTTTTATCTGTGGCTGTGTTTTATGCTAGCGTTGAAGTGGTGAAATGAAAAAAAAGGATTTTGATTACATTGCAAGGCTAGAAAGAGCCATAAAAGAAAAATATGGTGAAGATACTATACAAAATCCTGCAAAATTTTGGGATAAAGATAAAGAAAAAGAATATTTGGAGCAATTGAAAGCCTTTGTCGCAAAGCAAAAAATTAATGAAACCACATCTGATTTTGATAATGTAGACGGTATTTTAATATCTCGTAAACTAATTAATAAAGAAGCAATTTTAAATTGTCCCGTATGTGAGGTTAGGCTTAAAACGATTAATGACGATATATACACTATCAAACATAAATGTTGCGAAAAATGCTACGTACAATACGTAGAAGGGCGAGAAGATCGCTGGCTACAAGGATGGAGACCAAAGAATGTCAGAAAAAACACTTAAAGTAATAGAAGGAATCGCCCAAGCCGCGGCCGATAGCTACGATGGAGCTTTGGATGAAAATGGCGAAGTAATTAAAATCGGTCTTAAAAGAGAAGAAGGAAATCCACTTTTGAATTCCAGAATGATGGATGGTTTTAAGGTCAGATGCAGTGGTTCGACAATGATTTGTACGTACCAATCGCAAATTAAATTGCGAGATGTTTATGCTACCAAATTCGAAAATGAATTAGAACAAACGATGGCAGATATCGTAAAACATCTTAAGAAAAAATATAAACAAATTACTGGAAATACACTTGGGCTTAAAGCTCAAGGAGAAGTAGACGCTCTAGTCCAGAAATTAAATAATAATCTTATTTTTGTCGTAGCTACGAAAGCATATAAAATTTCTGGTATGGATGCAGAAGATAAACTAGAGCCAAGTGAAGATAACTTAGAAAAAGATTTTAAAAGTTTTCTTGAGCTAGGCGGCTGGGGCAAAAAGTCTGCGAAACCAAAGAATGTGACTCGCCGAGCAGAATAAAATGGGATTTAACATCCCGAAAGAGCAGATTGTAAAGGAAATTATTAAGTCTGGTAAAGACCCAGTATATTTTATTAACAATTATGCCAAGATTTCTCATCCTTTAAGGGGCTTGATCCCTTTTAAGACTTATGGTTATCAAACAGAATTAATTGAGCACTTTAACGATTACCGCTTTAACTGTATACTGAAAGCCAGACAACTTGGTATTTCAACAATCACTGCTGCATATGTTGCGTGGCTGATGATGTTTCATCGCGATAAGAATGTTTTAGTTATCGCAACTAAATTTCAAACAGCGGCAAATCTGGTTAAAAAAGTAAAGTCAATACACAAGCATCTTCCAGATTGGATGCGCATTTCTGATATTGTGATTGACAATCGTACTTCTTTCGAATTATACAATGGTTCACAAATAAAAGCTTCGTCAACTAGTTCCGATGCTGGTCGTTCTGAAGCTCTTTCCTTTCTCGTAATAGATGAAGCTGCTCACGTTGAGGGATTGGACGAATTGTGGACTGGTTTATACCCTACTTTGTCGACTGGTGGACGTTGCATTGCGTTGTCAACTCCAAACGGTGTTGGCAATTGGTTTCATAAAATTTGCGTCGACGCAGAATCTGGCGCCAACGACTTCAATTTAATGACTCTGCCCTGGGATGTTCATCCCGATCGAGATAAAGAATGGTTTGCTAAAGAAACTAAAAATATGTCTCGCAGACAGATAGCCCAGGAACTTGAATGTAATTTTAATATGTCTGGCGAGACTGTCTTCCACTCAGAAGATATGGAGTGGATTAGGGAACAATTGTGTGAGCCGAAATATAAGACAGGATTCGATAGAAACTTTTGGATTTGGGAAGAATACAATCCTCAAAATTCCTACATGCTAGCCGCCGACGTTGCCCGCGGCGACGGTCAAGACTATTCTACATTTCATATTTTTAAACTAGAAACCAACGAAATAATTGCTGAATACAAAGGCAAACCAACTCCTGACATTTACGCCAATATGCTTAATGAGGTTGGGAAAGAATATGGTAATTGTATGATCGCTATTGAAAACAACACAGTTGGCTGGGCAGTTTTAGATAAATTACAAGAATACGCATATCCAAATATATATTTTTCTAGAAAGTCAACTCATGAGTATGTAGACCCTTTAATGTCTGATGTCTCAGGTGTGATACCTGGTTTTACTACTTCACAAAAAACCAGGCCATTAGTCATAGCCAAAATGGAAGAGTTTGTTAGAAATAAACTAATTAAAGTTAAGTCAAAGAGATTATTTAATGAGATGAAAACTTTTATTTGGCATAATGGAAGGCCCCAGGCCATGAAGAAACATAATGATGATTTAGTGATGGCATGTTCAATTGGGTGTTGGATAAAAGATACAGCGTATTCTATTAACCAAAGGGATCTTGATTACCAAAAAGCTTTTCTTTCTTCTTTATCCACGACAAATAGATCATTGAACACAGCTATACCAGGTATGGTATCATATGAAAAGATCAAGATAGAAAACAAGCTTGAATCAACAAGAAAAGATTATGAAGAATTTACATGGTTGTTAAAAGGATAATATATGGCATATAATAATCAAAAGAAAAACAATCCCAGAAATCCTAAAAATCCGCTTTTTCGACAGTTAACTAAATTATTATCTGGACCTCTTGTCAAATATAGAAGACAAGATACCAGACAATTAAAAAGACGTCAGCTGGATAAATACAAGTCGCGCATCCGATCGTCTAGTGGTCAAGAGTTTAAGATGTCTGCGTATCAAGATGTCTACGGCGCCCTACAAATGGAGTACTATTCAAATCAGAATAGGTTAGATAGATATGTTGACTTTGACCAAATGGAGTACACACCGGAAATAGCTTCTTCATTGGATATTTATGCCGATGAGATGACAACGTCGTCATTATACACACCACTATTAAATATTATTTGTAGTAACGCTGAAATTAAAGCAGTTTTGGAAACTCTCTATTATAATGTGCTAAACATTGAGTTTAATTTATATGGTTGGGCCCGCTCTATGTGTAAGTATGGAGACTTTTTTCTTTACCTAGACATTGAAGAGGATGAGGGAATTAAGAATGCTATTGGCTTACCTCCAAATGAAATTGAACGTATGGAAGGAGAAGATAAAGAGAACCCCAATTATATACAGTATCAGTGGAACACTGCCGGCCTAACTTTAGAAAATTGGCAAATGGCACATTTTCGAATTTTAGGTAATGACAAGTTTGCTCCGTACGGAACCTCTGCTTTAGATTCTGCCCGACGCATTTGGCGCCAATTGACTTTGTTAGAAGATGCTATGATGGCATATAGGATCGTTCGTTCTCCTGACCGTAGGGCATTTTATATCGATGTTGGCAACATACCACCAGAAGATGTAGAACAATATATGCAAAAAGTTATGACTCAGATGAAAAGAAATCAAATTGTCGACGTTAATAGTGGCCGAGTTGATTTACGCTATAACCCATTGAGTATTGAAGAAGATTATTACATTCCAGTCCGAGGCCAAGCTTCAAACACAAAGATAGAAAATCTCGGCGGAGGCAAGTATACTGACGCTATCGATGATGTTAAATATTTAAGGGATAAACTCTTCAGTGCATTAAAAATACCTGCTTCATATTTATCAAGAGGAGAAGGGTCTGAAGAAGATAAGGCAACATTAGCACAAAAAGATGTTAGATTCGCTAGAACAATTCAAAGATTGCAAAGATCGCTTGTATCAGAACTTGAAAAAGTAGGGATCGTACACCTTTTCACAATGGGTTATCGTGGAAACGATTTATTGTCTTATAAATTAGCTTTAAATAATCCTTCAAAGATATCAGAACTGCAAGAGCTTGAACATTGGAAAGCTAGATTTGAGGCTGCAGACGCCGCAAGTGAAGGATATTTCAGTCGACGCTGGGTTTCCAAGAACATTTTGAATATTAGTGAACAGGAGTTCCAAAGAATGCAGCATGAAGCATATTATGATAGAAAACACGATTTTGCTTTAGAACAAGTTGCTGAGGCTGCAGCAGCAGCCGGCGGAGGCATGGGCGGCGCCCTTGGGGGCATGGAAGATTTTGAAGGAGCAGGCCCCGAGATGGGAGGTGAACTAGAAGGCGCTGAAGAATTAGGCGCCGAAGCACCCGGCGCTCCAGAAGGCCCAGAGGAAGAGGGAGGTCCACTTCTTGCCGGCGCCGGCCAAGACCCAGGCGACGCCGCCAAAGCACCCGGCAATCGCGACGATTGGCCATATACTAAAAGAGACAAATATGGTAGACGACAGACCACTACGTCTAAATCTCATGGTTGGTATAAACCGCGCGACCACGATAAGAGAAAATCGTCTGGTCCTCGAAGACGCTCAATGCTTGGTATGGTCGGCGCAGAACTGGGTAGTGGCACTACAAGAAATACTTTAAAAGGATACGCTGATTTAAAATCACTTTATAATCTTTCGGAAGAAGTAGAATCTAATTATGATGAACAAGAAGCTAAATTATTTAAAGAAAATTACGAAATTAAAGTTCTGATTGATTCTTTGGAGAAAACTATTGATGAAACTTAGTCATAATAAAAAAAGAAACACTGCTTTGATTTATGAAATATTAATCAAAGAGTTAACTAAAGCTGTTTTACGAGAAGACACTACTAAAAAAAATATGATTGTTTCTCTTCTTAAAGAGTCCTTTGGCAAAGGAAAAAGCTTAGGTAAAGAAAAAGATATATATGATTCTTTTACAGGAGTTGAAGGATTCTCAAGGGAGACTTTAGAAAAATTAATAATTGAAGCTAAAAAACAATTTAGTTCACTGGACAGAAAAGATATTTTCAACCAACAAACCAAATTGATTAATAAGATGAATAAGTCTCTAACAAGAAGTGTTTGGAAAAATTTTGTTCCTTCTTTTAAAAAACTAGCTACCATCAACCAACTTTTACAAGAGAATTTAAGCCCTAAAAAGCAAGTTTTACTTGAAAAAAAGTTTTTAGATACTTTTTTGGTAGAACAGAAAGATAAAAATAAGTTTCCTAAAATTAATAATTTAGCTATGAAAAATTTCGTTGAGAAATTTAATCAAGAATATTCAACGAAGCTAAACGAATCACAAAGAGACCTTCTAAACAAATATATTACATCATATATGGATAATGGCTTGGAGTTTAAAGCTCTCTTATACGAAGAGATCTCCAGACTTTCAAGTACGTTAGAAGAAAAAATAATATCTCAAGATGATATAACAAAAGAGAAGGTACAAAAACTCTTAGAGCGTATATCGAATTATAATCAGAGAAAATTAGATAAAGATTTAATACTTGAAATTTTTCAAATACAATCACTAGCTAGCGAGATGAATAAATAATGCCGATAGTTATTAAAATCATAGAAGAGCCTTCGATTGAAAAAATCAAGCTTAAGGCAAAGAAGACTATTGATGGAAACATAATAATTGTTGACCATCCAGAGCTTGATATTATGATTTTGCCGGCCCAAAAGAAAATAGTTGCTTTACCAAAAGAAGAGTTAGACGATGAAATTTATGAAACACAAGCTCGACTTTTTAAGTTTTTAAATTTAAATGGTGTCATAAATTATGATACTGTACAAGCTGGAAATTTATTTATGTCTATGGAGGCTTCTTATCCTGACCCAAAAGAAGGTGACGCTGTTCAATACTGTTTATACGCAATATCTAAGTACTTTGACGAGGACTTACCGTTTTATAAAGATCAAAAAGAGTTTGAAAAAGAAGTGGAGAGGAATTTGCTTGAACCAGAGGTTGATGAATATACAGAATTTGATCCTGCAAGATATCATAGTGACAGAAAAGGCTCCATGCGCCCGAATGGGCCGGCCTATGGCATATCGTCAATTTATCGTATATAGGTAACTCATGGAATTAATATATTTTGTTTTGTGTGCTTACGGCTTAACGTATATCCTTATTTACGGCTCAATTTTTGATTGGATTAGACCAGCTAAAGGTAAATTAGGTGAATTGTTCCATTGTCCTCTTTGTTTAGGATTTTGGGTAGGTGTTTTTTTGTGGGGGATCAACTGTTTTACAGAACTATTTACATTTGAATACAATTTAATAAACGGATTACTTTTGGGATGGTTATCAGCCGGGACAAGTTATTTCTTGAGCATGTTATTGAATGATTTCGGCTTAAAATTTAGAAATACACATGGAGGTGATGAACAATGAAACGGCGTAATATTCCACAAGTCCGTCGCTGCTGTAACGGTAGCGATATCGCGTGAGGGGGAGCCTCACAAATTGTATAAACTTTTTAAAAGGAGAAAAAAATGTCTGAGAAAGAAAAAGGGACTAGTCAGTCTACTGGCAACGCAGATTCAATGAAATGGGGAGTTAAAAATCCGGGTAAAGTTGCAAATCAAGCACCCCCAGGCGCTGGTAAAGGTAAAATTGGCCCGAACTTGACAACAAAAGTGAGAAAATAATAAAAAATGGCACAACAGCTTTTACAAGAATACTTTGAGCTGTGCCCTGAAGGTCGTTGCCCAGTAAATGTTTTAACCGAAGCTGAAAGAAAAAGAGCTATGGACGGGGCAGTATACCTCGTGGGCGTCTGTCAAAAGGCCGGCACTAAAAATGGCAATGGACGGGTGTATCGCAAAGAGACTCTTAATCGTGAAGTTGAAAATTATCAAAAAGCGATTCGAGAAAGGAGATCTCTAGGTGAACTCGACCATCCGGATGATAGCGTGATCAATCTTAAGAACGCTTCTCATCTTGCTATAAAAATGTGGTGGGATGGCGAGAATGTAATGGGAAAATTTGAAGTACTCGATACCCCTTCAGGCAAAATTCTCAAAGATCTTGTAAAAGCCAATGTCAAACTTGGTATCTCATCTCGTGGCTTGGGCTCCGTCAAAGAAAAAGATGGAAAAACAATCGTTGAAGATGATTTCCAACTTATTTGTTTTGATATGGTGTCAGAACCTTCAACGCCAGGTGCATATTTAACGCCGACTACGGACATCAGTCCAGAAGTTAATTTATATTTGAGAGAATCAAAAAATAATAAAATTGATGAACTATTAGATTCAATATTAAGAGATTAAAATGAAAAGAGCAGATTTTAAAAAAATTCTTAAACCCTTAATTAAACAAACAGTTAAAGAAGTAATATTAGAAGAAGGAATATTATCAGGTATTATTACTGAAGTTGTTAAAGGTTTAAATTCAAATGTCGTGATGGAAACGAAAAAGAATAAAAACTCAGAAAAAGAAGATTTGGAAGAACGATACGAACGAGATCGCCAAGAACGAATTCGACGTTTAAATGAGTCAGCAAAAGTTAAAGCGGATGTTTTTGAAAATGTTCCGGAAATAACGGACTCGCAGCCTGGATCTCCACTTGCTGGTGTTGCTTCTAACGATTCTGGTGTTGATATCTCTGGTATATTAAATATCGTAGATGAAAAGTGGAAACAAATGATATGAGCAAAAGACCCGCCAACGTAACAGTTGATATAAGAGAAGTAGGCGGTGATATAAATCGCTTAATAAGAAAGTTTATTAAAAAGGTCAAAAAAGAAAGAATAATTGAAGACTATTTAGATAGAAGATTCTATGTCAAGCCATCAAAAAAACGCAGACAAGAAAAAATTAAAAAATTCCAGAATGCCAGAAAAGCTGAGCAGGAAAGGAATAGAAAACTAAATATAAGGTAGGAGAAAAAAATGGCTGAAAATCCAAAGGTAGCGACTGATCACGTAGTATTTGGGGGCGCCCCCAGAGTTGGATTAAGAAACGTAGGTTCATACCAGGTTTCTGGCATGCCGTGGGTGACCGGGTCTTGGGATTTAGATGATGGCAAAGTACACATGATTGAATTTCCTTATGTTACAAAAACGATTACTGTAGCTAATGTTAGCGCCGCGGATAAACCGATTTTAGTACATTTTCAAAGCGGTTCAGCAGCTGCAGTTACAGTACCCGGCCCCACCGGCCACCAGGACATCGCCGCGACCGCCGATGTGATTGCAGGCTTCCATTATATGCCCCTTGTCCAATTTGCAACCACTGGCCTCATGAGCGTTAAATGCACAAAATTATATATTTCTAATTTGACAGGAGATACTAGTAATTTAAGGTATATGGTTTATGCTGAATTAACAAATATTCCAACTCAAAGGATGCCTCACTTAACTGGTTCAGGCATAACTGAATGAGAGTAAAATGGTATACTCTCCTCACCAGTACCATCGCCACGAACCCGTTCGGATGGGCACCAGGGTAGACAGCAATATTAGGCGTTGATTAAAAAAGTTTAACAAGACGATTTTAATTGGAACTATCTACTTATCTGTAGCAGGAGAATTTTCAACATGCCAACAGCAACAGGTAGCATATCCTTTCTAGGAGCAGCCAGATTCCAAGGTTTTTGGAACGCTGATGCTAATACTGGTGCAGGAGCCGACATCGACGGTTCTGTGCAGGGCTCAGTTTCACCTTCTGTTTTTGCTACAACCACTGCTGCTGGTGGTTATCACTCTACAACCAATCTCACAGCATCAGTTGCAGATTACTGGCAGGTTAATACTGCTGGAACCACAACAGTTGATGGAATATCAAATTGGCAGAATAACGATTGGGTTATATATTCAGGTAGCTGCGTTGATGACACCCTCCCACGTAAGTGGATCAAATTATCTTTTCAAGATACGATTGCTTCGATAGTAATAGGAAACACCTGCACGGCCGGCCAAATACATGAAGGCCCGGGCGACCAGGTTTCGATCGCAACAGGGATACAGTCCATTGTCTCTGGCGATACACGCCTTTCCATGTTTACTGATACTGAGATCCAAGGACAAGTGCTGGTCTCGGGCGAGCTTGCATTTGATAAAACATGGAACCCCTAAAATTGATTAAAAGGAAAAATAAACATGGCTAACCCTAGCAGATTATACGTAAATAACATCGGACCGCTATCAGGTTCTTATCTAGCCTTGAGTGGTTCACGTGAAACTGATGCGGCAAAGGCAACTTTGAGCGGTTCATATCTAACCTTGAGCGGTTCCCACATCATTGTTTCAGGATCATTTCTCCAGTCTGGTTCTGGCAACGCTGTTTCTTTTATGGATAATGTTGGTATCAAAACATTAAATCCAGCTTACGAACTTGATGTTACGGGTGACGCTCGTATTACTGGTAACTTATATGTTACTGGAACTCTTGATGCTCACGTACAAGATTTCAAGATTTCAGCTGACACTACAACTATTGGTGACGCAAGTGGCGACAATCTTATTATTAGCGCATCAGCTGTCACAATCCCAAATAATCTAAACTTTGATTCAAACACTTTATATTTAGATGCTAGCAACAATAGGGTCGGCGTTGGCACGGCCAGCCCAGAAACATCACTTCATATCCAAAACGGCTCTGCTGGCACTATCGCAACAACCGATGGCGCACTTTTAACCTTGGAGTCTAATGAAAAGCCTAAAATACATTTTCAGTCTCCTGGTGGTTATGGCGGCTCTATTATATTTGGATCTCCTACTGATAACGACGAAGGGCAGATTGATTACGACCATGGTTCAGATAGATTTCTGTTTAAAACAGGCGGGAACACCAAAATGACAATTTTGGGTGACAGTGTTGGCATTGGCACTGCGGCCCCCGACACCATTCTTCACGTAAAAAGCGCCGGATCAAACCCAACCGTAAAGATAGAGTCCACAGAAGTTGATGAAGTAACAGTACTAAGGTTTGATAACAACAGAACCTCCGATGGCGATATTGCTGCCCTCATACAGTTTTACAATGAGGGCGCCTCACCCATCACAGGTATACGCTGTTTCAGAGGCTCATCTGATACAGCCGGGGACTTGACGCTTCGCACCTCGGATTTGGAGCGATTGCGTATTGATGAGTCCGGCAACGTCGGCATCGGAACAGCCACCGTGGCATCAAAGCTTGATGTTGCAGGAGGCGTCACCATCGGCGCCGGTCAAGCTGGATCAACTGCCGCTCCCACAAACGGGTTAATTGTCGAGGGCAACGTCGGCCTAGGCGTGGGAGATCCAGATACTCAGCTTGAAGTGCTATCAACCAGCACACAACAAAAATGGTCATATGATGGATCAAAGTTTGCCACTCTTACAGTTGACGTCAACGGCGCCGCAGCCCTCGCTGCTGTGGCAGGGATTACGCTTGATGGCACCGGTGATATTTTACTTGATGCATCTGGTGACATTATTCTTGATGCGGCTGCAAACGATGTTATCCTGAAAGACGCTGGAACACAATTCATAAAATTCACCAACAACAGTGGTGATTGCGAAATTTACAACGGCGCCGCAGAAAAAGATATCAAATTTATGGATTCTGATGGCAACGAAATTTGTAGAATTGATGGAGGCCGCGAGACCTTCCTCATAGCTAGCGGAAAATCGCTTGAGTTCGGCGACAGTGGTGAAAAAATCTCTGGCGATGGCACCGATCTCACAATCGAATCAGGCGCTGATATTCTATTAACTCCCGTTGGCAACGTCGGCATCGGTGGCAACGTCGGTATCGGAACGGCTAGCCCAGAAACATCACTACACCTTCAAAACGGCTCTGCTGGAGCTATCGCCACCACGGACGGCGCTATTTTAACTCTAGAGTCCAATGAAAAGCCAAAGATACATTTTCAATCTCCCGGTGCTTATGGTGGTTCTATTATTTTTGGGTCGCCCACTGACAACGATGAGGGACAAATCGACTACGATCACGGCTCCGACAGATTTTTATTTAAAACTGGCGGAAACACCAAGATGGCTATTTTGGGCGATAACGTCGGCATCGGAACGACATCGCCTTCAAACAAACTGCAGATTGATCATACTGGCGTCGACGGCGACGATGGCTTAATGATCGTTCGTGCGGATAGTTCAACTGCAGACACTAATTTGCTCGGCGGCATCGGTTTTGATTCAACAGACGGCAATGTGCCTAGCACGATTACAGAAGCTTCCGTATTTATTGCTGCGTACGCTGCAGAAGATCATGGCGACGGCGATAAAGGTGGCGACCTTGTGTTCGGTACATCCGTCATTGATGACGACGATGATACGACTTCGACTGAGCACATGAGGATCACCGACAGCGGCGCTCTCACCCTTTCATCCGGCCTGGCCGTCCAAGGTACCGCTACTCATGGAGTGCCCGACCTCCTCGGTCTCGGCGCCAATGTTGATGATATGGATTTAGCTTTCCTGTCATATGGTGGAGGTCCAGGCGCCGGTATCGTTACGGCATACAGTTACGACTGGAACAGCGAGGGGGGCTTTGGTTACAAGAAACCAGTGCACCGAGCTGCTTCTGCTCTCGATTTGACTAGTACTTGGCAGGGCTATTATGGAGCAACTATTCTTGTTAGCACCACCGGTGCAGCATTTGCAATTACGCTGCCAACCACCACCAACGCGGCGACACTTAAAGCGCTTCAAGGTTGGCATATAAGAGTAATAGTTAACGATGAAACCGCGACAGGCACCAGCCGCGACGTCGGTGTCACCGATGAGGCAGTCACAATTGAGACAGCTTCCGGCGCGGGCACTAATGATACTTTTATTTCTAGGATTGTTTCAGTTGCAGATGAAGGCGCACCCGCTAACATTGTACACACCGATGATCAAACTTTAACTATTATTGCCGGCGCCGTTAACGGTGACTACGTTGACATTACATGTATCTATGCTCAATTAAACGATATCAGGTATCATGTCACTGGAGTTTGTTCAACTTAAAATGAGTCACTTTAATATCCAACATACTATTTATTTTGACAAATAGTCTATCAGGAGTCAATAAATGTCCAACATGTTAGAACAAGCAATAATTGATGCGGATGCTCTTCGTGAAGCTGCAGTCAAAAATGCTGAATCAATGGTTTTAGAAAAATATTCAAGGCAGATCAAGGGAGCTGTAGAATCTTTACTAGAACAAGACATGCCTGATCCGCTTGCAGCGGATCCAATGATGGCAGGGGCCCCTCCTGCACCAGGAGCAGCAGGAGCAGACCCTCTTGCTGGCGGACTTGGTATGGATATAGGCGCCCCAACTGACGATATGGCCATGGGAGAAAAAGTAGAAGAAAGTTCTGTTATGGAACATATCCCCAAGGCAGCAACTCAGAAACTTGGCGCAATTGACGCAGAAATTGAAATTCCTCTTGATGCCTTACTAGAACAAATAGAAAAGTTGAATGAAGACACAGAAAACAAAGAAGAAGTTGAACTTACTGAAGGCCTTTTGGAAGATTTGATGGCAGAAGACTTATACGAAGAAGATCTTTGGGGCGAAGCAGATTATTCAAGCGTCGGCGCCCCCGCACTTGGAGAACAGAGTCTAGATGAAGACTACCTGGACGAAGACTATTTGGGTGAAGGATCTTTAGACGAAGATTATTTAGACGAAGATCTTTATGAGGAAGCTGTTTACGATGAAGATGCTTATGAGGAAGGTCTAGACGAAGAATTATTCTTGGAAGATACCCTCTCTGAAGAGGAACTAGAAGAAGAACTTTATAGTCAGATCTATGAACAGTTGACAGTTGATATTCACCCCCAAAAGAGCGGCTGGGCTGGGACGCCCGGGCCCTTACTAGAGCTAGCTGATGAAGAATTATTGGCTTTAGAACAAGATTCGAAAGTTCGAGAAGAAAAAGACGCCATAAGAAAGGCTGTTAGCGAACTTGAAAAAGTTAACGAATCATTAGGAAAGAAAAACAAACAACTAGCAAAGTCTCTATCAAAATCAGATGATTATGTTAAAAGATTACGAGACGCAGTTGTAATATTAAAAGAGAAGCTCGATGCAGCTTCTCTTACAAACGCAAAACTACTTTACACGAACAAGGCATTGGACAGCGACTCCCTGAATGAGCGGCAAAAGCGTAAGCTTGCCGAAGCTATTTCTAGTGCCGACAATATTGAAGAAGCAAAAGTTATTTTTGAAACACTTCAAAGCACAGTGGGCAGCACCTCTCGCAGAAATGCTAAGCAGCCTAAGTCACTGAGCGAGGCAGTTGAAAAGTCTTCTTCAATGATTCTGTCGAGCAGAGAAAACAAATCTGCAAGACAGAAAAAAGTACCAGTGTATGATCGCTGGAAATTCCTAGCTGGAATTAATAAGACTTAATAATATACTATAGGAGGTTTAAAAAATGTCTGTTTTACAAAAGCTAACTGAAGGTATCGCCTCGCGAAGTCTTCAAAGAGAGGGTGCTGCCTTACTTGACAAGTGGGAACGTACTGGTCTTCTTGAAGGACTTACTGGAGATGCCAGTAGGCAGGGTATGGCCCGTCTATTAGAAAATCAAGCTGCACAGCTTCTTAAGGAAGCATCGAGTATGAGTGCAGGCGATGTCGAGGGTTTCGCTTCCGTAGCGTTCCCGATCGTTCGTCGTGTCTTTGGCGGTCTCGTCGCCAATAATCTCGTTTCGGTCCAGCCGATGAGTTTGCCGTCTGGCCTCATCTTCTTCCTGGACTTTACTGCTGCATCTGTCACTGGGCCCACTATGGGCGACAATGAATCGCTCTATGGCGGTGGCAAAGTTGGTCATGAGATCACAGGTGGTGTTGAGTTGGGGTACCAATCGTCCGCGACCATGGGTGACGCTGTTGGTGTAAGTGGCGATAGCCCAGATGAAGGTTTCTACAACTTGAATACTGGTTATTCTTCGACTACTGGTTCGGTAACGAACCTCACGGCTGCGCAACTTGTTACGCACGTCGGCATCATCGATCTTACTAACCCCAGTGAGGCTGAAAAACGAATTCTTCGTTGGGACGAAGATGTTCTCGGTCTTGGCGCTGGTCACGAAGCCGTCGTAGCTAGAGTTCGGGTATCTAACTTTGAAAATCAGGAGGCCGGCCAATCTGGCCAAATTTTGGATCGAGATAAGCTTATAACTATTGAGCACACCGGCGGTGGCAACATGGTAAATGCTGTTATGGTTCGACGTTTAACTACTCTTGGCTCTTGGGCCAACCATCCGTCTGAAGCTGCTTGGGATGGTGTCAAGGATACCTTGTATCTTACGTGGATTGGTCAGGACGATCAGGTCGACCCGGCCAACGCCGGCGCGGCCGGCACCACGATGCCTACGGGGGCCGATATGGACTTCACGTTCCCACTTGTCGATAACATGAATGCCGCGCCAAATGCGGGCACTGGACAGGATGCTATTGGTATCGTTGCAATGGGTACACCGTGGGGCTTGGAGAATACTGGTGCCATTCCTGAAATTGACATCAGGGTTGACAGTATCGCTGTTACTGCGGTTACCAAGAAGCTCAAAGCTAAGTGGACTCCGGAACTCGGTCAGGACCTTAACGCCTATCACAACCTCGATGCAGAGGTCGAACTAACTCAGATTCTTTCTGAGCAGATCGCCCTTGAAATCGATCGTGAAATCCTAGGTGCTCTGGTTCAGGGTGGCACTGCTGCTCGTTACTACTGGGCTCGCTCACCGGGCCTTTTCGTTAACCGCGAAACCGGTGCAGAGCTAGGTGCTACTGCAGCTGCTCCTGATTTCACTGGTACGGTAAGTGAATGGTACGAGACTCTTGTCGAGACCATTAACGACGTGTCTGCTCAGATTCATCGTAAGACGCTTCGTGGCGGAGCTAACTTCGTGGTGTGTTCACCTGAAGTTGCTAACATCCTTGAGTTCACCTCAGGGTTCCGTGCGAACGTTACTCATGATGATGATCGTGGCACTATCGGCGCAGTTAACGCTGGCAGCCTCAGCCGCAAGTTTGATGTCTACGTGGACCCCTATTTCCCGCGTAACGTCCTTCTTGTCGGTCGTAACGGTTCAAGTTTCTTGGAAAGTGGCTATGTCTACGCTCCATACGTACCGCTACAGGTCACTCCGACCATCTTTGGTACCGAAGACTTCGTACCCCGTAAGGGCGTGATGACTCGGTATGCGAAACAGATGGTTCGACCTGATATGTATGGTCTTGTCGTTGTTCGCGGCCTGCTTGGTGAATCTGGCTCCTAAGCCTGATTACTAGGTAACTAAACCAACCCGCCTTGAGTTTTCTCTTGGCGGGTTTTTTTATTAAATAAAACTTAACATTAAAATTTAAGATTGTTATAATTATAATATCTGACATAGAAAAAGGAGTTTACCATGTCACAAGAAACTGTAGAAACACAGCAGCAAGCAGTACATATGTTAATTCAGGCTGCTCAATTGGCTCAACAGCGAGGAGCCTTTAATCTTAATGAGGCCTCTTTGGTATCCCAAGCAGTTAACCATTTCGTTCCCCCTGCACCACCGCCGGAAGAAGGGACAGATGTTGAAGAAGCCGTCGAAGAAGAATCAGAATAATTTAGACATTTAAGCAAACACATTACTATTTATAATGATTGATAAGGCAGAAAGCCTTTTTTAAAAGGAGAAAACAAACATGGCTAAAGTAGGAAGAGCATCAAGAAATTCATCGCTCATGAGAGTCGAAACCGTCTCTGCCGATAAAACAATTGGTGATGCAGAGACCGGAGAAGTATACTTCATTGATATTTCATCCAGTTCGGTTGTTGTCACATTGCCAACCCCTAGGGCAGGAATGTATTTTAAATTTATCATTGCTGTCGCGGCACATGGAGAAGCTACAAATGATTTTACCTTGACGACACACGATTCTGCATGTGACATTCAAGGACCTCTTGTCACTGGTAACTCTGGTGCAGTAGAGATAGGCGGTTTCCCTGCTGCTATTGAACATGCTGGCACTAGTATTTCTAGACTCATTCTTGATTCATCAGAAGGCGCAGTAAGCGCTGGTGATTATCTTGAGTGTATCTCTGATGGAACAGACTGGTATGTCAGTGGCGTACTCACTGAGGGCAACAAAGCCACTGGTGCTGTGACTCCAAACGCTACCGCGGTATAGATGTGACTAATAAGTCATAAATCAAAAGTATTAAACCCCTTGCTCTTTTACAGACAAGGGGTTTTTTGCTATATATATTCAAGGTTAAGAATGTCGATATGCCAAAAAAATCGCATGACCAATTTTTGAGATTTTCATTTTTTAAATAACTATTTACTAGGTAGAACAAGGAGGCCCACAATGGGTAAAAAAGCAAGAATTAGAAGATATCCTCAAAAATATGGGAAAAAATATGCTTCCCATCCTTACACCAAGGCTGTAACTAAATTGCGCGAGGTAATCGAGGAAGCAGAAGCCGATAGCGTGGTCACAGAACAAGAAGCTGTGCAAATCAAACAGGCAAAAGAAGAATTAGTTGAAGCAGTTGTCACAATAGCAGCAGAAGAAGTAAAAGAAGTTGTTATGACAGTAGTAGAGGAAGTAAAAGAAGTTGCTGAAAAAGCTTCAGAGGCCGCAGCTGAAGTTGTGGCTCCAAAACCAGAAGTAAAAAAAGCTGCAAAGGCTCCTGCGAAAACAAAGAAGAAAAAGAAGAGCGTTTTTGCAAAAAGAAAAACTACTCCAAAAAAAGCAACGAAGAAAACCTCTGAGGGCTAATTAAGTCTCTCCTAACTAATTACATTGTATAGGAGGCACTAATGAATGGCGACGCCGACACTCACACCCAGTTCACAGACTTCAACTGTTGTATTACCGCAGACCGGCACGTTTTCCGTAGCTAGTGTCTCAACAAACTATCCATATGGTTTATACGCCAGCGAGACGAAGGCTGATGGTACATCAAATGAGCTTTATGACGTTAATTTCATCACTGGTGCTATTGAGCAGGTAAACTTTACTTATAGAAAGCTCGGCGGCGATGTACTTGATATTGAGCTGACAGAAAAGAACGTGTATGCTGCTTATGAAGAAGCAATACTAGAATATTCTTATATTGTTAATATTCATCAGGCTAAAAATATCTTACATAGTTCTCTTGGCCACACAACTGGTACTTTTGATCAAGATGGGCAAAGAACTGATTCACTGAGTGGAAGCAACGTTGAACTAAAGTATCCTAAATATAAGCTAGGTTATTCAAAAAAGATTATGGACAATACGATCCAGGAAACGGGACTTGGTGGAACTGCTACTGTATATTCAGGGTCGATTGGCACGACCAGACTTAAGCAAGATTACGATTTGCAGCAAGAGATTCAAACTAATTCTTTGTCGCCTGAATACAATTATTACAATAAAATCAACAATAAGCGTGTCATCATAAGAAGAGTCTATTTCAAGACCCCACACGCAATGTGGAGATTCTATGGTTATTATGGTGGCTTAAACGCAGTAGGAAACATGTCAACTTATGGCATGTTTGCCGATGATTCTACTTTTGAAGTAATTCCGCCATGGCAAAACAAGTTGCAAGCAATAACATATGAAGATGCAATTTATACACGAAATTCTCATTATTCTTATGAAATTAAAAATAATAAATTAAGAATATTCCCGATCCCAACCAGCACCAGCCCTCGGTCAATTTGGTTTGAATTCACAGTCAACGAAGACCCTTGGGAGGAGCAAGACGATCGCAAAGACGGCTTGGCTGGTATCAACAACATGAATACTTTGCCTTTTGCGAATATATCCTATAAAAATATCAACAGCATAGGAAAGCAGTGGATTAGAAGGTTTACTATAGCCCTGTGCAAGGAGGTTCTTGGGCAGATTCGTAGTAAGTTCGCCACAATCCCCATTCCCGGCGCTTCAGTGACTCTTAACGGAACAGCAATGATCACAGAGGCCAAAGCAGAACAAAAGGAACTAAGAGAAGAACTGCAAAAAGTGTTAGATGAACTAACATACGAGAAAATCACGACAACTCAAACTAATATGGCGAAACAAACTCAGGAGCTTGTACGTACCTACCCATATTCTGTCTATCAGGGGTAAAATTTAAATGGCAAGTGAGAAAAATAAATGGACACAGCCAGCAGCTCCTCCACCTCCTCTTTTCCTTGGTGAAAAAGAGCGAGATTTGGTTAAGCAGGTCAACGATGAATTAATCGAAAGAGTGATTGGACAACAAATTGCATACTATCCAATAGACTTAGAACATACAAATTTTCACTCATTATACAACGAAGCAATTGTTAAAACTTTTTTGCCCCCTGTTAGGGTTTACGCTTTGGTTGAATTTAAAGGCCAAACAACTCAAACTGATAAATACGGTATAGATAAAACTGTTAAAATAACTGTTCATTTCCATAAAAGACGATTAACAGAAGATCAGGATCTTTTTGTACGTGAAGGTGATTTTCTTGCTTATGGCGAGAATTACTATGAGATAGTTAAATTAGAAGAACCAAAAGAATTATTTGGGCAAGCAGATAGAAGAATTGAAATATCTGCAGAATGTATCAAGTCTAGAGAGGGCCTTTTTGATGGCACCTAAAGATTCTATAAATGAAGACGTCGCCAGAGATGTACCAAGATATAAATCTGATCTAGAAGATATTGATATGGCTTTATATGAATTTATTAATGATTCTATGGATATACATACAAAAACAAATAAAGGTTTTCAAAAAATCCCCGTAATCTGGGCCGGCTCGGAGAGGGCACATAATATAAAAAATACTGATATAAAGCGCGATAAGACCGGGATGATCATTTTACCAGCTATTGTTGTCGAAAGAACAAAAGTCACAAAACAATTCGAAAACAAAGGTGTTCCATACGCTGCAGTTGACCCCAGAGGCGACCTGGAAGGAGGCTACTTGACAATTAATAAAGTTATTAAGCAAGATAAGACTTCTAATTTCGCTAATGCTGACGCTTATAAAAAACGAACACAGCTTAATTTCCCTACATATAGGAACAAGAAAAATGGTAAAATAGTCTTTGAAACCATTACCATACCCTTGCCTATCTATGTGGAACTCGGATATAATATTACTATCAGAACTGAGTACCAAGAGCAAATGAATGATGTTGTCGCGCCCTTTATGCGCAGAGCACACGCCCATAAGAGGATTATGATAAAACACAACTACAACAATTATGAGGCTTTCATAGAAGGGGAACTTAATGTGGCTAATAACATTTCTGCTTATGAACAGGCAGAACGTAAATATGAAAGTAGTTTAACTATCAATGTTTTGGGGTATCTTATAGGAGATGGAAAAAATCAAGTTCAGCGCAGAACAGTAAGAAGGGAGAATGCTGTACAAATTCGCTTTGCTAGGGAGCGAATTGTCATTGGTGACGAAGATGGAGAATTTAGATTTTAAAGGAGTTTCCAACCAACCAAGACTATTTAATTAAGAAAATGTATTTCTAGTTTTGACTAGAAACCACTAAGGGAGTTATAAGCATGGCAGTCGATAAATTTAAATTTATTTCACCCGGTATTTTTATGGATGAGATTGACGAGTCCGCATTACCGGCACTTCCGGAGCGCATGGGACCAGTAATCGTTGGTCGTTTTGCAAAAGGTCCGGCAAACAGGCCGATTAAAGTAGAAACATTTAAAGAGTTTGTTCAAATCTTTGGTCGACCCTCGGCGGGAACTCCGAGCGGGGACGTATGGCGTAATGGAGCGTTAACTGCTCCAACTTATGCTGCATATGCAGTTCAAGCTTGGTTGCGAAATAACTCTCCTTGTACTGTCTACCGACTTTTGGGTGACCACCCAACTTCTGCTGAAACAAGTTACGAGTCCTTCGACAAAGCATTGCCAGGCTGGAGAACTGATGAGTTATTAACTACCGATCGCGCTACCTGTGGTGGGGCATTTGGTTTGTTTGTGACGCCAGACGGAGATCAATATACAGCTACTAATTCTGGAAATGGGGCTCATAGTATAGTTGTAGCCACGTCCTGCACCGCCGGCGCCGCAAACACAAGAAAACTTAAGATATATGATGCTGACAGTCAGTCTGTAGAGTTTGATATAGATAATACCACGTCGACCTCGACAGCGACTGTTATAGCTTTTGGGAACGCTAATAGCAACGCAGCTCAATTCGCGACAAACATCATAGACGCGGTCAACGCTGCATATACAGCGGGCACTTTAAAGGTCCAGGCCGTGGCTGATCCGGTGACGACCGCAGGCGTACGCTTAGTTTCAAGTGTGAATGGTACGGTCGGGAATAGTATAACGGCCACAGAAGGATCCGCGGTGACCGACAATGTGATCCTCGCCAACAGCGGCGGCGGGGCGACGGCATGGGCCGGCGGCGGCACATGCCCTGCTGTTACGGGAACTTTAGCTGCTATATGGTATGTACAGGATGGGGGTTCAACCGTTGAAATAACTGGCACAGCTCCCAATGGAAGAGCAACAGAAGGTTGTGGCGTACTAATTAGATCAACAAATCAACAGTTTACAGCAAAAGTAAAAGATGCATCTGGCTCAACTGTAAAAGCTGCGACATTCAATTTTGATAAAGACAGTGATTTGTACATTAGAAAACTTTTTAATACGGACCCAACCAAAACAAATACTCAGATAACTCCAGCTGACTCTGAACAAGTTTATTGGCTTGGTGAAACTTTTGAAACTAATGTTTTAAATGATATGGCTGTCACCGGAGCAGCAGTCACTTCGACAGGCCAGTTCTGGGGTGCGGTTGTAGGTCTCCAGGGCAATGGCTGGGATGTCGATTGGGCAGACCGTTTACAAAAAGCCGTCGCAGCTAGAACTGGTTGGTATATTTCTCAAGATACCAGAGGTCTTACTACAGCTAGCTTTAATCCCACCGTCGACACAGAAGAGTTGTTTAGATTTGTAGCTCACGATAGCGGAGAGCACATAAATAGAGATATTAAGATCTCCCTTCAGGATATCAAAGCGCCAACTGATAACTTTAATAAGTTTGGTACTTTTACTTTAGCTGTTAGAGCAGCTGGAGATTCAGATAACAATCCTGTTATTCTTGAGCGTTTTAGCGGACTTAACTTAAATCCAAATTCTGCTGATTACATAAAGAAAGTTGTGGGTGATAGAAGTTACGCTTATAATCAAACTACCAAAACTATTACTGAGCATGGAGAATATCCCAACAGATCTAAGTATGTTCGAGTGGAAACCAAACGTATTGTCGACGACGCAGGAGCCGAAGGTCTATTGCCTTATGGTGTCTATGGACCTGTTATCCCAAGAGAACTTCAGCTTTTAAGCGGTTCACTAGTTTCTAATATAACTGATAATGCTGGTGTCGATATTGATCCATGGATTGCCAGTACTGGATCACTTCCTGCTGATTCTTTGGTTACTGGCCATGCAGCTGCCGGCCTGATCAGCGTTGGCCCCGGCGCCGCAGTAGAAAGCAACCATCTTACGACTCCGTCAAATGCTAGTGGTCTCACCGCCTCTCTACAGTGGCCCTCTACAAGACTTAGAGTTTCTGCTTCTGAGGGCAATATGGTTATGGCAACTCGTGCTTACTTCGGCTACCAGTCAACTTTAGCAGACACTAGAATATTTGATAAAACCAACCTTGATCTTCTAAGAGGTCAACCTGCAGGCGTGCTAGCAGGTAGTTTGGCTAACGAAACAAAATATTCTTGGGTATTTACCCTAGATGATGTAGAATCAGTTAGCGGCAGCGGCGGGTTTGATACTTCAAAGGCGATATGGGTAAGTGGCTCCAGAGCTAGCGGCCGTTCTATAACTGCTGGCGAGACAGGCACTCCATCGGTCACCTCTTCTGCAGAAGTGTTGGAAAGAGATTGGAATAGGTTTACTTCTCCCATGTTCGGTGGCTTTGATGGATTGGATATAACAGAAGCCGATCCTTTCCGTAATGAATATATAGACAACGGCTCCGAAAATACTAATTATGCATATTACTCGGTCAAAAAAGCAATTGATATCTTATCGGATAGCGAATTTGCAGAATTCGATGTTGCTACTATACCGGGCCTCACAAACTCTAAATTAAATACTATGTTAGTTAACGCTTGTGAGGATCGTGCTGATGCTTTGGCTATTATCGATGTCGAAGGCGGTTATAAGCCAAGACACGAAAATGATGATGACGAGGCCGCTCGAATGGGTACTGTCTCTGATATCGTTAATAAAGCAAAAGATCTGTCCCTCAATTCGAGTTATGGCTGTGCTTTCTACCCGTGGGTGCGTATTAAAGATAACGTCAATGACGCTATATTATATGTTCCGCCTTCTGTTGTCGCTCTTGGTACTTTTTCAAGCTCACAGAGAAAATCAGCAGTTTGGTTCGCACCAGCTGGCTTTACTCGCGGCGGCTTAAGCGAAGGTTCGGCAGGTTTACCGGTAATTGGGGTAAGAGAACGTCTCACCTCTGCTCTCCGCGATAAACTTTACGATGCAAATGTTAACCCAATCGCTAGTTTCCCAGCTGAAGGAATCGTTATCTTTGGCCAGAAAACCCTGCAGGTAACTCCTTCCGCCTTGGACAGAATCAACGTAAGAAGACTTCTTATCTTCATTAAGAAAGAAATTTCACAAATCGCTTCTAGAATTCTTTTCGACCAGAATGTTGTAGCCACGTGGGATAAGTTTACTGGTCAGGTCGAGCCTTTCTTGGAGGGTGTCAAAGCTGGATTAGGCTTAACGGACTTTAGGGTTGTGCTGGACGAGACAACCACAACGCCAGATTTAGTTGATAGAAATATTCTATACGCTAAAATCTTCTTAAAGCCTGCAAGAGCTATTGAATTTATAGCCCTTGACTTTATAATTACCAGAAGCGGCGCTTCATTTGACGATTAAAAATAAAAATTTAAATAAAACACTATTTATTAGAGATAAGGGAGACTTAAAATAATGCCATTTTACTCAGATTCAGGACCAGGCGGATTCGAGCCTAAAAGAAAACATCGGTGGACTGTAAGTTTTAAGCATCTTGGTAATGATCTAGTATTCATGGCTAAAGGTGTTTCGAAACCTAAATTTACCTCAACACCTACAAAACATCAATTTATGAATCATGAATTTAAATATCCTGGCATTGTTTCATGGCAGGATGTCAATGTAACGCTTGTTGATGCTTTTGAACCGAATATAGGTAGTGTGTTTTGGAATGTTCTTTTGAACAATGGTTACGATCTTCCTACTAACTTTACGAATTCTCTAATGGGGCTCACCAAGACCGCATCTGTGGCCACAATCGGTGATGTCGTGATAAGACAATTAGACGGCGGCCACAGAGCCGGCGCCGGAGGCCCCATTGTCCTCGACCCAGGCAACATTGTTGGACCCGCTATTGGGCCCTTTATCAGAGAAGAGTGGACCTTGAAAAATGCATTTGTTAAAGACGTGGCTTGGTCTGGCGAGATGACTTACGCGGCTGACGCCGGCTTGGTCGAAGTGACTGTCGGTCTGACTTATGATTTTGCTAAATATGCTACTTCTACTTCATCTAACGGTCTAGGTCAATACACTTAATAGAATTTAACGAGAGGTTAAAATGCGCAATAATGAGAAACGTTTGGGGATGGTCCCTGGAGGACCACAGCCAAGCGATGTAGCGGGAGCTTCTCAACAAGGCTCCCCTTTGGCATTTGTGGTGCCAACAGAGTTTGTTGAGTTGCCTTCGAAGGGGGCCTTCTATCCAGAAGGTCATCCTCTTCACGGTGAAGACACGATTGAAATAAAGTTTATGACCGCGAAGGAGGAAGATATTCTTACTTCGATGACCCTTATCAAGAAAGGGGTTGTCTTGGAAAGACTTATTAACAATCTTGTGCTGGATGAAAGAATTAAATCGACTGATCTTTTTGTTGGAGATCGAAATGCGATAATGATTGCCACACGCAAGTCTGCTTATGGCAGTTCTTATAGTACAAAAGTAACTTGCCCTGAATGTAACGCTCCACATGATGAAGAATATGATCTTAATGAAATAGAATATAGTGGAAAATGCTTTGATAAAGAATTTTTAAAGGAAAACAAAATCACGGTTCAGTCTAAAACTGGGGACTTTGAAGTTGAACTTCCCAAATCAAAAGTTGTGGTCGGCGTCCAACTTATGACAGGCCAAGATGAACAACAGCTGGCAAAGATTAGAAAAGAAAGAGTGGAAGAAGCTGATGTCACAGATCTTTTGTTTACAATAATCTCTTCAGTCAATGGAGTGGAAGACAGATATACAATTAAAAACTTTGTTGATTCCATGCCGGCCATGGATTCAAAACACTTGAGAAAATTATATTCACAATTGGTGCCTAATATAGACTTTAAACGGGTGTTTGTGTGCCAAAAATGTTATTCTGTAGCTGACCTGGAGGTGCCGTTTACCACGGCGTTTTTTTGGCCTGAGTGAAGAATACATGGAAAAAGTTTATGAGCAATTTTTTGTTCTAAAATTCCATGGTGGCTGGAGCTTCATAGAAGCTTATAATCTTCCTGTTGGGCTGCGTTCGTGGTTTCTGAATAAGCTAACAGAACATTTTGAAAAACAGAAAGAAGCCATGGAAGAAGCTCGAAACGGATAACAGTTAATAAAAGATCCTTTTGGGCTTTTTTATTTTGCCCAAGTCTACTATTTACTATGCACCATGTGAGGGGGATGAAATGGCGGTACCAGACAATCCAGAAGATGTAGAAAAGCTGATTACTCTTTATAAAAAGCTAAGAAAAGCAAAAAGCGAAGCTGCAGCTGAATTAAGCACCGCCGAAGAAGAGAACTTGAAACACATGGCTGATATGATTACGGCCAATGTTGACGGTTATCAACGCATGATAACTAAAAGAGAAGGCTTAATTGATAAAGCGCAAGAAATAATTGACCTCGGCAACGAGGAAACAAAGAAGTACAAAGACGCCCTCGCCGCGGTAGCGAAACTCAAAGCTGAAAATTTAAAGCTTGCAGCTGCTAAACAAAAAATTGCAGCTGCAAACATGAAAGAAGCAGAAACGGCAGACTGGGCCCGCAAGCGCAAGGCCGTCGGCGACGACGAGGCCATGAAAGAACTTAAGAAATATGAGGACGCTTGGAAAAGATCGAGTGTAAAAATAGCCGACAATGTAAGCAATCAAAAAATTGCAATTGCCAGGTTCCATACTCCAGTTACTGAATTTTTTGGCAAAATAACAGAGAACATGAATGACTTCGCGAAAACAATGGACACTGGCCTTCATAAGTATACCGCTGCCACTGGTTTGTATTCTGAAGCGCTTGAGAGAGTACAGGTCTCCGCCATGGGAGCTTTTAAGACCCCCGAAGGAATGGTGGCATATAGAGGAATTATGCGTGAGATTGGCTTGGATGGAAAGGATCTCGGCCTTTCGATGCAGGCCATAACAAAACATATTTCTGGCCTCCGCACAGGTTTGCATTCTTTAGGGGATCGAGAAGTAATGAGTCGAGTTGCTAATTTAGTGGCTGGTATGGCCAAATATGGCGTGACGACTGAGGCCTCAACAAAAAATATTGATCTGTTTATGAGAGCTTTAAAACAAACTCCAGCCATGGCCATGGAAAGCACCAAAAGATTGGATGGTTTGGCAGTCTCTTTGGGCATTGATGTTAACCAAGCAATAGCCGATTTTAACACTTCAGCAAAAACATTAATTCAGTATGGTGATCGTTCTATTGACGTTTTTGCTGGTATGGCAGCTCAAGCTCAAGCGACTGGAATATCTTTAGCAAACTTGGATAAGTTTGCACAAAAATTTGATACATTCGATGGCGCGGCGAACGCAGCCGGCAAACTAAACGCGATATTGGGTGGTACTCATTTATCTGTTATGGAGCTTGTCCATGCGGACCCTGCTGAAAAATTTGAATTGATAAAAGAAGCAGTGGCAGATGCGGGTGTTGCTTTTGAAGACATGGATCGTCGCCAAAGGTTGGTCATCGCCAACGCTCTTGACATGGACGTTGAATCTGCTGCAAGATTATTTGGTAGCCAAGAAGATTTCCAAATGGCTGGTGAGGGAATGGATACTGCGGCAACCAAACAAGACGAAATGGAAGAGCGCATTAAAAAAGCAATAAGTTCTACGGACCTATTGAAGAAAAGCTGGTCTGAACTAGCAGGTCCAATGAGAGATTATACTAATATCGTTAGAGAAGTCAATGAAATGTTGGGAGTCAAACCAGTCAAAGCCCTTCAAAGCCTTATTGACGTTCTGGCTGAACCGGCCGGCGCCAACCTGGACAGGAAAATTGCAGGCCCGGCTGGTCTACTTATGATAGAATCAGTAATAGAAAAAGTAACTAAGGCTGCTGACGTAATAGATAAATTACCCTTCCTGGGTAGTATAAGAGAACTTGGCATGTGGGGTGTAATATTCGGCGGCGATGAGACGGCCGGCACAAAGATTGAAGAAAGAGTCAGAGAGTCGATGGACAAGATCAAAGAGATAACAGATGAAACTGGAACTATATGGACAGGTATGCCTTCACAATCCGAAGTGGATACTAAACTTACTCCTTTTGTCGGTGGGATGGAGCGCGCTGCAGCTGCCGCCGCGGCCCTAGGTGCTTCCAAACCATTTGATTGGGTTGTTAATATCGACACAGCCGCTGCCGAAGCTGCCGGCAAAACTTTCCAGGATGCTGCGGTAATGTTAAATGCTGTAAATATCTCAGATCCCGGGAGTGTAGATCAGATCAAAGGGCTGATCACTCAACTTTTAAACGCCCCCACTATCGTGGTGCACCCCCGCGAGGAAGCAGACCAGGCCACCGGCCAATCTGGCGCAGGCCAGCAGGAACTTATTGTCAACGTCGACGGCTTGAAACTTTTCCGGATCCTGCTGCCGCACACTATGGAAGGTAAACTTAAAGCAGCGGTGCAGAAAGGTAGATAATAATGGCAAATAAATTTTTTCAGGCAAAACAAAGCTTTCTCCCGTACGAAAGAAGCTTAATCGCAAAGAACGATGTCAACGGCATGCAGAAAAGCTTTACAAAAGTCACTCCAGAAATAATAAAGTCGGGAGAGGAAAAAGATAGTGTCGTCACCACCGCCGCCGCCCGAGGAACTCTAATAGAAATTATACCAATGCACATTAAAAATCCACCTAGGATTACATTTATAGCTTTCTTGGACGCTTTTGTAGATAATTTCCGTCCAGACTTTAATTCAGTAAATGTTTATGGACGTCCCGATAGATATCATATTTGGAAAGCTTCACAGCGTAATCTGGCATTAACTATTACTGTACCATCTAGTGGAAAGAATATGGCATTAAGAAATCTCGCTAATATAAATTGGTTCTTGGCTTCTCTATACCCTGCTTACAAGGAGGATTCTCACGGAACAAATGCAGTTTCCGCCTCACCTCTTTTCAGAGTTAAATACGCTAATATGATTATGTCTGCAAATCATTTTGAGGGTCTATTATGCACTATCACAGGAGTAAGAGTTAGTCACAATAAGAAAGCTGGTTTTATACCGATTGTTGTAGACCAGCATTTGGGTGTTGACCCCGCGGGACCAGATCCCCTACGGGATCTGGAGGGCTTGGTCGTTGCCCCCACCGGCCGGGTTAACGACCAAGATCGATATGACGCTTTGATAGGCGAAGGAACAACTCGACCATCTAATTTTGTAATTCCAGCAGAATATAAACTCAGTTTTAATTTAACCGCTATTCATGAACATTCATTAGGGTGGGACCACAATACTGGAGACTGGCGCGGACCGTCCAACGAAGGTTCAAACATTGCGCGCTCTTTTCCATATGGCATAGAATTGGATAAAGACCTACCTGATCCAACAAAGGATAAAGATGCCGCAGCAGTTAACGTCAACCCCGTCGAAGATGCTGTCGTTGATGCTCCAACCGAGAGACTTTGCGACGTCAACCCCGCCGATGGAAAACTCGAAGGTTGCCTGGAAGAAAACCAAGCAGCGATTCGTGAGCAGGCGGTTGAAGAAGACCGCATCTTCGATCTCACTGGCCAGGGTGGCCAACCTGAAGGCTTTTTTGAGCCGAGTCCCCTGGGGCTCGGTGTCGGCAACCTTACTCTAGGAGGAGAAGGATAATATTATGAGATATTTTAATCAAAACATTTATATTAACAATAACTCTGCCTATAGACGTTATTTAAAGAGTAGAGGAAAGAAATTCATACGTCAGTATGATACACCTCAATTCCGCCATCCTTCTGTCGCAGATCTTAAGAATTTTAAAAGAGCCCAGCACGTTTGGGGCGTTGGAGATCGTTTCTTTAAACTGGCTAATGAGTTTTACAACGATCCAGAAAAATGGTGGGTCATTGCTCTCTACAACCAGAAGCCAACAGAGTTTCATGTTAGACCAGGACAAATAATATATATCCCACTTCCTTTGGATTCTGTGTTATACTACATGGGATATTAATCGGAGAAGAATATGGCTGACCCCAAAAAAGATGCAGCTAGCAAAGATGGGAAAGACGAAGTTTCAGAAGAAAAGAAGCGCCGCCTTAAAGAAGAGAAACGTGTTCGAAGACATGAAAGAAATTTTCGTAATGTAGAGCAGTATATTTTAAGTCAAAATATTAATGAAGTCTCTTCTTACTACAGGGAACATCTAGGTCTTTTCGCTTATAGAACTTTTCGACAGGTTAATGGCAGCAGCCCAGATATTGTGACTAGATTAAGGGGGTTGCCAGACCTATCTCCTTTTTTGGGATTAAAGAATTCCACACTATCTTTGTTGCAGCCAAAAATTAAAATATATCGTGTTACTTATGAAGAATTGGCCCCTGAAGCCGCCACAGAAACTGTAATCGACGCAGAAGGACCCACGGAGGGCTCTTCTCCAGATGGATTTACAGAAGTCCAAACTATGGCAACCGGCCAAAGGATACCGCTTAACACCCCGTGTTACAGGGAGTTCAAGTTTTCAGATAATTTTGGTAGGGAAAATGCTGCTTCTGTTGAAGATTACTTGGCTAGCGAATCAACGAAAGCCTCGTGGAGAAATATTGGCCTAGAATCGTTTAGGGTGAGACAAATAGGTACTTCTCATGGTGCAGTCGAACATAATATAGAATGCTCTCTTCAAATAAAATTAAAAAGTCTTAAAGACTTGACTGCTCAACCACCCGGTGAACCGCCACCAGAGAAAGGAGGTTTGAGATACGTAGATTTGGTTATCCATCCAGGCGCTAGAATTGATAGAGAGACTGAACACATAAATCCCATGCACTATGAAATTAAAGTTTTATTGGGATATCATTCTCCCACCAAAGATATGATTCAAAATATCGGCTCTGAACCTTCTAATTCTAAACAAGTAAAATTACTTGAAAGCTTGGAAAAAATGAACATTGTTTTAGCATTATCTTTGAGAGATTATGATTTTAATATAGACGACGACGGTTCTGTAACTTTATCTATCAATTACTGGGGACGAATAGAATCAGTCTTAAACAATAGTTACGCTAACATTTTTCAAGAAACGTTTGTTGTAGGGAAGGAAGGAAATCTCTTGTACAGCCCCAAAGCAGAAATTAAGAATAATTATGGTGCGTTAGCTAAACTTTCAAGTCAAATTTTATCTGCGCATAGAGGAATGAATTCGCCAGCATGTAAAATACCTGATTGCGAAGCAAAAAAATTAATACAAAAATTGCTAAAAGAGAGTGAATTATTTGTATCCATAATAAAGGCGGAAAACGTTCCCGGCGCATCAGATAAAACTCCTGATTTAGCTAAAATATTTGAATGGTTTAAAGAGGCTGATAATGTTAACCTACTAATAAGTGCACTAAAAAAGAAAGGAGCAGCATTTAGAGAACAGGTTTATGAAGGTTTCATGGCTCAGTTAATTGATGGAAACCCTCAAACTGCGGGCGGGAATGGAACTCGATTATTTTGTGCTTCCGCTAATAAAGAAAAAGTCCAACAAGCTATGGGATTAATTAACTCAGCCGGCGACGAAGCAACAAAAAAAAGCAAGATAAAAAGAGAAGAAGCAAAAAGGGAAAGTACCACCGCTATAGGAGAGGCTAGTAAAACTTTGGCTGTCGGTCGGTGCAGTGAAATAAAAATGTCGTCTGATAAATCTTTGGCAAATCTTAAACAATCGACTGCCAACTCTATTAAAGCAGCTGTAGAAGAAGAATCAAAATCAAAAGATGGAAAAAAAGCAGATGAGCCACCTGAAAGAGATCCTGCCAAGGTATCGGTATTATCTCCATCCGAGGGTCCTCATAAATACTACTTTTTGTTTTTAGGAGATATTATTGAGTTAGCTTGCAAAAATGCAGGATTAAAAGCTTTAAAGCTCCCATCACAGACTCTTGCTCTTGCTGAGGGTAGAGACACCAAAAATCCTACGATGCCTAATCAAGGATCGCATATTTATGTACAAGAAAGCTATATAGAGGGTGAAGAGTCTGCTTTAGATTACCCATTAAATGGAGTACGTTTGTTACTAGGTCCTTTAGAATATTATGATAGCAGCTCTACTTTACAACGAATTAATCTAGCTCAATTCCCAATTTCTTTTGATCTTTTCCAGGCTTGGTTTCTTCAAACAATTGTAAGAAAAGCTAAAATTAAAATGCCAATTGGTACTTTCATTACAAAAATTATCAATCAACTAGTGATGCCTGCTTTATCTACTGACTTTATAAGAGCACTTAAACCTCGTGGCACTCGAACGGAAAGCATAAGTTTGTCCCTTCCAGGACGACAAATGAAAGGTGCAAAAATAACCATCTGTGGCCGGCCCACATCTCCAGTGACTGAACTGTTGCCACTTGAACCAGAAATTGATATATACAGTGATGAGTTTACTGTTAATTACTATGATAAGGCGCGCCAGGTTACTTCTGATGAATCAATGATTAGAACTTCTTTTGACTACTGGTTAGTTCAAGTCTCTACAATAAGAGATATAACAAAAAGAACAGGACGCCCCCAGGAAGATATAAAAGATGGCTTATTCCACTTCAACATTGGATCTGATCGTGGCTTACTAAAAAGTATGAAATTTAAAAAAAGCGCTCTAAAAGGCCTCGGCGTAATGAGGAGCTTTCATGCGATCGAAGGCGGAGGTGACCAACTTGCGCAATTGAGAGAAGTATATGATTGTGATGTAACTTTAATTGGAAATTCTCTTTTTACACCTGGTATGCTTTTTTACGCAAATGCTAGTCTTCTTGGTCTGGGAGATGTCGCAGATGCTAAATCATTAGCCTATCAGTTAAATTTGGGTGGATATTTTGCGATCATGGAAACAGAGATGGAAATAAGTTCAGGTCATTATGAAACCCGCTTGACAGGGAAACAGCAAGGGTTTGGCAAAAAAAGAGGAAAATAAATTATGTCAAATAAAGTCACAGAAGCTATTTTCAATTCCAAAAGTAATTTACATAATTTTTATCCTAATTTCGATGGTGTAAAACATTTCGACTTAGAACGAAAACAACTTCTTTATGGTAGAATAGACCGGCGAGGAGATGCAATTTATCTGGCTAATGTTGCAAACTTGGCAGAAATTTATACTGGCGGGGACAGAACTGAACTAGCTATCGATTTTGTAGCCGAGGCTTTTAATGATATGCGCGGCTACGTACGAAAAATGGATCCTGGCCTCAACAAAAAAAGCTTGTTGTATAGAAGGATAAAGGTTCATAAAGCTCAGAGAGCTGGTGACTTAGAGTGGTCGTACTATCAATACGTGAACAAAATATATAATGATTTTGTTGAAAAATATTTAATGATTGAACGTCGTTTTGAAAAAATTAAAAATTTTCATGATTTCATGCAACAGTTTTTAATTTATATTAGCAGAATAGTCTATTATTTTCCGATTACAAGAACCGGATATATTTTATCACACCATTGTAGTCCTTACATTAGTGGTTTGATGTTAGAAATCGCACCAGAACTGCATGGAGTAGCAAACAATAAAAATGTTTTAAAGTATGTTAGCGATCCTAATTTTGTATTTTTCGTAAAAACAGCAAAAAAGTTTGGTTTTATGGTAGATAAGAATGCTCCGTGGCGCCTGGTTTTTAATGTCGCCTCCGGCGCATTGCCGAATTCTGAAGATGCTGGAGTTCTGGGTGCAAAAAAATACATGGGAAATTACGGTATTCAATTTGAAAATGTTTTTGAATATTATTATGAAAAAGCCCATCTTGCAGAACTTGATAATTTTAAAAACTATATGTTTTCTTTTTATAATACTTTCTATTCTCAATTTGAGGCTTACACAAAAATAAAATACGAAACCAACTCCAGTGGAGAATGCTCCAAGATTAAAGTGAAACAACAACAGAATTTTAGAGAACCACTGTTCCTTTCCGCTCACCTTCCATTTGCTGATGCGCCGGGACACGTTAACGTATACGGCAGCGAATACTGGCTAAAAATTATTTTAAAACTCAGATTATTAGAGTCTAATACTCCTCATAATAAAGTTAATTTTTCTAATTATTCTAAAGAGTTAATTAGACGAAGCAGGATGTTTGGATCTGGAGCAGCGTTAGATTATATAAATGACTTGACTAGGGGCATGTTGAAAACTATATTTAATACAGAAGGCAAATATTGGCACGGTAATCCAAAGTCTATTTACGATCGCAGAAAAAGGGAAGCAGAATCCAAAGTAGCTTCGCCCGATCGAGTGCCCGCGCCTTTGACTGGTGTCTTAAACAAAAAATGAGGAACATTTGCTATTTCAAACGCTAGACAACAAAAAAGAATGTTATGCTATTTATAGCGACGGTGATCTTTACCATTATCCCAACAACTTAAGTTTAACACATACATGGGCCCATACACCACACTTTGAAAACCGATCTGTTGAATATGCTCAGATCTGGGCTGCAGGGAAATCTCTCTCGGAGACTTGTCCTGAACATCTTAAAGAGGAGTGGAGTGAAGTCGAAACCAAGGCGAGGGCTTTTCTAACTTCTTTTAAAGAAGCCGGAGTCAATTTAAACGATGTTTGTTTTTATGACTTGGTTCCAAAAAAGTTTCTGCTTAAGTACTGTGAAGTTAAAAACAAAATAGCAAATTATGTTTTTGAACATTATAAAAAACCAAGTAACTATAATTTTATGTTAGAACTCGTAAAATTCCTTAAAGAAATTAGTGAGCAAGAGTTAAACACACGTGTTGAAAATTTGGATTTTATTAATATAAAAAACAGAGAAACACTTAATAAAATTAAAAATTCGGCAAACTACATTAAATATAAGCCTTGGGGAACCGTGACTGGCCGATTAACAACTGAAAAGGAAAGCTTCCCAATCCTTACTTTAAATAAAGAGCTACGAAGCATTTTGCGACCTAATAATGATTTGTTCGTTGAATTGGATTTTAGTGCAGCAGAAATACGTACTTTATTCGGTCTCTTAGGGCGTGAACAACCTGTGGGAGATATCCATAATTTAATCAATAAGCATGTTTTTGATTCAAAATATGATAGAGAAGAGAGCAAGAGACGTGTTTTCGCATGGTTGTATAACCCCAAGGCTCGAAACAAAAAGCTAGGGCAATACATAGATAAGAATGAGATAATAAAAAAATATTATCATGATGGTGTTGTTACTACTCCTTTTGGTAGAAAGATAGAAGTAAAAGAAGACAAAGTACTAAATTATTTAGTACAAAGCACTGCTAGTGATCTTTTTTTAAGATCAGCGTTGAGGGTACATAATCTGTTAAAAAAATACGAATCTAAGATTGCATTTTGTATTCATGACAGCTTGATAATAGACATTTGCAAAGAAGAAAAGGACATTTTGCAAGAGGTAATCAATATATTTACTGATACTATATATGGTAAATTTACAAGCCATTTGAGTATGGGTACAGATTTTGGGAGTATGAAACAAATAGCATGAATATAGTTGGTCTAGGACATCCCGGCTGCGCCATGGCAAAAATTTTTTCAGGATATCCGGAATATAAAATATTTTATATGGATACAGAAGATAATGATTATGACGGTACCTTTATAAAAATTGAAGAACAGGAAAGTCATGAACAATATGAAGCAAACTATACATCTGTTAAACTAGAGTTAAAGGATGCCCCCATCATACTCATCCTTTCAGGAGTTGGGAATATAAGTGGTATTGTTTTAAGAATTTTAGAAGAGTTGAAAGATAAGCAGATTAGCGTTTTATACATAAAGCCAGATGAAATATCATTGGGTGTGGAGGCAAAGTTAAAACATAGGTTAACCTTGCAAGTGTTACAACAGTACGCTCGTTCTGCTGTTTTTGAAAAAATTTATATTGTAAACAATATGTTAGTTGAAAAACTTGTCACACAATTATCTATTACAAAATACTGGGATAGTCTAAATGAGCTGATTGTGGGAACACATCACATGATGAATGTGTATAATAATATAGAGCCTTTGTTGACTACTTTATCACCGTCCATGATACCAATAACAGCGAGAATTGGTACTTTTGGGCTTGTTGATTACGAATCGAAAGAAGAGAAAATGTTTTACGATTTAAAATACCCTCGTATAAAAATATATTATTTTGCGATTAACTCAGTTGAATTAGAATCTAATAAAAATCTATTACAGGATATACGTGCTTTTGTAAGGGCGCAGAAAAAAGAAGAAAAAGTTGATGTTGCTTTTTCAATATATTCAACAAGTTACGATCAAAATTACATCTATAGCGTACATTACGCTTCTTTGATACAAGAAGAAAATTCAAATTTATAGTTTACCTTTCTTTATACGTTGTTATTATGATACTAGACTAGATGATTGGAATATTAGCTAATCATACTTTACCTAAAAAGGAGAAAGACTATGGGTATTGATTTAGAAAAAATGAAGGCAAAGCGCGACGCCTTGGAAAATCATGGCGCAGGCAAGAGCGTTTTCTGGCGTCCAGAGGACGGTGAACAAACAATTCGTATTTTGCCAACTTCGGACGGAGATCCGTTTAAGCAATACTGGTTTCACTATAACCTAGGTAAGAACCCTGGATTCTTGAGCCCAAAGAAAAACTTTGGAGAAAGTGATCCTCTTGATGACTTTATCCGTCAACTTTATAAGGATGGCAGTGATGACGCCATCAAGATGGCGAAGACATTGTCAGCACGGCAACGCTTTTTTAGTCCCGTTCTTGTACGCGGCGAGGAAGATCAGGGTGTGCGACTATGGGGCTTTGGTAAAATGGCCTATAGAGAACTATTAAATCTTGTTCTCAACCCGGAATACGGTGATATCACCGATGTGAACGAAGGAGTTGATCTGGTCATCAATTATGGTAAGCCGGCCGGCGCCCAGTTCCCACAGACGACTATCACTCCCCGGCGCCGCAATTCGCCTTTGGTTGAAAAGGAAGAGGATATTCAATCTCTACTTGAACAGGTGCCTGATTACAGTACTGTTTTTGAACGAAAGACTCCAGAACAGGTTCAAGGAATGCTTGATGAATTCCTCCTAAGCGAGGAAGATGCTGAGGATGTTTCTTCTGAATCGTCAAGGTATAGTAATAAAGGCACGAGTTCCGTTGACCAAGCCTTTAAAGAGCTTTTGGGAAACTAGTCCTTCCCCGCAGGGAGGCACGGGGTTACAGGTGTCTCAACTTTTCACACACACAGGAGCTTATTATGAGTGAAAATAACAGAAGTGGATATGAAATCCGCGAAGGTTTACTTGGCTTAGCTAAGGACATTTGTGAGCAAAATGCGCATATGCGTTTTGAGCAAACAAAGCAGTGGAGCGGCGCGACAACTGAAGATGTCATCCGCGAAGCTGAGAAACTTTATCAATTTGTACAGACGAAGTCCTAATTGATAGCCGCAGGGAGGCCTGGGTTTACAGAGGCCTCAATTTTTAAAAACGAGGGTACCGTGGCAAAGAAAGCAAAGAAACTAGGTCGACTAAATATTGATGAGATGAGAAATCTTGTCAATAAAAAAGCGGGAATGGAGGTTGCCTTCGATCTAACGAAGGATAACCCAACACAGGTTAAAGAGTGGATCCCAACTGGCTCGCGATGGCTCGACAGTATCATCTGTCGAGGCCAACTAGCTGGTATACCAGTGGGCAAAATTATTGAAATTGCCGGCCTAGAAGGTTCTGGTAAATCTTATATGGCAGCTCAAGTTGCGGCGAATGCTCAAAAGATGGGAATTGATGTCGTATACTTCGATGCTGAATCTGCAATTGACCCTGGATTCTTAGCCAGCGCCGGCTGTGATGTAAATAATATATTATATATGCAGCCACCTAGCGTTGAATATGTCCTAGAGACTATTGAAGAGTTGCTAGGTTCTAACGAAAACAAGATGTTATTTATTTGGGATTCTCTCGCTCTCACGCCCTCTATTAGCGACGTCGACGGAGATTTTAATCCCCAATCTTCAATGGCGGTTAAAGCGAGAATTTTAGCAAAAGGCATGTCTAAGTTGACAGTTCCTATCGCCGGCTCACAATCTACTTTTTTAGTACTGAACCAGCTTAAAACTAACATTACTAGATTTGCAGCAGAAGCAATGACGACACCTTACGTCACACCTGGCGGCAAAGCAATGCACTATGCCTATTCATTACGTATATGGTTAACAGGACGTAAGGCAAAAGCATCTTTTCTCGAAGATGAAAATGGATACAGAATTGGTTCAGAAGTTAAAGTAACACTGAAGAAAAGTCGATTTGGTACAGATGGTAGACAATGCACATTTAAAATTCTTTGGGGCGGAGAAGTCGGTATCCAGGACGAGGAGAGCTGGCTTGAAGCTATTAAGGGATCAGACTCACTAGAGCAAAGCGGTGCTTGGTATAACCTAGTTTACGAAAATGGCACAACTGAAAAGTTTCAAGCGGCTAAGTGGAAAGATAAACTAACTAACGAAAAATTCCGCAATCGAGTCCTTCAAATCATGGATGAAGATATTATCATGCGTTTTGATAAGAAGGAAGGGAAAGCAGAAGAATTTTATGATATTGATTAAGAAGAGGCATCGTCACCGGTAACCTTGACTTACACGCCCCCTGTACCTATATTGATTGTACAGGGGGTTTTCTATGCCTAGAGGCATTTCATCATTTAAGCCCCGCAACGGAATTGCGGGAAATATAATACAGAAGACGAACAGAACCCAAAGATACTTGAACCTTGCCAAGAATATAGCCTGGCAAAGCACATATGGTAAAATTAAGCATGGTGCAGTTTTAGTGAAGGGAGGTTCAGTTCTCAACGTGTGCTGTAACAAAGACAAATTTTGTTCTTTTGGGGCCCGGTTTCGAGATTCAAATCGAGGGCGCCCAACGGTACATGCCGAACTAGGCTGTATTCTAGGTTTATCTAGAAATGTTACAGTTGGGGCGGATATATATGTCTGCCGGGTTAACAGACAAGGTGAATTTCGTAATAGCAAACCTTGCACTATGTGCCACGAAGCGCTTAAGCATGTTGGTGTAAAAAGAGTTTATTACACGACTAATGAAGATGTAATTGAGATGTATAAATTATAAACTATTTATATAAATGGAGGTTTTATAAATGAACAGTCTCAAAGCTCTTGTCCGCGAACACCTAAAGAAGAACTTGTACGAAGCAACTGTTGTTTTGCGCTCTTCTCGTGATTATAATATTACAATAATAGCGGACAATATACGTGGCATATGTGGGATAACCGTATGCACAATCGCTGCAGCCGCCCGACCGGTCTCCAGCACACATGAAAGAACTGAACTAAGAATTAAGTTTCATAAACTGGATCCTACGATGGAAGAAACTGTCATAAAGATGTCAAATGCGGCGAGGAAGATTGACGGGGTCTCTTCTTTTATCGTTGCAAAGGTCGAAAGAGTATTCAGTAGAATTTACAGATAAGAATAAAAGAGGAACATGAAGCGCAAGAAAAGATTACTGATCATTGATCAGTTAAACCTGTTTTTTAGAAATTATATTGTTAACCCCAGCCTTTCTCTCAACGGACAACCCATCGGTGGTTTGCGGGGATGCTTTCAAAGCATTCAAAAAATCGTCAGGGAATCCAAACCTGATTTGATTGTAATCTGTTGGGACGGCGAAGGCGGTTCTAAAAAAAGAAAATTGTTAAAAAAAGATTATAAAGAAGGGCGGAAGCCAATTCGACTTAATCGATCTGTTAAATCTTTAACTGAGCATCAAGAAATAGAAAATAAAATCTGGCAGCAGACAAGATTAATCGAGTATTTTAATTACACCCCAATGATACAATTTATGTTTTCCGGTGTTGAAGCAGATGACATTATTGCATATCTTTCCCAAACGCCAGAATATTTGGATTGGGAAAAACTTATTGTATCAAGTGACAAAGATTTTTTTCAATTACTTGAGAATAATACAGTATTATACAGGCCGATACAGCGTGAAATATTAAATGAAAACTCTATTTTAAAGAAGTTTGATATCCATCCTGCCAATTTTGCCATGGCCCGGGCTCTGGTTGGAGACAAATCAGATAATATTGAGGGAATTCCTGGTGTGGGCCTCAAAACCGTTGCAAAGAGATTCCCATTCTTCACAAATAAAGAGTCGGTAACTTTTGATGACATTTTAAATCATTGTCATGAAATGGTAAAAGAAAATTCAATAAAAGTATACCAATCAGTTATCGAGAATGAAGGTCTTTTGAAAATAAATTACCAAATGATGCAACTTTATTCTCCAATGCTTTCAATCGGAGCTAAAAACACTATTCGAGAAACGATCAGAAATCCAGACTTATCTTTTAACAGAACTGAAATAATAAAGATGATGTTAAAAGATGGTTTCGGCGAAATTAATTTTGTTGAACTGTTCCAGCATTTTAATAAAATTTGTCTGGACAATTAAGCAGAAGTCCTTAAATTTCTAGTAACAGGATTATTACATGGTTAAAAATGATAAAATTAGTTTCTCTAAGTATGGGAAGCAATTTCAAGAGTCTCTGGCTCAACTGGTTTTGCAAGACCGCCCTTTCGCGGATCAACTTGAAGAGGTATTAAATACAAACTTTTTCGAACTGCAGTACTTGCGAGTTTTCATTTCACAAATTTACAGTTACAGAAGAAAGTACGGAGTTCATCCAACTGATAAAATTATTGCTTCAATCTTTAGAACAGAGCTTGACAGCGAAAGTGAGGCAACGCAAAAACAGGTACGAGATTATTTTGCCAGAATCACAATTAAGGGGATTCAAGACGAACAATACATTAAGGAGACCTCACTAGACTTCTGTAAAAAGCAGAAGCTGAAAGAAGCTCTTATGAAGTCGGTGGATCTAATCCAGATGTCTTCATATGATGAAGTTAAGCAGGTTATCGACGAGGCGTTAAAACTAGGAACAGACAATAATTTTGGCCATGACTTTCTAAAAGATTTTGAACTAAGATATGAAGTTAAGGCTCGTAATCCGATCACCACTGGATGGGAAAAAATTGACAAGCTAACGAGAAATGGATTAGGTGTAGGCGAACTTGGTGTGATAATCGCTCCAACGGGCGCAGGTAAATCGATGGCTCTCGCACATTTAGGCGCCCATGCGATCAAGGCTGGCAAAAATGTTGTACATTATACATTAGAATTGTCAGAGAGCATCACAGGCCAGCGTTATGACAGCTGCATCAGTCAAGTTCCATTGTCTACCTTATTTCATAGGAAAGAAGAGGTTCTAGAGGCAATTAGCGACCTAGACGGAACGTTGATTATCAAGGAATATCCAACTAAAACAGCAACACCAAATGTTTTAAAGGCGCATATAGAAAAATTAAAAAAAAGAAATCATAAAATCGATATGATTATAGTAGATTACGCTGATTTGCTCCGACCATGTACACATTATAAGGAGAAAAGGAACGAGTTGGAGTCTATTTATGAAAACTTAAGAGCACTCGCTCAAGAGTATAAATGCCCAGTTTGGACAGCGTCACAAACAAACAGATCGGGCTTAAACGCGGAGGTTGTAACAATGGAATCTATTTCTGAGGCATTCAATAAGTGTTTTGTGGCGGATTTCATTTGTTCTATTTCACGAACAATCAGAGATAAAAATGCCAATACGGCTAGAATGTTTATTGCAAAAAATCGCAATGGGCCAGACGGACTAGTATTCCCAATGTATATTGATACGAGCACTGTACAGTTGAAGGTCTTAACGGCTGTTGACTATACGCAGCATGCTGCCGTTAGCGCTTCTACTCCGCAGGATTTGGCCAAGAATTTGAGAGAAAAATATAAAAACTTTAGAAAAGGAAGAGGGGAGACAGCGAATGGAACTAGCTAGTAAGATTTTATCTGATATCACTGTACATATGAAATATGCACAATATCTGCCAAAAAAGGAAAGAAGAGAAACATGGAAAGAAGTCGTTACTAGGAATAAAAAAATGCACATTAAAAAATATCCTTCGTTAAGAGAGGATATTGAAAATGTTTACAAATATGTTTATGAAAAGAAAGTCCTACCATCAATGCGATCAATGCAGTTCGGGGGTAAGCCGATTGAGGTGGCTCCTAACCGGATATATAACTGTGCTTACATGTCTATCGATCATCCTGCTGCTTTTAGCGAGTGCATGTTTCTCTTACTTGGGGGAACTGGTGTCGGATATTCAGTACAGAAGCATCATGTTGAAAAACTCCCCGAAATTCAAGGCCTTAGTACAAAAAGAACTCGTCGTTTTCTTGTAGGCGATTCAATCGAAGGATGGGCTGACGCAGTTAAAGTTTTGGTAAATTCTTATTTTAAGGGCGGCTCTAAAATACGTTTTGATTTTAGCGACATCCGCCCGAAGGGCGCCAGACTAATTACTTCTGGAGGCAAAGCACCCGGTCCGCAGCCTCTTAAAGAGTGCTTATTAAAAATCAAAGGAATCTTAGATGAAAAAGATTTGGGAGATCAGCTTGAACCAATCGAAGTTCATGATATCATTTGTCATATTGCTGATGCTGTTCTTGCCGGGGGGATTCGTCGCGCTGCTCTTATTTCACTTTTTTCAGCTGATGACGAAGAGATGCTGGCCGCAAAAGCAGGCAATTGGTGGGAAGCAAACCCACAAAGAGGACGAGCTAACAATTCTGTAGTGCTGCTTCGTCACCGTATAACTCATGATTACTTCATGTCTTTGTGGGAACGAGTTAAGGCATCTGGCTGCGGAGAGCCAGGTTTTTATTTTTCGAACGACAAAGATTGGGGTACTAATCCCTGCTGTGAGATTGCTCTTCGTCCGTACCAGTTTTGTAACCTGGTAGAAATTAATGCATCGGATATAGAAACTCAAGAAGAATTAATATATAGAGTTAAAGCTGCAACCTTTATCGCTACTTTACAGGCTGGATATACTGATTTTCACTATCTAAGAGATATCTGGAAGAAAACAACGGAAAAAGAGGCTTTGATCGGTGTATCGATGACTGGTATAGCATCTGGAACGGTACTAAATTTAGACATGAAATCTGCTGCTCTAGAGGTTAAAAAAGAAAACCGACGCGTCGCAGGCCAGATAGGCATTAGGCCGTCGGCACGGACGACTTGTGTAAAACCAGCTGGGACGACTTCTTTGACTTTAGGTACATCTAGCGGAATTCATGCTTGGCATAATGAATATTATATTCGAAGAATGAGAGTAGGTAAGAATGAGCCAATTTATACTCATTTGGTAATACATCATCCTGAATTGATTAAGGATGAATTTTTTAGACCTCACGACACGGCCGTTATTGAGGTGCCACAAAAGGCCCCCACCGGCGCGATCACCAGACAAGAAACAGCAATTGATTTATTAAAAAGAATTAAAAAAATGTCTGCGGAATGGATTAAACCTGGCCACCAGCGTGGTCAAAATACTCATAATATTTCTGCGACCATATCAATAAAAGAAGACGAATGGCGCGCCGTATCAGAATGGATGTGGGAAAATAAGTCTATTTATAACGGGCTTTCTATTTTACCATATTCAAAACATACATATAAACAACCTCCATTTGAAGATTGTACACAAGAACAATATGAAGAGCTGTATAAGGCTTTGAGGGAGGTAGATGTGTCTAAAATTATTGAAATAGAAGACAATACTAATCTTTCCGGAGAAATCGCCTGTAGCGGCGGAGCATGCGAAATAGTTTAAATATAAATTACTTTTTGTTATGCCGTTGCTATTATTAGAATATAAAATAAAAGGAGGTCGCTATGAGCGACAAAGAAGCAACTAAAGAAGAATATGCGGTTGAATTTATCAAGGCGTTTAAGGCAGTAGAAGAAGAGATGGAACCTTACAAGGAACACAAGAGAGATCTTAGAAAAAATTATGTCCAGAACGGCTGGCTAACTCGTAACGAAATGCGCCAAGTCGTGCGCGCGTACAGGATGCTTAAGCAGGGGGACGATATTAACGAACTTAAGACTTACTTTGACAAACTGACCTTAAAAATTTCAGGAGCTTGAACAGAATGCTCGTTCCCGTTAACAAATATTTGGTTGTTGAGCCGATTAGAGAACAGAAATCACAAGATGTAACAATCTTGATTCCTGAAAATGTTAATATCGATAGTTCTCGTTATGGCGTGGTGAAAATAGTAAAGCCTCACGCCTCTTCACATCTCGAAGAAGGTACAAAATTACTAGTGCCAAAACACATGATTGAGGAAGCAAGCATCTTTGGAAAAACATACCATATGATTCTAGAAAATCACGTTATTGGATTTCTACTTGAGGACTCATGAAAACAAAAATTGAGTTATACGATGACGAATTAGGTTACGTTGAGCTTGTCGACCACATGGGTACGGATTTGACTATTGTCAACAGTGCTCGTGTGTCTTTTGGGAAGCAGAAGGATAAGCTAGATAAAAAAGATAAAAAGTTAATTGAATATCTTGTCAAGCATAAGCATACGAGCACGTTCGAACACAATGTTTTAACTTTTCGAATTAAGGTGCCTTTATTCATACGATCACAACATCATCGTCATAGAACTTGGTCCTACAATGAAATCAGCAGAAGATATACCGATTTCAATCTTGAATTTTATGAACCCCGTGGTTATAGAACTCAGCACGAATCTAACAGACAATCTAGCGATTCTGAGAGTTTGATAAACCCAATAATTGGTTATGTTAAAACACCCCATGGGGCATCCAGTTCCGCGGTGCAGATGATCAAGCTCCACCACGAACGCAGCTTGCTACTATACAATTCTTTACTTTCAGCGGGCATATGTAGAGAGCAGGCCCGGGGAACATTGCCACAAAACATGTACACAGAATATTATGGCACTTGCAATTTAAATAATCTACTTAAATTTATACAACTTAGAACTCATGAAGGCTCTCAATGGGAAATACAACAACTGGCTAAAGCAATGCTAACAATAGCTAAAGACTTATGGCCAACGGCTATCGAAGCTTACATTGATGTTCACGGAGAATAAAAAAATATGAATTACATTTTACCTTTAATACTTTTAATCCCAACTGCTAATCTAACAGAGGCTACAACACCTGAAAAAGAGTATACTAAACCTATTAAGCTTGACGCTAGCGCCTCAATGACTTACGAGGATATCCTAAACGAAGCAGTCTTCAATTGTAGGTTTACCGACTCGGATAAGGTTGATTATGAACTGCTAGATAAATTGATAGCAGTTGAAAAGAAGTATAACCCCCCTGCAGAGCTAAAAGGTTTAATACTTGCTGCCGCATGCCAAGAGTCAGGTTACAACCCTAATGCTTTGGGCGATAGAAAATTTAGTAAAAATGGGAAGACTCCAATGGCAGTGGGTCTTTTTCAGATGTGGCCTTGGTGGGAAAAGAAATCTCATGGCTATGGCATTGACAGGAGAAATCCGGTTGAGGCTGCAGATGCGTGGATGCGCCATATCACGAAACAAATTAAATTTATCAAAAGAACATGCAAGTATCGCACCGACAAGAGAATATGGATTGCTGCTTGGGTGAGAGCAATACGCTACCCTACAAAAAATAATAGATGCCGTCAAGTCCCCAAGCACTACCGACTGCTTAAGAAGTGGCACAAGAATATCATTAAACAGAAAAAAGAATGTGAGATAAATGGGTGTGGTTGCTGATTTTCATTGGGCTCACACAGTTGTGGGGAGTGAATTAGATGCAGTACGATTTGCCTTTAAAAACAAGAATCACATATTGTTTAATTGTGATCCTCACTTCCATTCTTATCAACCTTCATGTTCTGAATTTGATTCTACGTTAGAAGAGACCTGGGCAAAGACCTCTTATAGGCTCTATCAAGAAGGTAAGAATCCTTTTTCCAACACAATTAAAACGCTTCGTATTGATAGAAAAGAGAAACTCGTTAAAGTTTTCACCAAAAATGAGATGAGGTCTCTTGTTGGTTACGACAAGCTTTATATATTTGATTTGGAAAATGTTTTAGGGGTGGAAGATGTATTTAGTCAGGAAATTCTACGTTACCGTGTGTTAGATTGGTTTGATGTCCATACTACTGGCGGTAAAGTCGATGTAGAATCTTTAGAAGATCTGAGTTCAGATTTCATTAAAAAAATATCCTTTTTTGATTCTACGAGGATTGATGGATCCCGTGCACATAAAGACATCGTTGCTGAATCAATCTTAACATTGGAACAAATAAACGATGTAAATTACACTGATACAATAGCAAGATTCAAAATTATTGAGCAATTGAAACAGATCGGGATCGAGAAACCTAATTTACGACTGTGGAAGCGAGATATATATCCGATAAAAAAGATCTGTGGTGAGAATCAAAATGATATATTTTTGATGGGGGCTGCGTGTCAGCACAAATAGCAGGGATAGTGCCGATTTCTGGTAGAAAATTAGATTATGACATGCCATGGCATGATTCTTTGATGCCTATTTCTCCTAATTATTTAGCTGTTGAACGTGCTGTGGCTGAATGTGCCTATGCTGGTTGTTCAACAATATGGTTGATATGCAGTGACGATGTACAACCTTTGATTAGATATCAAGTAGGAGAGCAAGTAGAAGATCCTGTTTACCGCCATCGACATTTCGAGCATAGTAAAAAAGATTTTAAAAGGTTTATACGTGTTTATTACGTTCCAATTGATATCAAAGATATCAACAAGAGGGACTGTCTCAGCTGGAGCGCGATTTATGGTGTTATTGTTGCTAATAAAATTATCAAATCAATAAGTAGCTGGTTGGTTCCAAAAAGATTTTATATAGCTTGGCCATATGGTTGTTATTTACCACATGCTGTACGTGAACATAGAAAAGATATATTAAATCGAAATTTTATGTTAGCTCATCAGGACAAAACAATACAAAACGATAAATACCTTGGCTTCAACATCACGCTGGAGCAAGCTTTAGAATTGAGATCTGAAATACGCGAGAAATCGACAGGCATGTGGTCAAATCCTGATACTCGTGATAAGAGACTACCACTAGATGAGAGATTTTCTTATAGAAACTTTAAACCAAGTCAAGTTTTTGATACTTTAGAAACAAATAAATACAAAGTTTGTAATGTAGAGAACTATCACGATATAAGCAATTGGGAAAACTATTGTAATTTCCTGTCTCAGGACATACAGTATAAAAAGCCATTAATTTTAAACCATGGTGAATGGAATGAAATAGGAAAAGATGATTGACTTATCTTAAATGTTTTTATATTCTTATAAAGGAGAAGTTAAATGGAACGAATTAAATCTAAAATCCCGTTTGTGGGCCTTCATGCGCATAGTGTCGCGGGGTCTGTATTCGACGGATTCGGGTACCCGCCGGAGCACATGGACTTTGCATACCAAAATGGCATGGGCGCCCTGGCTTTAACCGACCACGGAAATATGAATGGGCTTTCACATCAAGTTCTTCATGCAAAAAAAATGAAGAAAGAGGGTAAACAATTTAAACCAATCTTTGGCGTTGAAGCCTATTTTATTCCTTCCATCAAAGAGTGGAAAGAGGAATATGAAAGGGTTAAAACGGATAAAAAGCAAGCCAAAAAAGTTATTAATGACACCGACAAGGTTGCAGCCGAGGACGAGTCAGCCTCAAAGCAGAAGACAAAAAATAGAATCAATTCTAGAAGGCATCTTGTACTTGTTGCATTAAATCAAAAAGGCTTAAATAACATATATAAGATTGTTTCTGACTCTCACCAGGGAGATAATTTCTATCGATATCCACGCCTAGACTATAAGATGCTTGAGGAATATGGAGAAGGTATCATGGCCTCCTCCGCATGCCTCGGCGGTGTATACGCTGGAGACTACTGGGACAACTGTATCTATAAAGAGTATGTCGACGAGAATGGTAAAACAAAAACCAAGAAGATTGGAGAAGACGAAGACGCAATCTTAAACGCGATGCGCGAGACAACGAAGAAGATGGTCGCTACCCTTGGAGACAGGTGGTACGGTGAACTACAGTGGAACAATGTGCCGGAACAGCACAGGTTAAACAAATACGTTATCCAGATGCAAAAAGAGTTTGGTATCGAGCTAATTTCAACTGCCGACAGCCACTACCCAAGTCCGGACGCGTTTAAAGACAGAGAGCTATACAAGCGTCTTGGGTGGTTAGGCAAAACGAGCAAGCCAGAATGGTTGACGTCAGAATTACCAATTGATGTTGATGAACTTGGTATGGAATTGTATCCAAAAAATGGTGACCAGATGTGGGCTTCTTATAAAAAATATTCTGAGGAGTGTGAAGTCGAGTATGACGATGATTTAATTTACGATTCACTCGTAAAAACTCACTGGATTGCCAATGAGAGGATTAGCGATTTCATGCCCGACGATACAGTGAGGCTCCCTGAATTTGTCGTTCCGGACGGCGCCACAGCTACAGAAGCTTTGACCAAAGCTTGTATTACTGGCCTTCGTGCCCGAAACTTACATGAGGATAAACAATATATCAAAAGACTTCGGCATGAAATGGGAGTTATCGACAACAGAGGGTTTAGTAAATACTTTTTAACGATGAAGGCGATCGCTGACAAAGCGAATGAAAATATGCTCTCCGGCCCGGGCCGCGGATCTGCTGCTGGTTCTCTCGTCGCTTACGTATTGGGGATCACGCAGGTTGATCCGATCAAACATGGTTTACTGTTTAGCCGATTTTTACGCTCTGACGCCAAAGATTACCCTGACATTGACTATGACGTCAGCGACGCTTTCGGGCTTAAAGAAATTTTAGCAGAGGCCTGGGGAGAGACTGCGGTTGTTCCTATTTCTAATTATAATACGTTGCAGTTGCGATCGCTTATCAAAGATATCGGTAAATTCTACGGTGTTGATTTTACCGAAGTCAATAATGTGACGAATGTAATGGTTCGCGAAGCCACACCGAAGGCGAAAGCAAAACATGGCATCAAAGCAGGAGTATATGTTCCTACCTTCGAGGAAGTTATGGAATATTCAGATTCCTTGCAGAGATTTCTTTACAAATATCCTCACATTAAGACGCACGCCGAAGCTCTCGTAGGCCAAGTCAGATCGACTAGTCGACACGCAGGAGGTGTTGTAATCGGCGAGGACTTGGATAAACATATGCCGTTAATCTGCTCCAAGGGAGTTATCCAAACTCCATGGTCAGAGGGACAGAACGTACGCCATCTGGAGCCGCTTGGGTTTATCAAATTTGATTTGCTTGGCCTCACTACTTTAGAAATGATCCAGTCAGCGATCGGCCATGTCTTAAGAAGACATCATGGTGTTGAGAATCCTTCTTATAAGAATATTAAGGAGTACTATGATAATAATATACATCCAGACGTTATTGATCTCGACGACCAAAAAGTGTATAAGAATATCTTTCATAAGGGCAAGTTTGTTGGGATTTTTCAGTTTACAAACGGAGGCGCCCAAAACTTTTGTAAGAAAGCTAGCCCCAATAACATAATTGATATTTCCGCCATTACATCTATTTACCGTCCAGGACCTTTAAGTGCCGGCGTCGCTAAAGAATACGTTTCAAGGAAAAAGAATTTTAAGGATATCATGTATCCTCATAAAATTGTTAAAGAACATACAGAAGAGACTGCAGGGTTCTTGATTTTCCAAGAGCAAATTGCCATACTGGCGCATAAGCTTGGAAAGAACATTTCTCTTGACGACGGTAACAAACTAAGAAAACTACTAACCAAGAAAGGAACGGGAGAAGTTTCAGAAGAGAAAGAAAAACTCCAACATAGATTTATTCTTGGATGCATGGAAAAGAAGATCGATCGCTCTACCGCAGAGAGGATGTGGCAGAATTTTGAATATTTTTCCGGCTATGGCTTCAACAAATCTCATGCAGTTTCTTATTCTATTCTATCTTACCAGTGTGCCTACTTATTAAATTATTTTCCAGAATGTTGGATGGCAGCTTTTCTTGATAAGGAACCTGAAACCCGCAAAGAAGCAGCTATAAGTCTCGCACGAAAGCATGGCTTCGATATTCAAGGGATAGATATCAACACTTCTACGGCTCAATGGGAACTTACAAAAGATGGGAAAACTCTCATTCAACCTTTTAGCTCTATTAAGGGGTTAGGAGACAAGGCAATTGAACAGATCATCAACAATAGACCGTTCACGACACCCGAGGAATTATTATTTAATGAAGATGTCGTATATTCTAAGTTGAACAAAAGGGCCTTGGACGCGTTGTGTCGCTCCGGCGCCCTTGACAGTATTATTGATGAAAGGTTTACTGGATGTAAGCATTTTTGGATGGCATGTATCCAAGACCGGCCTAAAAACCTCAAAAGACTTCGGGAAAATATAGATCTATATTCTCCAGAAAAGGACTTCACGCGTGAAGAAAAGATTGAATATGTATCTTCGCTGACAGGCCTTTTCCCATTTGAGTTGGTCATGACTGATAACATCCTTGAATCCATAGACAAGTGGAAAGTTCCACCCATCGCAAAATGGGATAAAAGATTGGGCGTCGCCTGGTTCATCCCAAGAGAGAAGATTAGTAAGAAGACTAAAAACGGTAAAACTTATTGGATCTTGAAGGTAATTGACGATACTTCTACTATGACAACAATTCGATGTTGGGGTGTCAAAGACCACGATAGGGGAATTGTACAATTAAACAGGCCGTACGCAGCTAAACTTGATCACAATGAGGATTGGGGATTTAGTACGAGATCGATTAGACATTCTTTTAAAATGTTGGGATAACATGGGAAGTTTAAAAAGAAAATTGGCACGCAAGGCCGCAAAGCGTCTTAACAAAAATATAAAAGAACAGATAACAATGTTCGGCAAATTAAGTGATGAGTGCTACGCTTGTGCCAAGGAATTTGATAAAAATTTAAAAGAACATGTTACAACTTGGAGTGTTGTTGTAAGAGAGAAAGAAAAAGTGGTAAGATTATACTGTCCCGAGTGTTGGGACAAAGCACGTAAAATTATTGAAGAGGTTAAAAATGATTTTAGAATACACAAAGAGAGAAGAAGCGAAGGCACCGACGAGGGCAAATCCTAGTGACGCGGGTTTGGACGTTTTCTACTGTCCAAAAGATCCCAAAGTCACAGTTTCCAAAATTAAGCCTGGTGAAAACCAGATGCTTGCAACGGGATTAAGTTTTGGTATACCCCATGGATACATGTTACAGGTTTGTAACAGATCTAGTATGGGTGTAAAGCGGTCCTTGGTGGTCGGAGCCCATATTATTGATAGTGGTTATGATGGTGAAGTTTTTATTGACCTTCACAATATTGGGGGCGAAGTACAGTTCGTCGAAGTCGACGCAAAGATTGCGCAATTAATTTTGGTACCAGTAGTCCATTTTCGAGCCAAACTAGTTGATGGTCACTTATATCGAGAGCCGATTACGATTTCCAATCGTGGCCCTGCTGCGCTGGGTAGTACAGATGCTCCTGGCTCTCACCCTCTGGGCCAAATATCAGGGTTTTAAGGAGAAGATATGTCAGATAAAAATGAAACAATGAAAATTCTTATTAGCCCATCTCAGCTGGAAGATAGGTGGGACGAAAGAGAAGAAGACTTAGAAACTCTTGTAAATTATAAGTTAGACTTAGTTGACCATCCTCCTCATTACAACCACGGAAAATATGAAACTATTGATGTGATTGAAGATTGGGGGTTAGATTTCCACTGTGGTAATGCTGTCAAATACATCTCCAGGCATAAGTACAAAGGGCAAGCAAAAAAAGATATTGCGAAGGCTATATGGTATTTACAAAGATACTTGGAGGAACTATAATGAAACAAGCCTATTCCTTTGATGATGTTTTGCTGGTACCTAAATACAGTAATATTAAAAGCAGAGCACAAATCAATATCAGCAATAATTTAGATTCCTTTTTGCGATTGGAGTTGCCAGTCATTTCCAGCCCAATGGACACAGTAACTGAAGGTGCGATGGCCACAGCCATGGCCGAATTCGGCGGCCTTGGAATAATTCATCGATATAATAGTATTGAAAAACAAACGGCAATGGTTAAAGAATGCGCCGCCGGCGGCTCTGCCTCAATCGCGGCAGCGATAGGTGCAACTGGCGACTACGAAGAAAGGGCCTGCGCTTTATATGATGCCGGCGCCAGGATCCTTTGTATTGACGTAGCACACGGACACCATTCTTTGGTAAAGAATGCTTTGTCTGTTCTTCGCGGCGTTTTAGGAAACAAAGTACATGTGATGGCTGGAAACGTTGCAACTCTAGAGGGCTTTGACACTTTAGCAGATTGGGGCGCCGACTCAATTCGTGTAGGGATAGGCGGGGGATCAATATGTTCCACGCGGTTAGTCACGGGCCACGGTATCCCAACTTTTCAAAGCATTTTAGAGTGTGCAAAAACCAGCCATGATGTGAAAATTATTGCCGATGGCGGGATAAGAACAACGGGCGATATGGTTAAGGCTTTTGCCGCCGGCGCAGACTTTGTCATGGTTGGTTCTCTTTTGGCCGGGACCAAAGAAACACCGGGCGAGGTGTTTTTTGGTAGTAAAAACAAGAAATATAAGGTATACAGGGGCATGGCCTCAGCTAATGCTCAAAATGCTTGGAGGGGAAAAACTTCCACACCAGAAGGAATTTCAACTACTATTCCGTTTAGAGGTGGCGTTAAGAAGATACTCCAAAGTGTTGCTGGTGGTTTACGTAGCGGCTTATCTTATTCTGGAGTATCTTCCATACCGGAACTTCAGATACGTCATGAATTTATCTTACAATCTTCAGCCGGCCAAGCGGAGAGCGCTACACACATCCTACGGGGAAATAAATGAGCGACAAGACTATACCTGATGTGAATGATAGAAAAAAAATTATGTTTTACGACACATCTGATAGGCAGGCTAGGTTAAAAATTAGATGTCGATATGATGGGATAAACCAATCACAATTCTTCCGATACATGTTAACTGGCTATCTGGAACAAAATCCTGATATAATTAAGTTTGTCGATAGATGTAAGGAGAGATTTGGCGGCCAAGGAATTCAGAAGAGAAGAAAGATTTCCAGAAATTATACTAAGATGGAGGAAACTAAAACAAAGTTTAACTTGAACGAAGGCGAGATTGAAAATATATTCGATGTCATTGAAGCAGATGGTAAAATATGAGAAAATGTCTAGAAATATGTCATCAATTAGATGTTGAATGCCCAGTGAAAGAATGCAGATACTGGATAGAATATTCTCAGGAAAGAAATTGTACATTGGAGAGCGTTAGAGTTAACGGGCCAATGACATTAAGACAGGCAGGAGATCGTCTGGGAATGAGTTTCGTCAGAGTAAAACAAATTCAGGATAAAACGCTAAAAAAAATAAGTCATTTGTTGGACAAAGAATCTATTTAAAGTGTATTAGTAAAAATACGCCCAAGGAGAACTTACAATGAAAAAGAAGCTTTTAAGTGAAAATGAAGTTCGTAAATTCATGAAATTTGCAAACTTACAACCCCTCACAGAAACTTTTATTGATCAATTAGAAGAAGATGATATGGTGACTGAGCAAGATGAGCCGGAATTCGCTGATCCCGGCATGGATGCAGCAGGCGCCACGGAAGAGCCACCCCCAGAAGCAGAGCCCGAGTTAGAGCCCGAGCTAGGCGACGAGTTAGGCGCCGAACCAGAAGGTGAGGAGGCCGGCGAAGAAGTGACTTGGCATCTCACTGCGGAAGAAGCTGAAATTGTAGCTCCTGTTTTAGAAGACCTCGCAGACCAAGTGCGTGAAGTAGCCGGCGGAGGAGAGGAAGCGCCTGATGAACTTGGAGAGCCTGAGGCAGAAGTAGGAGACCTTGGCCTCGACACTGAGCCAGAAGCCCCCGTAGAAGCTCCTCCGACCATGGCGCCGGACGAAGAAGACAAAGTAGTCGCCGAAGGGGTATTTAAACGCTTAGAAGAATCTGAATTGTATGTCTCATCTGGCCGTGCCAACGATCTAAGAAAAGTTGATATTATTAATGAAGTTGCCCGTCGGGTTGCAAAAAGACTGGTGAAAGCTCAGAAACCCCGCCGCAACAGAAAAAGAAGTACGAGAAGAAAATAAGTTAAAGAGAGTAATGACGTTAAAAGGCAGGGACTTCCCCTGCCTTTTTTTTTAAATATTGAAAAATAGGAGGTGAGCAATGAAATTTGCTTCAAATAATAAAGAAGAGGTTTCAGAAGATGCTAATGACTTAGTATCTAAGTTAAGTGTGGCACTCGACAAGCCAGAATTAAGAGTTACTGGAATATACGGGGATATTACAGAAGAAAAGTGTTCGGAAGCAATTTATGGCTTGCTAGCTCTAGAACAAACAGGGATTAGCAGCGTATCCGATGATTCAGAAGAATTAAAATTAATTATAGAACCAATCGATTTTTATGTTTCAACATATGGCGGCCAAGCTTCTGAAATGTTTGCAGTTTATGATATGATGCGGCTTATCAAAGGACAAATACCCATTAGGACTTACGGTATTGGCAAGGTAATGTCGGCCGGCGTGCTGTTACTCGCTGCCGGCACCGAAGGCGAACGGAGAATTGGCAAGAACTGTAGAGTCATGATTCATGGCGTTATTTCAGGTCAACATGGCCATATAGCAGACGTGGAGAACGAATTTTCAGAAGCCAAAATGACACAGAAACTCTATGTTGAGGCACTGGTTAAAGAAACAAACATGTCAGAGAAAGAAATTAGAAAAATGATGAATAAGAAAACAAATGTTTATATTGATGCAGAAAAAGCAGTTGAATTGGGAATTGCCGATATAGTTTTCTAATTATTTAGAGGTGCATACATGATCAAGCAAGAATTAGAATATATTAAAAAAAACTTTTTAAAACAAAACGTCGATTTAAATCTCATCTTTGAGATGATAGACCAAATCAAAGCTAGTGGCCTTCTAACAGAAGATGAACAAAGAGACATAACTCTTAAACTTCCAATTATCCGACTCTCAGAGAAGATGTGGGGCAAGGAAGGCACAGAAGATCGTGCTATTATTCAAAACTTACTTCAAAAGATTGTCGAAGGTGGTGGTACTCCAAGAGACAGAATAATCAGAGTTGCTAATTTTGTCACGACACCTCCGCAAACTACAGACATATCGGAGATCTTAACTCACGTTGTCTTATTGGATACATTAACCAATATTATGTTACATTTTAATGCTTCTGCGGCCGGCTTTACCTTTGAAGGCTTCTTGGCCGCTCTTGTCGGAGGACAACAAATCCCTGCAGGCTCCCAATCAGGTATCCAAGATATCATCGATAACGATAAGATTCCATTTAGTTTAAAGCTTTTGACAGAAGCAGGCTCAGCCTCTGTTGAAGGCAGCTACCGAGATTTGTGTGGCCACTTCATTGATCCTGGTGACCTCAAACAAGACCCAGAGAGCGAACAATATCTTGCAGGAGCAGGCGCCGAAGGCAAAATGACTTATCTTGTTGTTCTTAAGTCTTTTCAAGAAAAAGGAGCCGAAGCGGCATTGACTGGTGAAGAAGCAGCGACAATAAGATTTTATCAATTTGATTTTAATGCGAGGAATTTTTTAGATGCGATGAGATCGAATTCACACAACGCCAAACTATTATTGCTTCCCTCAGATTTACAGAATGATCCAAGTGATGATCCTGCATCGACTCATCTAGATTCAGGCGGGGAAGAGATGAATTCAGCGGATTTTATTCGAACGGTATTTGGCGATGACTATGACTTCCTTTACGCAGTCGACAAACAGAAGTTAGCGCGCATAGCTGATAAATACGATGTTGATTTTGCCAGAGCACTTTTTTCAAAAATGATAATTATTGACATAGAAGGAAGCAAGGGAAACAAAAAAGCTTTAGTATGGAAAGATACCGGGAAAACTTTTAATAGACCTCAACCTGGAACTCTACAGCAACTTCCATGGGAACCACCGAAAGGATCTGAACATCTTAAGAAGGTTGGGGCAATTCATCATGAAAAATACCTGGATATGAAAACTTCTATTAGAAAACTGGAAGAAGCGTTGGTAGAAAGCCCTGATAAATTTTGGGGGTTAATTGCTAAAACGTTAGGCTACGCCGGCGGAGTTTCAGGTATAACCCAATTTGATATTCATCGTGAATATTATGAAAGAAAAAGTTATAACGCGGATGGCATGGGATTTATTGGTCAAATTCCTGTTGGGAAGGCTGCAGTTACTAATCTAGCTCAGAACTATGTTGATGTCCTTAACCAACAAATTTTTGACCTCTTTGAAAAAGTTGAACTTTTGGCAAATCAGATCAATGCTTATTTTATTGGTGGGGACAAAACAAAAGGCCTCGCAGCCGCTGATACAGCACAAGAAATTTCAGCAGGTCAGAGAGAATATGTAAAGACTGCCGGCACCGAGCTTGCTCCAGATTCGGATGTAGTAGACTACGTCCCAGCTGACGAGGCCCCCGCTCCACGCGGCCGCCTAGGCGTTGGAAAGAAAACCCGGCCCATGGGCCTTGGCGGACAACTAGAATAATTAAAAATAAATTTAAAGTCCGCGTTGACTTAATTTATAATGTGATTATAGTATTTGTACAAAGGAGTACAATATGTCTAAGAAGTATGCTAGTGATGGTGAACTTCAGAGAAAAGTCTTTAATGGTGTCAACAAGTTAGCTGACAACGTGGCAACAACGTTGGGGCCAAAGGGCAGAAACGTCATACTTGCCAAGCTTGGAAGTAATCCAGTTGTTACCAAAGACGGAGTTACTGTGGCAAAATTCATGGAGCTTGAGGATCCTTTTGAGGACATAGCCTGCCAAATTTTAAAACAGGTGGCATCTGAAACAAATAATTTAGCTGGCGATGGAACAACAACTTCGACTGTACTAGCTAGAGATATCTTCAATAATGCACAAAAATACTTGGCAGCCGGCAGTTCTCCGGTCGAATTAAAGAGGGGAATGGATAAGGCATGTAAGGAGATTGTGGAGAATCTAACTAATCTAGCTCAACAAGTAACTTCACATGAAGATATTCAACATATTGCGACTATTTCTGCAAATGGAGACACTTCAATTGGTGAGCTAATAGCCACAGCGGTGAGTCAAGCTGGCCACGACGGTGCAATAACGATTGAGGAGGCAAAGTCAATGGAAACTCGACTTGATGTTGTCGAGGGGTTCCGTTTTGATTCTGGCTACTTTGCACAGGCGTTCGTTACGGACGAACGTAGAAACGTAGTGGAATACGAAGATGTAATCTTGTTAGTTACTGATCATAAAATCAGCGCTGTACAAGATATGCTTCCTGTGCTCGAACTAGCAGCTAGAGAGGCTAAACCTTTTATTATTGTGGCTGAAGAAATTGAAGGTCAAGCTCTTGCAGCTTTAATCATGAACGCTGTGAGAGGAACCATGAGAGTTGCTGCGATTAAGGCTCCTCGTTATGGGACAGAAAGACGTAAGATTATGGAGGATTTGTGCCTTTCAGTCGGCGCGACTTTTGTTACTAGAGAATCAGGTAAAAAGTTATCAGACGTTAAATTAGTTGACTTTGGAACCTGTAAGAAAATTGAGATACTGAAAAATCTTACCACGATTGTTGACGGCAATGCTGATTGGGAAAAAATAGATAATCGAATCGATTCTTTGAAGTCTGAAATCAAACAAACAGAAGGTATTGAAGAATGTCGGCAACTACAGGAAAGAATCACGCGATTGGTTAGCGGGGTATCAATCATCCACGTTGGTGCTCCATCTGAAGTTGAGATGATAGAAAAAAAACATAGAATTGAAGATGCTTTAGGCGCGGTTAAAGCGGCCCAAGAAGAGGGAATAGTCCCCGGCGGCGGCGTGGCTTTGATCCGTTGTAAAGCATTTGAAATAGATAGTGAAAACGAGGATCAAAGTTTAGGAGCTGAAATTTTAAGAAAATCTTTAGAGGCACCGTTACGACAAATGGCTCGCAACGCTTGCGCCTCGGAAGACATGATTGCAAATCTTGTGGAGAATGAAGTACATTCACATGGTTACGACTTTAACACAGAAAAGATAGTAGACATGATGGAGGAGGGGATAGTCGATCCAGCAAAAGTTACGAAAGTAGCACTACAAAATGCCGTCTCGGTGGTGTCTACCTTACTTACAACGAGCAATGCTATAATAGAGGAGAAGAAATGAAAGTAAAAATTGCTTATACCACAGAATATCATACTGTGCCAGACTTGGTTAACTCAATTTTAAACGATTGCAGAGGCAGGTTCCGAACATTCTCAAAAATGAATTTAAATCCACGCAATTTAACACAGCTAACTAAAGAGGTAAGGGGGATTAGGGAAGACCTAGATCTAATAGATTCTCAGCTAGAAGACAGCTTGAACATGATGATAGGATATCACAATGTTCAAGAAGAGGAAGGTAAAGATGTTGAATATTCTTTGGAAGATTTGGAAACGGAGATAAAGAATGAAGAAGGGTGAATTAGTCTATGCTCCTGCGGAGGTTATGTTGTGCAAATTTGAAAAAGACTCATCTGGCTTTGAAAATTCCACAATCAATTCTTATCTTAAATTAAAGAAACCAGTTCATTTGTTAATTACAAAAGAGCAACTACATCTGTATGAAGTATTATATGAGAACGACACATGGTATGTAAAAAAGAATGAAGTTTATGAGGTAAAATATGAATAGTTACATTGAGTTGACAGAAATATACACTAAAAGTTCGGAGTATAGCTCTGCAGTTAAAGCTGTTGTTTCCGAGCATGGATTACGTAAAATATATATAAACACAAATCATATTGTCTATTTACAAGAAGATATGGCTTTGAAAGAACTGGCACATAAAAATCAGTTAATTGCGGGTTTAGATAACCCACTGACGCGTTTTTCTAGTGTTTATTTGACAGCTACTGCCAATTGTTATAAGAAGATAGATGTTGTCGGTGCCCCAACTATCATTATAGAAAAAGCTATTGAGGCTGGAAATGCAGCGTAAATTTATTGTATTGGTTATTGACGGGTGCACTTTTTGTGAAGATGCTATTAAGTTGCTTGAAGAAAAAGGACATGACCATAAAATAACTAAATTTGAAGAAGACCAAGAGTATATTTTACTCGATATTAAAGAACAGTACAACTGGAAAACGGTACCAATGACTTTTGTGAGGACCGAAGAAGCTACCACTTTTATTGGCGGATATACTGATCTAGTCCAATTTCTTGAAGAGGAAGATGGAACAGAATAAAATACATTCTCTGTCGTTAAATTATATCCTGGAATTGATTATTCAAGCTGAAGAGGCTCTGCATGGCGCCCGAGAGCTTCTCGTTCACTTATCTGAAAAGGATGCTTATAAGAAAAATGAATATGTTTATTCTTTAGCATGTGAACTTGTTTGGCTAAATTACTCGACATTAACTTTGATAAATCGTGAACTAGAAACAGCAACATTACTTTCAGATACAGAAAAAGATGGAAAAGAAATAGAGCTAGTGATCACGAAGGAAACTTTGCAAATTTTACAATCAATGTTGGTTAGCAACTACTATGCTAATAATGAACTAGGTAGAACACCTTATTCTGTAGCTTTTCATTAAAAAAAATATTTTTTCTCTTGATTACTTCTAGACGGTGTTTATTATATAAACAGCTACGATTTTGCTGGTAAGGAAATCATGGCGTAACTTGCTTAATAAGGAGAAATTATTATGAACACTACAGAACTAACACTTGCTGATTTTCGCCCGAGCCTACTAGGTCGCGGCGTTTTTGATGACATCCTTGATTCAATGCTGGACTTCCCAGCGTTGATGGACCGAACAACACGAGGATATCCTGTTGCAGATATTTATCATGAAAATGGTGAAACCGTGATGGAATTTGCCCTGGCAGGCTTTTCTAAGGAGGATCTTTTGATCGAGATCAAGCCGGAGAAGAATAGTATTACAGTCAGTGCCAACACTGCCGAAGACACGGTCGACCCTCTCGCTACCGGTACGGACCCTCTCAGAGAGACGTATCGCGCCCTCCGCCTCCATCGACGTCGCGTCGCAAGGCGAAACTTTTCTAAGACGTATGTGGATTACGACAATAATTTGGACCTTAATGCGGCCTCGGCGGAATTTGAGAATGGTTTACTGAGACTCGTCGTACCGGTGAAGCAAGAAGCTAAGCCTCTGGAAATTAAAATCAAGTAACAAATATTTTTTTAATAAAAAGAACTTTTTAGAATATTCTAACATATTTAAAATAGATGAATGCGTTAACTCTCGCATATCATGTATGTTTTACTGTATCTAGAGGTTTAACTAGGATGACAATTGCTAAAAAGGCAGCGTATACAACTGGTTTGTTCGCTGTCTTTTTTTGTTTCTATTTTGCAGTTCAATTCTTTATGAGTCAAAGTCAATTTGACTTGATCTTGGACCTTGATAAGGCAATCCCCTTTATACCAGAATTTGTATGGGTTTACCATTCCTTGTACTTTCAAATTTTTTTGGTTATGGTATTCCTTGTAAAGGAAGAACATTTATTTTTTAAAACGTTTTGGGCGTGTATATTTTCAAGCGTTTTATTACTTGTTTTTTATTTGTTGTTACCTTCATTTTATCCTAGGCTCGAAATCGATCTTGCTAGTATATCGGCTCAAGTAGTTGACTTTACCAGAACACTGGATGGCGCTAACAATACTTTTCCCTCAGGTCACGTTGTATTTTCATGGCTAATGTTTATAACCATGTTAAAAAGCAAGTTGACAGAAGGAAGATTGGGTCTTATCTTTTTGTTCATGCTGTGGGCATCTGGAATCTCCTTGTCAACTCTGGTTATAAAACAACATTATATAGTGGATGTTGTTTCGGGATGCTTTTTAGCTTTCATAGTTTATTATTTTATTGAACGTTTTAATGTTTCTCTAGCTTTGTCACATCTATTTATTAAGAAAGGAGGTGGCTGCAGCGAAAGTTAAACGTCGCTTTTAAAAAGAGGCAGGACCCTGTTAATGAAGTTCGTCCAAGATAAAAAAACGCTTACAAAAAAATGTAAACGATGTAAGGGCGCCGAGGGCCATTTTATCGGAAGAAAGCTTTTGGATATTTTGGCCGACGTTAAAGAGGGAGTCGGCCTAGCTGCAAATCAGGTGGGCATCAATGCCGCTGTTTGCGTTATAAAAGTGACGGAGCCAATTATTTTGATAAATCCAGAGATAGTCGGAAAATTTAAAAAAAGCTTTTATCAGGAATCTTGTCTTTCTTTTCCTGGTGATTATGTTATAACTGAACGATGGATGGACATCGTTGTAAAAACAGATAATCATAAAAATCATTTGTTTTTTTCATTCGACAAAAACGCACTGGAGTGTGTGTGTGTTCAACATGAAGTTGACCACCTGAATGGTATAACAATGTTTGATCGATCTGTAAAAAAGGAGTTGTTTAATGTCTAGTATTTATGGTAAAACCAGGGATAGGTTGCCTAGCAGCAAAAAGAAAACTGCGCAGGGAACTGGCAAATACACAAAAAGATCACATTCTGGAGGTGAGACCTTCCACGCCGGCGCCCGCGCTGGTTCACCGCCAACGAAGGCTCATTGCCGAAAAAAGCCCCGCAGGGGCCAGGGACGATGACAGAGCAGTTGGAAAGACCTTGGCTAGAAATACCTGCGCCAGATTATACCTTTCCTTACGGCCCAGAAGATTATAACCCAAAAACAAAAAAAGACGATTCAAAACTTGATAATCCTCTTGACGAGGAAAAAAGAGTTATTATAATTGATTTGTAGGAGAAAAGCATGAGAATATACGTTCCTGATAAGAAGGAGGGCGTAATTAACGAAGTGCTCAAAGATCTTTATCTGCTTAAAAAGGCAATTGACTATGGCTCTGGCACTGCTGACAGCAGAATTGCCATGGCTGACAACATTAGAGACAAGTTAAAAGTATTGCTAACTGAAGTAGAAAAACATCCTGAAGGATAATAGAGTTAAATAATTTTTTACTTTTTTAAAATAGTAAGTATATTTATGTTTCATGATTTCAAAGGAGTATATTATGAAAATCACATTTGCAATGATTTTGTTAATGATTACAGCCATTCAAGGCTGTACTACGGATGATCTAACAGCGTTGGAACAAGTGAACAACGATGTTGTTGTCGGCGATATTTTAGTTGAAGAGTTAAACGAAGACGCAAATGAAGTTGTCGACGTTAGTTCTGATCTAGAGGTATCTCTTGACGCAGCTGACGTCGTTCCTACTGTTGAAGTAGACGTAGAAAACTAAAGCTTTTCTTAAGTTTTGTGCGCCTTCGGGCGCTTTTTTTTGGCCTTGTGGTGGAATTGGCATACACATCAGACTTAAAATCTGACGCCCGATACGGGTTTGCGGGTTCGAGTCCCGCCGAGGCTACCAGAATACTATATAAGGAGTAAAATTATGGATAATATGCATCATTTAGACAGCGAGAAGCTGTTCACAAGGATTATGATTGGATTGGTTATCGGTACTGTAGTTTTTGTAGCATTTGGGCTATAATTTTATGCACCCGTAGCTCAGTGGATTAGAGCAACGGACTTCTAATCCGTAGGTCGCAGGTTCGAGTCCTGCCGGGTGTGCTAACAATAGGGTGCGCACGTGCGCGATTTTTGGTTGATATGGTGTATTGCTCTTGGTATCTGGTATTTGTCAATACTGGCATACGTTGTGCACGTGCGCAAACACCTCAAACTCGTGAGCAACGATCAATTTTTGAAGGAAATAAACGAAAAAAAGTGGTGTCTTTATGTTTTACAATGTAACGATGGTAGCTACTATACTGGTATAACGACTGACGTCGTTCGTCGGCTCAACGAGCACAACACATCTTCGAAGGGCGCGAAATATACGAAGCCGCGACGACCAGCTAGATTGGTTTATTGGGTGGATTATGAAGATCGATCCACGGCGCAAAAGGCTGAGTATAAATTTAAACAGCTAACACGAAAACAAAAAGAGAAGATTATACATGAAGCTAGTTAGAGATAATATTCCTGGCATCATTAACAGAAGTGGCAAAACATGCGAATATCATTTTGCTGACCACAATGAGTACCTGGCTAGCCTGTATGAAAAGATGCGCGAGGAACTTGATGAATTTATTGACGACCCTTCCTATGAAGAAGCAGCGGATATGTACGAGGTTTTACGCGCAATTTGTGATTTACATTCTCTCACCATGGTGGGGGTGGAGTCTGTTGCATTAGAAAAGCGTCATGAACGCGGCGCGTTTTATGATAGGATCATATTGGAGAAGGTTGATGAAAAATAAACTTTTGGTTTTGTTATGCGCAGCAATTTTTTGCTCATGTACCCGTGTGTATGTGGATACAAAGCCAAATATTCCATTTGATTCTTTTGTGCAAATTAAAGTAAAACGCTATAAAGCAAACTGTATTACTTGCGTATTAGAAACTGGTTTTGGCTCTGGAACTGTTGTGGGCCCAAACAAAGTTTTAACTGCTGGGCACATATGTGCTGGAGTTCGCGCGATGGTTGATAACGCAGCGCAATCTGAGGTTCTTGATAAGGTGCTTGTAACTATTCATGATGACAACGAAAATACATATGCCGCAATTGAATTGAACATTCACCCCTCAAGCGATATTTGTCTGATGAAAACTGATCGATCTCTGCTGGCTGACCCGATACCAATCGCGTTTGGAAACCCCTCGCGTGGCAAAGTGGTGTGGAGCATGATGGCTCCCGATGGTGTGTCCGGCCCGGGCCTAACCCCTGTTGTTTCTGGACATTTCGCCGGCGGTGATAGCCTGACATCTGTTTTTACCATCCCCGCATATCCAGGCTCATCCGGTGCACCGATTCTTAACATCTCTGGTGAAATCATTGGTCTTGTTTCACAAATCAACAAAAGCTTTCATCATATTGTTGTTTCGCCTTCTCGTAAGTCTTTACAAAGTTTTGTTGTTTCCTCTGACTGACGTGTCACTATGTTTTAATGAAAGTAGGAGATTTAGTCAAACTCAATGTTCATTCAACTTTTACCACTGGTAACGTCGATATTAATGGCATTCCTTTTGAGACTATAGGCATAATCATACAAGAAAAAGGCGATGTATGCAGTGTTCTCTTTCCGCCCCTCGCCGATGAGATTAGAAGTTTTATGAAACAAGATTTAGTAATTGTGAGTGAGAACTAATGAAAGATTTTAATCCCGCCCTTAGGTTTTTTTTATTTGATGTGGTCCTGATTGTTATTATGGTATTGATATATCATATGTGTTACTAGAATGAAAGGCAATCAACAAATATATTCCAAATACAAAGCTGAGAGAATCAAGGGTTATAAGAAACTCATCGATGCTCAGGAGAAAAACTACACTCCGCCTAAACAAATTGCAAAGAACATTATCGAAGCTATGAAGGCGCAAGATCACAAAGTTAGTTTGGAACAAGTGTTGGCTTACATGAAGGCGTCTTACGCTGTGTTTGACAGAGACTTTTACGAACGCAATAGATAAAATGTTAACAAACTAACGATTTCTTGGTACTATTTATTATTGATGTATTTACCACTAACAGGATACAGCAGAGATTATAAAAGAGGTACCAAAATGAAAGTTGGTTCAATTTCATCACAGATGGTGAGGCCAATGCAGCCGAGCCAGTCTGTGCAAACACAGAATCAGAGTGTTAACAATCAGGATGATAGCCAAAAGTCTCAAAATAGCGCAGCCAGCGTTACGAGTGAGAAATTCAACAGTCATCATTCTAAATGTAACATGAGCACAGAAGATTTTTTGAGTTTACATAATTCAGGCGCCGAACAAATGGTCGAAGGGATCAAAGACATAATGGCACTTAAAGTCTTGGAGAAGACTTTAGAAGCTATCAACAAGATCGTCTCCGATTGACCAATGAAAATTGGAGATTTGGTCACAGATAAAACAAAGCCTGGCTCACGGGGCATTATTGTTGAAGTCAGATCGTTGACCAATAAAAAATCTAAGAACATCTATACAACTTATTTGGTACATTGGTTTGACACAGGATTCAAATCAACACACGGCCCAAGTCAACTGGCTTTAATAGTTTAGCTGTCATTATAAGCGTAGACAACTATTTATTGTTATGAAGATGCAACTTTTGTTTGAAGGCTGGCGAGAATATTTGTCTGAGGCTGATTATAGCCAAGAGCTAGCCGACGCTCATGATGACGGAGATGTCGACATGTTCGACGAGTGGATGGTTTGGGCCCGTCCAGCGATCCAGCGCATTATCGGCATGCTCGCCAAGCGCACCCAGACTGCGCAGGTCGACGAGATCTATTCTCCGACACTTGATTCTTTTCCGAGTTTTCTTTATGATCCGTCAGAAGAAATTAAAGAAGCTCTTCACGATGAACTTCTGTTCGGCAAGAGCAAACTTCCAGAGTCTCTACATAGCAAAATACATGCCGCGTGGCACGACGCGCCGCCGGATTCCGCCAACGAAGCAGCAATGAATGTTTTGGGATCAATAGAAGAACAAATCATAAAAGAAATAGCAGACTTTGGCAAAGCGTTAGAAAAAATATGGGATGATCCAGAAGGCGCGCAATTCAAAGAGAAACTAGTTAAACGCACCATCGAAGACTGGCGCGCAGCCAAAGCTTTAGCGGAGTCAATCGTATGAAGATGCAAAAGCTTTTCGCGAATTGGAGAAACTTCAGGAAGGATGCTCTTTTGGAGATGGCTTCCTACGAACGCGCTGAATATATCGAGAACGCAACGGATCATTTGAGCCCTGAAGAAGTGCCTTTCAACGACATCTTCAAAGGTAAATGGCGAACTATCGTCCCCCTTGGCAAATCAATAACGAAAGGCACAAAAATTGAAAAGATTATAACTTGGCTTGGACAACAAGGCTATGAAGTAGATTTCAAAACTGGCCTGGCGTCAAAAGGCTTCATGAGTTACACAGGTGATCCCAGCAAACCTGGAACGGAACAGGTTATGCGTGTCAAGCACCAGAAGATTGGTAAAGTTTTGCAGCGCGCCGCTAGCATGAATAAGAAGATAAGAGAGCTAGCTGATAAAAGAGGTACATTTGCTAACGAATGGTACAGAGAACGCGGCAGCACGGCGATGGAGCCGGATGTGGCCAAAGAATATGAAGTGCTACAGAATGCAGAGAACAAAGCTAAAGACGATTACGAGAAACACTTTAGACACCAGGCTTATGGTAATTACCTAGAAGAGTGGGTAGAGTTTTGGAATAAAGAGTCAAGGTATTATCGCGAAAATCCTGACAAAATGATGACAGACTATTCAATTATTATTACACGCCGTCCAATGGACATCCTGCGTATGTCAGATTTTGACCTCATCGAGTCATGTCATTCTCTCGAAGGCGCTCGCCGCGAAGGCGGAGAGTTTGAATATTGCGCCCTGAAATCAGCAAAGGAAGGTGAAATCCTGGCTTTTATTGTTGAGACGCAAGATCTGCAAGAAGTTGACGACCTTCAAGAGGACGAGATTTTTGAAGACGATGAAAGGAGCGTGCCTGGTATTGAGCCCGTTGGTCGCGTCCGAGTCCGCAGATTCAAGAAGAAGTACCAAAGTTTTTCTGGCAATCAGTATGATTTAGCAGTTCCAGAACGGAGCACCTATGGCACTGATATACCTGGTTTCTACGAGAAAGTAAGAGAGTGGGCTTTGGAGACCCAGAAAGATAAATGGGAAGAAGCCATTGGTGAAGATGGTAAGATCAGCGCAGATTATTTACGTGATTTTGTTATGAAAGGTGGCCACTATAGGGATACCCAACCTCGTGATATGTTTGGTAGGCTTTTTGCGGAATATGATGGCAAAGAATCTTTCCAATGGGCGTCTGGTGGAGATTGGGAAGGCGACGAGTCTGAAGAGATAGAGCAGGTTCGTGGAAATCAACGACCACAAGAATTGATCGAAATGGCAGAAGATTATGAATATCGCTGCGATTACACTGAAAGGAATCTCAGCCTAGACCATTCCCACGTCAGCTACCAGATTGTAAATCGAGAGTGGGAAGAGTGGGACAATGACACCGATCCTTACGAGGGCGAAGAGAACGAACCACAGGTCAGAATGGATGGTAGCATGACTCTAGAAGTTGATTTGGACGGTCCCGACGCAGATGAGTTTCCGATGAACTGGTCAGACAAGCATGCCATCGCAAGAGACGTCATGGGCAACATGAACTTCAGCAATGAAATTGCTGACTATGACATACAAGAAAATAGTGTTGGTGAAGTAGAATTCAGAGTTGAGTTTGAAATAGGATATATCGATCCAAGTCCTACTGGGTTTGAAGAGTTTTGTAACGGAGTGCGGAACGACGATGAAGAATATGAAAAACATGTTGCTGCTTTCCGTGCTAAACTAGTCGAACTAGGGTTTGCAAAGCCATCGAGAATAGATAAGTTACGCGCTCAAATTGAATCAAAAGAAATAGAGTTTGATAATTTTGAGATTACCTATGACAACGAGGGTGGCTATAATTTAACATACCCGATGGAAGACGAAGTTTTTCTCATTGGCCCAACGACAGGAGATATACGTGGTGTGCTAGGTGTTACATATGGTGACACTCGCGATTTGAGAGGAGTGGGCAATAGTTTTTATTCCCCGAAGTTTAAGACTGACGTGCTGAATCAACTAACGAAATATTTTGTTCGCGCCGCACAGGAAACAAACAAACAACTTCAAATGGACTTGAGAGAAGGGGAAGAAGGGAGGATTCACGCGAATTATCCTGCTGTAAAACCTGAAGAAATCCGAGAGTATATCGCTGATGGTTTTGTGCTCGGACTTGAGCGATTGCGCTACACATCTGCAATAGTTGGCAATAATCAAGAACGCGAGATGAAGGTAGGCGAGCCCAGAAAAGCCAGGGTCACTGTCCTACGTTTTGTGCTCGAAGACGATGCACCAGAAGGTTTCCCCGACGATCAGGCAGACGAACTTATGTTGGCAGCAGTTAAGTTTGTGCAGTATTTAGATAAAGATATTGAACAGTTACGTCACGCCATAAATGGCGTGTTACAGACCGCAGATCAGAAAGTCTCAGGTCAAATCGTTGCCGCCGACGAAGAACTAGCTAATATGTTTGAGCAACTTAAGGTTATGCACGCTACAGTTTTGGCCGAGATTGATAGACTACGGGAACAATCACAATCAGACCGCCCCGCTCGATCCGCTCAAGACATGCAGAAGTGGGAAGACGTAAGACACCTCATTGACGATTTAATCATCGATATTGCTGCATCGAAAAAACCACAAACTATATTAAGATATATTAGTGACTTCCGGTTTACATATCAAACACGATTTAAGGCCATCAAGGACAAGGTTAATCAGATAGAGACAGTGGAAGAGTTGAGCCAGTTGTTTGAGGAGACAAAGCTTGAGCAGATCATCCGAGAAGAAATCGAAGCAGTTTTATACGGATAGTTTTTTACTCGCTCGCTCACGTACCTATAGTTCTAGCATGGCCCCGTAGTTCAACGGTTAGAACGCCGGCCTTTCAAGCCAGTAATAGGGGTTCGATTCCCCTCGGGGCTACGCTTTACATATAGGAGAGCAAGCGATGAAAAAGAAGTGGATTACAGTGCGGTTAGACGCATCAGAGATTGAAGATATCGACGCAGCAAGGAACAAACTCATTGAGTCTGTTGGGATTAACATCTCAAGGAGTGCATTTCTGCGAGGGATTATAATGAAGAGTTTGGAGCGAGAAACTACGCGTATGTCCGTTAACGCAGCGCTAGGTGGCGGACGTTAATGTATACACTTAAAGTAGGCGATCTCCTCGAATATGATGGCCGGGTCGCGGTGGTGACGAAGGTGAGGTCTACGTCTTTTCGATATTTCATTTGTAGCAATCCTAACGATTCCGGTGCTTTCTTCGATCTTAAGAAAGAAGACGTGTACAAGCACGTCGACACCGGCGCATGCGCGCATCATTTGGTTGGTGACACAACCAAGTATCGAAGAAAAAGATCTTTACCGACCTAGACTAGTTACTATAGTTAAAGCAAGACATCAACCGGGAGGAAAACGATGGCTTACCTGACCGACGAAAATGGAAACTGGAA